TTGTTATGTTAAACTCTATTCAGAAAGAACAAAAATCAAATGTTCTGACTTCACAAGATATTGCCTGGCAAGAGGCAAGACGCCAACGCAAAGTAAAGCGTTTGGATTTTGAGGTTCGCTGAACCTCTAATATTGGAAGATTGGCCGAGTGGTTGATGGCGATAGTCTTGAAAACTATTAACGTTAATAGCGTTCCAGGGTTCGAATCCCTGATCTTCCTTTAAGAAAAATTACAAATTTAATAATTCCTTCAACAGTGTTACTGAATGAACACAAAAGTTGACTTTGAAAGGTTAGTGATTAGTATATAGTAGTATACTAAGATAAAGACCTATGGATCAGCACACCTACCTTAACTGGGTGAAGATCAAGGAGACCTTTGAAGAGTCTGGTAATACAGACAATATGTTTTACAAAAGATCAGTTGAAATTGTGAAAACCCGAAGAGATCCTCTCGCAAAATTTCTTGGAGATGAGAAATGATGGAACCTTTCGATGATGATTATGTAACTCGCACAGAAGTGCAGGAGATGATCGATGCAGCAATACGACGACACAACCGTAATGCTTCTATCATTAGTATGTGCGTCGGTTGGGTGGTTCTTGCTTTATTTGCTGAGGGACTGCTGAGGTTAGTTGGAGTAATTCCCCCATTACTACCATGGCTCAAAATCACTCTGAACTAATTTTTTTGGTTCCGTGGTTTGTTCTTTTAGTTATTTCTATATCAATGTTTGTGCAGGGATGGATGATTATGAATGCTCATCATGGGTATTCAAAAAGTCCAAAAGTCAAACACCCAGAATTAAACGACGTTAAGGCAGGAGATCCTTTACTGGTGATTAGATTTACAGAAGAAGATTTACAAGAACTACACCAAAGAATTCTTCAACAAAAAATGGATGAACTCTTTGAAGAACCATCTACTTACGAGGATGAAGAGGATGACTAAAACGCTTTTAACTTTAACGCTCATTTACGGTTCAACCATGGCAATTTGGATTGTCTGGGGATTAAATAGCGCATATCCACAATAGGAGTTAATGGATGAAGATTTTTCTAGATACTGCTGATGTTTCACTAATTGCACCAGCATATGAAACGGGAATACTAGATGGTGTCACTACAAATCCATCACTTATTCTCAAAAGCGGAAGACAACTTCTAGACGTTATCGCAGAGATTTCAAGTGAATTTAAAAACTTGGAAAGTATCTCCGCAGAAGTTGTAGCAGATACATCTGAAGAAATGCTTTCGCAAGCAGAAAAGTATTACACGATTGCACCTGTAGTTACGATTAAAGTTCCTTGTACAGTGGAGGGACTTAAAGCATGTAAGTTTCTTACTGATAATGGAATACAAGTCAATGTAACTTTGGTGTTTTCAGTTTCCCAAGCAATATTAGCATCTAAGGCAGGTGCAACATTCATTTCACCTTTTGTAGGTCGTTGGATGGATAATTCAATTGATGGTATTGAGTTAATCAAAAATATCCGTAAGGCATTTGATTACTCTGGAACAAAAACCCAAATCCTTGCTGCATCTCTTCGTGATGTAAGACAAGTTGAGCAATCTGCATTAAACGGTGCTGATGTAGTTACCATTCCACCAATTGTATTCTGGGGAATGTATAAGAATATTATGACTGATAAAGGATTGGAATTATTTCAAAAAGATTGGGAAGAAGTTCTTAAAAAATGAAAAAAGAACATGAATGTTGGAACTTTGTGATGTCTTCTTTTGCAAGAATTTATGGAGTACCAAAAATGAAAAGTGATGAAAGAATTCATGCATTCGCATTAGAATGGTGCGATGAAAATAATTATACTTGTGATATTCATTTAGATGATTTGAGAAAAGTTGATGCTTATTTTAAACAACAATACGAAAATTGGGAGGGTTAGATGAAAATAGGACTGATTGGACTGGGACGTATGGGAGAAGGTATGTCCCGTCGTATGATGAAAGCGGGTATTGAAGTTTGGGGGTATAGAAGAAATTATGAAAAAGCAAACGAAACTTTTGAAAATGGATTTGTTAATGGAATTGCAACTAATATTGAAAGCCTTGTTAAAGTAGTTAAACAAAACAATAAAGGTGGATCACAACCAGGCATATTCCAAATGGTTGTCCCTGCCGAAACAGTAGAGGAAACAATCAATGAGTTACTACGATATTGTAGTGAAGGAGATATTATTATTGATCATGGCAATAGCAATTTTAAAGACAGTAGGAAAAGAGCAGAACGCTTGGCAAAACTGGGTATCCAATATATTGATTGTGGTACTAGCGGTGGTGTTTATGGTTTGGATCGTGGATACTGTCTTATGGTTGGTGGCGGAAATACTGCGGTCGCCACTTGTTCGCGCATTTTTGATGCCCTTGCCCCAGGAATCAATGCTGCCCCAAGGACTCAATTTGACTCGGACATAACTTCTGCAGAGTATGGATGGTTGCATTGTGGTGGTCCAGGTGCTGGACACTTTGTGAAGATGGTGCATAACGGCATTGAATATGGAATGATGCAAGCATATGCTGAAGGATTTAATATCTTAAAGAATGCAAATAATGGAGCACAATATGTCAGAGAAGGAGATGCTGAGGTCGCTCCAATGGCAGATCCAGAAAGTTATTGCTATGATATTGACGTTGCTGAGGTGGCTGAGTTATGGCGTCGCGGTAGTGTGGTTGGCAGTTGGTTACTCGATCTTACTGCTGATGTGTTACGCAGGGATGGTAGCCTTAAACAGTTCTCTGGTGGAGTTTCCGATAGCGGTGAGGGTCGTTGGACTGTTTCTGCCGCTGTGGACCTGGGGGTTCCCGCTCCTGTCATTACTACTGCCCTTTTTGAAAGATTTAATTCACGCAATCTCGGATCATTCGGAGCAAAAATCCTGAACGGAATGCGATACATGTTTGGAGGTCATCATGTTAGGTAAAGCACTATTATTCGTTGCTATTCCATTTGTGTTATCTACACTTTACTTTGGAACACGAGGAGGATACTATGACTCCAAAGACTATAAGGGAAATGGAACCGCACATTAGGCAGAGATATTGATTTGCAATGTCTGCCTTTTCAAGAATGCTTGGAGTAAAGACTGCTGCTAATGATATACATATTAAACAGTTCTGTATTGAATGGTCACATTGGGATGTTCAATCTCCTTTACAGGGACTTGACGAAGCGGACCAATACATGTATTATGAATACAAGAACTGGAGAGGAAGATGATTTTCCACTTGGTTGAAACACTAGCAGCAAGTCCTTTTTTTCTTTTTCTATGTGGATGTGGGTTGACAATCGTACCATTTGCTGGTATTATGTACATACATAAAAGCAAATAACGGGGTGTAGCGCAGTTTGGTAGCGCGGTTGCTTTGGGAGCAATAGGTCGCAGGTTCGAATCCTGTCACCCCGATTAAAATTATTTTTACATCATAAAATGGCGGAACATCTTATTGCACAACCTTATTTTCTTTATTCTGAAGTAATTCCTTCTGATCTTGTTGATTTGATTCTTAAAGAAGTAAATGAAATTCCTTCGAATGAATATTGTTTAGGTGAAGTTCAATCCTCTTCGGATCATCATGAGTATGAAATTTCAGAAAAAACTAGAAATTCAAAAATTTCTTGGTGGAATGAAGAACATTGGACTGCGTTAATATTTTCTCATTATTTTAATAAATCTAACAGAGAAAATTGGGAATATGATTTAGATCATCTTGATGACATACAAGTTAGTACATATAATGAAGGAGATCACTATACGTGGCATTGTGATTATGGAACTTCAACAGATGATAGATACACAAGAAAAATAAGTGCATCTTTACTTGTTACAGATCCTTCTGAATATGAAGGTGGTGACTTAGAATTAATTGACTATCACAATAATTTAATTGTTGCTCCAAAACAAAAGGGAACAATTGTTGTCTTTGATTCTAGAGTTCCTCATAGAGTTACTCCAGTTACAAAAGGAAAACGAATATCGATAGTATCGTGGATGTTAGGTCCTAAATTAAGATAAATTTATTAAACTTTAAATCAAATTTATGAAAAACCAAAATTCAGAAACTGAAGAATTATCAAATATTCCAAAGTTTACAGTTGAAGAATTTCAAGAAAATTTTGACAATTTAATGAATAGGGTTGAAAACGGTGAATCAATTATAATTACAAGTGATCATGGAAATGCAGTTATGGTTCCATATAAAGAAGTAATTGAAATATTTAAAGAATCAGGTATAGATGAAGAACTAATACGAATACACACAGACCACGAAGAAGGTTCTTGACAAAGCGTTCCAGATCCGCTATTATAGATCTGGATTCAAGGGAGTATAGCTTAATGGTTAGAGCGGGCTCCTTATAAGGGCTTAGTCTGGGTTCAACTCCCAGTATTCCCATCGCTCCTTTAGCAATCTGGTGAATGCAGCGAACTCATAATTCGCCTGAGGCGTGTTCGATCCACGCAAGGAGCACTTGACAGATTGCCTGTCAAACCTTTATAATAACAAGGTCAACATTCAAAACAATGACTCTCACAACAAAATTCAAGAAAGATGTTCAAACCCTTCGTGGTGCAGCAAATGGCGATTTCTACCTTGATGTAAAGAATCCGAAACTCTACAAAAAGGTTCGTCGTTTCTACGAAAACGAAGGTGTAGTGTTCTCTGGTGATCCTCTGGATGATTATGAGATGCTTATGGAATATGTTCTTGCTGATCTTGAATCCGTTGAGGTTGCATGACAACACGACTTCCTAAAGTACTTTTGGAACGTGAAGGATACCGCTTTGTAGAAGTTGGTATTATTGAGTTAAACGGTAAACCTGATTACCGTCTCCAAAAACAAAATGAATACACAAAACGCTGGAATGACATTTATCTTTTTGATAATGTTCTACAATGTTCTACTGCAATGGAGGATATTGAATATGCGAAATGGTTAGATCCAGATCGTGTTCCATGTTATGTAAAAGATGATGATTAAATAGACACGGATGGTCTATAACAGCACTGGTCGGGAGCAAACCCCTTTATGTCAAAAACAAGTATCTTAAGATACATTGGAAACTCTCTCCTTATCGTTGGTTATCAAATCATGTTATGGGGAGATTTCAAATATGGACTGCTAGTAAAGTTTATTGGTGGTGCTTTAACAATACCGTTTGCGATAAAACTAAAACTCTATGATGTTTTAGTTTTATGTTTGTTCTTTTCTGTAAATGAATTAGCAAAATTATCGCAACTTTTCCTAGTTTCTTAAAACTAGGTGGTGGAGTCAAATGACCCTCGTTTGGTTTCTTGCTTTTCCATAAAAAAGCAAGTGGTGCGGATGGGACTCTCTCCCGCCTGGTTTCCAATTTCCAGTCAAAGAATTGGTGGCGAGCCTGAATACTATAAAGAGAAGTTGCATAAACTTCTCTTTTTTTGTATAATATCATAAGTGATAATCTGATATGAAAAAAGCATTAATTACTGGTATTACTGGACAAGATGGTTCATACCTTGCAGAGTTACTTTTGAAAAAAGGATATGAAGTTCATGGCACAATCCGAAGAAGTTCTACTATTAACAATAGTAGAATTAATCATCTATCTGATGATGTCTCCTTACATCACGCAGATTTAACTGATGCAACAAATATTCTTCATGTAATCCAAGAAGTTCAACCAACTGAAATTTATAATCTTGCTGCGCAAAGTCATGTAAAAGTATCTTTTCAAATGCCTGCATATACTGCAGAGGTTGATGCCTTAGGTGCCGTTCGCATTTTACATAGTCTTTGTATTTTGGGCATGGAAAAAGATGTTCGTTTTTATCAAGCATCAACTTCAGAAATGTTTGGTTTAGTTCAAGAAATTCCACAAAAGGAAACTACGCAATTTTATCCACGTTCTCCTTATGGTGTAGCAAAACTTTATGGACATTGGATTACTAAAAACTATAGAGAATCTATGGGAATTCATGCAAGTTCAGGAATTCTCTTTAATCACGAGTCTCCTAGAAGAGGAGAAACTTTTGTCACTCGTAAGATTGCAATTGGACTATCAAAAGTTAAAACTGGTCTCTTGGATTGTTTGCCATTAGGAAACTTAAACGCAAAACGTGATTGGGGACATGCTAAAGATTTTGTAGAGGCAATGTGGTTAATGCTTCAACAAGATGTTCCTGATGATTATGTTATTGCAACTGAAGAGCAGCATTCTGTACGTGAATTTGTAGAACGATGTGCTCCATATTTTGGTATGAATATTGAATGGCATGGAGAAGATCTTGAAGAAATTGGTATTGATACTGTTACTGGTAAAGTTGTAATTAGAGTTGATGATAAGTATTTTCGTCCATCTGAAGTAGAAACTCTTGTTGGAGATTCTTCTAAGGCAAGAGAAAAACTGGGATGGTCTCCAAAAATTTCTTTCGATGATCTAGTTAAAGATATGTGTCTAAATGAATTAAAATTTTAATATTGGAGGATATTCTAATGTATTGGCCTTTAATGAAAGATACGATCACCTTTAGTGATCGTTTAAAAATGGCAGCATTTTTGCTTACTAGCAGTAGGTTGACAAATGGACCAAAGGTAAAAAAGTTTGAAGACGCTTGGTCAAATTGGTTAGGTGTAAAGCATTCTCTATATGTTTCTAGTGGGAGCACTGCAAATTCATTACTTGTTTCTTCTGTAAAAGAATATTATGGATTGAAAGATGGAGATAAAGTTTTAGTTCCTGCAACTACTTGGATGACAAACGTTGCTCCTATTATTCAATCTGGGTTACAACCTATTTTTTGTGATATTAATTTAAAAAACTTTTCTTTTGATATTGATGAGTTAAAATATGTTGCTTCTCAGCATCCAGACATTAAGTGCGTATTTATTACTCATCTAATCGGACTTTCTTCCGACGTAGAAAAAATTAAAGAGATATTTCCAAATGCACTTATTCTTGAGGATGTTTGTGAGTCTCATGGAGTAAGAGGTCCAGACGGTAAAAGACGAGGCACAACTTCTGTTGGTTCGACGTTTAGTTTTTATTTTGGGCATCATATTACAACTATTGAGGGTGGAATTGTTTGTACTAACAATAGTGAACTATATGAAATAATGAGGATGAAAAGAAGTCACGGTATGGCTCGTGAAGCTTCTCCAAAGATTTTTGAAAAATATAAAAAAGAAAATCCTTATATTGATCCAGCGTTTTTATTCATTACTGATGGATACAACTTTAGAAATCATGAGATTTGTGCTGTTCTTGGGTTATCTCAACTTAAAAAATTAGATAAAAATATTGATATTCGTCAACAAAACTTTAGATATTGGTGGAAAAAAGTATATAAATCTTCCGAGTATATTATTCCAGAATATCAAGTTGGTAATAGTAGTTTTTCTTTCCCACTTATTTCTAAAGAAAAGAGCGTTTGTTACTATCTGAAAGAAAAACTAAAAGAGAATAGTATAGAGTATCGTCCTATTATTAGCGGAAATTTACTTTTACATCCTGCATTTAAGCAATATAAACTTTGCACAGAAAGACAAAATCCAAATGTCTCTACTCTTCATTATAATGGTTTATATGTAGGAAATAGTCAGTTTGTGAAAACAGAACAAATAGATAGACTTACTACTCTTATGGGTCTATAATATAAATACAAAAAAATTTTTTTGAGGTGTAATTGAATGACTGAAAGACAAAAGACTGCTTTAGTGTGTGGTGCTGGTGGATTTATTGGAAGTCACATGGTGCGCAGATTGAAAAGTGAAGGTTATTGGGTTAGAGGTGTAGATATTAAAAATCCAGAATATTCTGAGACATCAGCAGATGAATTTATTATCGGCAATCTTACTGATGCTCGATTTGTTGATCGCGTAGTCAGATTTATGGGAAATTCTGGTAATTTTTATAATACTATTCCGGAAAGATATCAAGAACCATTTGATGAAATTTATCAGTTTGCTGCTGATATGGGTGGTGCTGGATTTGTTTTTAGTGGTGATAATGATGCTGAAATTATGCACAATTCTGCAGCAATCAATTTGAATATTCTTGAGTCAGTAAAGCAACTTAATCAATCTACTAATACTAATAAGACCAAAATTTTCTATTCATCGTCTGCTTGCATGTACCCTGAGTATGCTCAAATGGATGTTGATAATCCTGGACTAAAAGAAACTGATGCATATCCTGCAGGTCCAGATTCTGAATATGGATGGGAAAAACTATTTTCCGAACGTATTTTTCTAGCATACAATAGAAATCATGGTATTCCTGTGCGTATTGCGCGTTACCATAATATCTTTGGTCCAGAAGGAACTTGGACTGGTGGTAGGGAAAAATCTCCAGCAGCAATGTGTAGAAAAGTTGCTGAACTTCCTGTTGAAGGTGGAGAAATTGAAATCTGGGGCGATGGTGAACAAACTCGATCATTCCTTTATATTGACGAATGTATTGAGGCAACTCGTCGCTTAATGGATTCGGATTTCATGGGACCAGTAAATATTGGTTCGGAAGAAATGGTCACAATCAATACTCTAGCAGATACTGCTGCAAAAGTTGCTGGCAAAACAATTACCAAAAAACATATTGATGGTCCTCTTGGTGTTCGTGGACGTAACTCTAACAATGACCTTATTCGTGAAAAACTTGGTTGGGATTATTCTCAAACTCTTGAAGAAGGAATTTCTAAAACATACGAGTGGATTAATATACAAGTTAATAAGAATACTGTATTACATCATTCGGTTTGAAAATGAAAAAAATATACCTGGTAAACACTCCAGAGTATCCTAGTGTTGGTACTAATTATCTTTTTAATTTAAAGTTTATTAATACTTTTTCATATCATGGTCTGGAGTGTAGAGAAATTACAAGTTTTGAAACCTTCAATGAATTAGAAGATTCTGAAGATCAAATTTTCTTTTTGTGCGATAATTTTTATGATCATCGTAGACCAACTTGGAAAAATGATTTTCAATTTTTGTCTGAAAAGTTTTCTAAGTCTACCTGGATTTTTTGGTCATTCCAAAATGTACTGAGTGTCCTGTATGCAGGAGATACTTTTCCATTTAAGAAAAGTATTTTTACAGGTGAATATTATCGAAAACCTAATATTGATGTTCTAGGACAAAATTTTCAAGATTATATTGATCTTCCTAATTATGTTCCACTTCCTTTTTCTGCAGGCGCTCATCCAGATACCCTGGATGATCTCTGGGAAAAGAGAACAGATGTCTACGATTGTGGATTTTGTGGATGTGGATATAAAGTTGATTGGTCTAAAAAATTAAGTGAAAAGTATAATTGCTTCATTCATTACTATCCACCATTCCTGGACGAAGAAACTAGACTTCAAAAAGTATTTCTAGATTCTAAAATTTGTTTAGGATTTAATTCTGATCATGCTGTAGAAAATGGTATGCCAACAGAAAGAGTTTTTGAAGGAGTTGCCTATGGATGCATTGTGTTAACTGATTGTCCCATGGCAGTTGATGCAACTGATGGTGCAGCAGTTCTTGTAACAAGTTATACTGACTTAGAAGAAAAAGTTGAGTATTATCTAAACAATGAAGAAGCCCGCTTAGAAAAACAAAAGCAAGGGAAAATATTTGCAAAATCTAAAGGGACTTACTTTAGTGTAGTTAAAAACTTTTTAGAAACTATTAATAAAATTAATCAAGAACAATGAATAGAATTTCAAATTATAAAGAAGTTAAAGATAACATTGTAAAATGGTTGGGCGACTATGTTGTAAAAAATCCAGGCATTAAATCTTTTGTTGTTGGAGTGTCTGGTGGAATTGATTCTGCTGTAGTATCCACTCTTTGTGCAGAAACTGGTTTGCCAACCTACGTTTTATCAATGCCTTTGCATTCTAGTGCAAAAAATGATACTCTTTCTGATGATTACAGTGATTTTCTTGAGAAGAATTATTCAAATGTCACTAAGATTAGAATCGATCTTACCACTGCATATGATCAATTTTTAAATTCATTTGATTTTTGGACAGGTAAGGGAGAATATACCTCAAATCAATTGACCAATGCAAACACAAAGTCTCGTCTTCGTATGGTGACTTTATACCAAGTAGCAGGTACTGTTGGTGGTATTGTTGTTGGAACTGGCAATAAGGTTGAAGATTATGGTGTAGGATTTTATACTAAATATGGTGACGGTGGAGTTGACATTGCTCCCATCGCAGATCTTTACAAAACCGAAGTATGGGAACTTGGGAAGTATCTTGGCGTAGATCAACGTATCATTGATGCTCCTCCTACGGATGGTCTTTGGGAAGATAGTAGATCTGATGAAGATCAGATTGGTGCATCTTATGCTGAACTTGAAGAAGCAATGGAAAGCGGAACTGGACCTGCAGTTGAAATTCTGCTAAAATTTAATAATCAAAACAAACACAAAATGGAACCCATCCCCACGTTTAAACTATGAAAATTGGAGTAATTGGTGCAGGAAGACTTGGTATTTGCTTTGCTCTTCTTTGTGAAGCAGCAGGATATGATGTTCTTGTTTCTGACATTAGAGAAGATTATGTCGAAAGTCTTAATAATAGAGATATTGTAACTAACGAACCAGAAGTTCAAAGTCTTTTGAAAGTTGCTAAAAATTTCAGAGCAACTACCGACAACAAAGAAGTAATTCGTGAATGTGATTTAATTTACACATTGGTAGCCACTCCTTCTCTGGAAGATGGTTCATATGATGTTTCTTCTGTTTGGAGTATCGTTGAAAATTTCAATGAAGAAAATATTAGAGATAAAAAATATTTTGTTGTTGGGTGTACTGTAAATCCTGGAGATTGTGATAACTTTAGAAAAAATCTCCCAAGTAATATAAAGGTTTTTTATAATCCAGAATTTATTGCACAAGGATCTATTATCAATGATCTTCGTAATGCTGATATGGTTCTTCTTGGTGTAGATCCTAGAGTTGACAGTGATGATAAAACTATTTCGGATATCAAAGGTCTCTATAAGAAAATCCAAGTTAACCGAGCAATTGTTTGTACAATGTCAACAACTGCTGCCGAGATTACAAAAATTGCAGTTAATTGCTTCCTGACAACAAAAATTAGTTATGCCAATATGCTTGGAGACGTTCTTAATCTTTCTGGTTGTGGCGATGAAGTTATTGGAGTTCTTACTGCAATTGGAACTGATACTAGAATCGGTAGAAAATATCTTAACTATGGTTTAGGATATGGTGGACCTTGCTTACCAAGAGATAATAGAGCATTTGCTGCATTTGCAAAAAACCTTGGATTAGATTATAATCTAGGTACTGTCACTGATGAAATTAATAATCAACATGCAAGTTTTGTTTGTGACTTTTACAATAAAATAAACAAAAATCACAAACCTTTTTATTTTGATTATATTACCTATAAGAAAGGTACTGACATTCTAACAGAAAGTCAGCAGTATAGACTTTGTATTGATCTTTTAGAACTTGGACATTCTGTTTACATTCATAATGATAAACGAATTTTTAATGAAGTTTATGATTATCTAAATGAAAAATATGGAGACAGAGTTAAGTTTGTTGATGACATTAAAAATATTACAGAACCTATTTTCATTGTAAATCTATGATAGGATATAACAGACTCGGTACAAATGGTAGATTTGGTAATCAACTATTTCAATATGCAGCACTTAGAGGAATTGCTGCAAAACATGGATATGAGTGGACTATTCCTCCAGATGAGTATGAAACCCATGCAAACTATGGAATTCATCATCCATTCAAATTAAAACATTTAAAAAATATTGGAATTGTTCCTTTCCCGACGAAAGATGAATCGCATTTTCATTTTGATGAAGAACTGTTTGATACCTGTCCAGACAATATAAATCTAGACGGGTATCTTCAGAGTGAAAAATATTTTAAACACATTGAAAATGAAATTCGCGAAGATTTTGAATTTATTGATGGAATTCTAAATCCTTGCAAAGAGTTCATTGATCAATATGAAAAGATTATTTTTCTTCATGTTCGTCGTGGAGACAATGTAGGCAGAGAAGATTATCATCCTATTCCTACTTTTGATTATTACAAGTCTGCACTTGAGAATTTTGATGATGATGTTAATGTTCTAATTTGTTCCGATGATGTCAATTGGTGTAAGGAACAAGAGTTTTTCTCTGGTGATAAATTTTTGATTAATGAAAACGTTCAACAATACTCTCATAAATGTGTAGAAGGTGATGGTGTGGCAAGAAATTCTTTCATTCCTTATACTGATTTGTGCTTAATGAGCCTCTGTGACGGTGCTATTATTTCTCCAAGTACTTTGAGTTGGTGGGGTGCCTGGCTGCAAAAGAATAGAACTAGAGCAGTCGTTGCTCCAAATCCTTGGTTTGGTCCCAAACTTTCCATTAAGAATAATACAAAAGATTTGCTTCCCGATGATTGGATTAAACTATCTTGGTAAAATGGGGCAACTTGGAAATCAAATGTTCCAATATGCCGCATTAAAAGGAATTGCCAGAAATAAAAATTATGAATTTTGTATTCCAAACCATCAAGAAGTAGTTGATGATGGTTTGGGAAATAAATTGCGAATAGAACTTTTAGATGTATTTGACTTAAACAAAAACACTTTTGGGTATGTAAATACATCTAATAATATTCAAGAAGCAAATTTTTCATTTGATTCTGAGTTGTTCAACAACTGTCCTGATAACTCATGTTTGATTGGATATTTTCAAACTGAAAAATATTTCAAACATATTGAAACTGAAATAAGAAGTGATTTTTCTTTTAAGGAAGAATTTCTTAGTTCATATGAAGAAATTAAAGATATGTTTGATAATCCAATTGCTCTTCATATCAGACGCGGAGATTTTTTAATCAACTCTGCAAATCACTATAATCTTTCTCTTGATTATTATAGAACTGCTTTATCGCAATTTGAAAGTAATCGTCAGGTAGTAATATTTTCTGATGATACTCGATGGTGTAAAGAACAAGAATTATTTGCTGACGATAGGTTTTTAGTTTGTGAAACAAATAATTCTTATGTCGATCTTTGTATAATGTCAAAGTGCTCTGACTTTATAATTGCTAACTCTACTTTTTCCTGGTGGGGTGCTTGGCTTTGCGATAATAAAAATAAAGTGGTATTATATCCAGATAAATGGTTCGGGCCCAACAACAGCGATAAATCAACAAAAGATTTGTTTCCCGAAGAGTGGAGAATGATTAATGAAAACTAATTTAAAAGATACAACATTCATAATTCCTTTAAGAATTGATACTGGAGATAGGCTTAGAAATGTAATTATTTCTACTGCCTATCTTTTACATCATTTTGATACTAATGTATTAATTAAGGAAGTGGATTCTGAGCATAGGTTTGAAACTTATGCATTGCCTGTAATTAAAAGACTTGTAGATACCTCCAATTTAATTCATATTTTTGAAGAAGAAACTAGAACAGATGATTCTTTTCATCGTACAAAGGTTCTTAATGATATGATTTTAAGTGCAACTACAGAAATAGTTGTTAATTATGACACAGATATTATTCTTCCTGTAAGCACTTACATCAAGTCTAACAAAATGCTTAACGGAGAATATGATGTGGTCTACCCATACAGATTTGGCAACTATGGGGAAAGGAAAGTAGTTCTTGATTTTACTATTGAAACTCAAGATGATATGGATAATTTTGAAAAAAATAGTTTTGTAAGTCAATTCATTCAATCAAATTATAATTGCGAATGTTTTGATGATAAGTATTTTCATTATGAAAGTCATCAAGGTCTTGGGTGGGCAGAATATGGAATGGTTCAGTTTTTTAATCGTCAAGTTTATATTGACGGTTATCTAGAGAATGAGGGTTTTATTGCTTATGCTCCAGAAGATGTAGAAAGACATCATAGATGGAAAACTTTGGGTTACAATATTGGAAGAGTTGATAATCATGCATATCACTTAGAGCATGAAAGAACTCAAAATTCTTGGTATCATAACCCTCATATGCAAAATAATAACAATCTTTGGGAACACCTTAAAAATTTATCTAAAGAAGAACTTATTACATACTACGAAAATCAAGAGTATGTAAAGGAGAGGAAAAAATGAAATTAGTTTATATAAATTATTCTGATTTAAATTACAGAGAACATCAAGAAAAATTAATACAGCATGTTTTAGGCAATAAACTATTTGATGCTGCAATTCCATTTACTAAAGAGTGGTTATTAGAAACTGATTTCTACAATCAAAATAAAAAAATTCTTGATAGAGATCGCCTTGCTGGTTATGCAATATGGAAACCTTACATCATTTTAGAAGCATTTAATCATGTCGAAGAGGGTGATGTAATTGTTTATATGGATTGTGGTGATGTTCCTTTTCCAGGAATTGATCAGTGTATTCGTGACTATATGAAAGTAAATGATCAATATTTCCTATCCCAAAATCATACAGGTGTGCATAAATGGTTTACTAAAAGAGACTGTTTTTATTATATGAATTGTGATAGTGAAAAGTATTGGGATGCTATTCAACTTGAAGATGGTTTTATGGCCTTTAAAAAGACTGAATATAATATTAATCTTCTCAATGAGTTTTTAAAATATTGTTGCGATGAAAGAATAGTTACTGATATTCCCAATCAGTGCGGATTAGAAAATTTTGAGGGGTTTCAAGATCATCGGCATGATCAAAGCATCATAACCAATCTTCAATTGAAGTATGATCTTCCTAGGGTAGTTGGTCATAGTGGAGTTAGAAACTTTATTCAGTGGAATGTCTTACTTCATAAAGATGGTGAAGAATATTCTAATGGTTCATATAATTGGGGGGAGATGGGATGCATAGCATAGTATTAACTGTTCACAATAAAGATTGGCTTTTACCTTTAGTATTGAATGGTATTAAGGATAATACTTTAGGAGATTATGAACTGGTTGTTGTTCTTGATGGATGCACTGATAATTCTGAACAATCTCTTAATGAATTTGTAAAAGAAAATCCAAACATTAAAACAAAGATTGTTTTCACTCCAGATGTCTTTGAAACAAAGGCAAATAATGCTGGTCTTAAAGTTTGTGAGGGTGATAAAGTAATCATCGTTCAAGATGATATGGTTATAAAGGAACTTGGATGGAACCAAAGACTGGAAAAACCATTTGACGAGTTTATTGATGTTTTTGCAGTAACTGCCCGATCTGCATTTAACTATAGGTTTAATCATAATAGTGTTCATGTAAATTTATCTGTAGATGAAGACTCTAAAATAGATAATTGCTGGAGTGATATCTTTACATACGAATCTCACATCAATAGCGATGAAGGTTTGAGTAGAAATATTTTTGCAGTTAGAAATAATGTTAATCGAGGTCCACTTATGATTGATCATGCAGACCTGATTAAATTAGATTATTTTGATGAGATTTTTTCTCCTCAAGACCAGGATGATGCAGATCTTTGTTATCGTGCCTTTAAAGAACTAGGAAAAGTAGTTGGGGCATATTGGATTGAATATGATTGCGATCATGCTTGGGGTGGAACCCGTCCAGATGGAAAAAACCCTGCACCTTGGTTGTTGAGAGCACATCATAAAAATAGTAGAATAGTTTTTGATCGACATTCAGATATTATTTTCTTTGAAAAACATGACGAGGATAGAGTTTTAAAATGAATAATTTTTCCGATATTTTCAAACTTGAATATTTTGAAAAAATGAAAACGCCCGGAAGTCTTAATAATCCTGTTAGAAATAGGGCTGATAGTTTTTTGAAAATATTTGAATTGCTAGAGCAAAAAAAAGATAAGACTTTTTATATTGTAGAAACTGGAACTACAAGAGCAGATCATGGACACCTTGCTTTTGGAGATGATGGTGCATCTACGTATATTTTTGATCAGTTTATAAATTACTATGATGGAGAGGTAAATTCGGTAGATATAAGTCAAGCAAATGTAGATCACTGTTCTAGTCTTGTTTCTTCTAAAACAAAAGTTTTTTGCTCAGACTCTGTTAAATTTTTATGGGACCTTCCTAAAAAAAGAAAAATTGATTTCTTATATTTGGATTCTTATGATATTGAAAAAAACAATCCACATCCATCACAACTTCATCATGTAAAGGAGTTGTGTGCTGCAATAGATAAATTAAAGAGTGGATCTATAGTTGCAGTTGATGATCATGATGCTTTCTTTACTGGTGGACAAATCGGCAAAGGAAATTATGTAAAAGATTTTATGGATGATATTGGAGCAACTCTTGTTTATGAAGGTTATCAAATAGTTTGGATTTTATGACTGACATTTTTTTAAAGGCATATCATGGCGGACTTGGAGATAGTCTACAATTTTCTACTCTGCCAGAACAATTTTCAAAGCAACAAGGAAAAAAGACTTACATTCTAGAAGACGCACCTTTCAGAAATACTGAGATTTATGAACTAGTCTGGGGTAAAAATCCATATGTTGAGGGAAGAGCATTAGGCACTTGGAATGCGGGAGATACTCCAGAAATTGAGTATTCTAATCTCACTGGAAATACCATTTTGAATTGGGAAAAACTTCACGGACTTAAACCAGTTAATACTCACCCAAAAATTTATTATGAACCAGAAAATCATAAAGACATGAAAGATGTTTTTATTGTAGATTTTTCTTGTATTAGCATAGATTATGATAAGTGGCAACTTAAAAATATTTTTGAAAAAATAAAAAATGAATATCCTGATAGAAAATTTTTATCAGTATACTTTAAAAATAAAGTTTCTGATGGTAAGCATAATGTTTATGATATTGGATTTGATGGTTATATTGAAATCGAAAGTATTTTTAGGTATTGTGATTTAATTTCTTCTGCATATGGATTTCTTTCTTTGAGTAGTGGAGCTAGTCATTTGAGTTCTGCAATCAAAGAATATTCTCCCAATCTTAAGAGTATTTGCATAATGCCAGAGAAATGGTATAATATTCATAGAGATCGTGGTCTTTTTCTTTTTGATAATATTGAATACTTAAAATACTAAAAATGAAATTTTTAATTACAGGAATTACTGGATTTGCAGGACCGCATCTTGCAAATCTTCTTCATAAAGAAGGTCATAAAGTTTATGGATTAATCCGCCGCACGAATGGAATGGAGAGTGATATTCGTGATGTTGTTCCGGACGATGTTTATAATTCGATTACATTTTTGTACGGAGATCTAACAAACTATCGCTCAATGCGAAAAGTTTTTGAAGAAAATCAATTTGATGGAGTATTTCATCTCGCCGCCCAGTCTCATCCACCAACCAGTTTTATTGATCCTATTGGAACAATGGAAACAAACGTGATTGGTAGTGCAAATCTTATTCAAGTGTTGCAAGATCACCAACCCGATTGTAAAGTAATGTTCTGCTCTACTTCGGAGGTTTATGGTAATGTGGGTCAAGATGGACGTAAAATTCATTGGGAAGATCATATCGTTCCTTCCAATCCATATGGAGCATCTAAAGCAGCTACTGACGTTTATCTACAAGAAAGATTTAATAATGGGTTCCTAGAGGGATTTATCACTCGGGCATTTTCTCATACTGGACCTCGTAGAGGAAGAATTTTTTCAATTTCATCAGATGCATATCAAATCGCACGAATGATGAAAGGTATGCAAGATAAAGTTCTTCTTGTAGGAAACCTTAGTACCACTAGAGTTGTTATGGATGTAAGAGATACTGTTCGTGCATATTATCTTGCAATGATTAATCCTGAGGTGACTAATCATGTATTTAATATTTGTGGAGACACTCCTCGTAAGATGCAGTTCTTTACTGACAAATTGATTGAACTTTCTGGTCTTGATTATGTTGAACAAAAAATTCATGATCCATTTTGGAGACCTCATGAAATTTATTATCAACATGGAGACTCTACCAATCTAGTAGAAATGACTGGTTTTAAGGAAGAGTATAGTATTGAAAAAACACTAGATGATCTTTTGAAGTATTGGTACAATAAAATTTCGTGACTAAAGTATTTGTAAACGGAACATTTGATGTCCTCCACCGAGGGCATCTTTTGCTGCTTAATTATGCTAAAAGTTTGGGTGATGTTCTTTACGTTGCCATAGATACAGATGAAAGAGTTAAAGAAAAGAAAGGACCATCAAGACCTGTCAATTCTCTTGATGAGAGAATGTTTATGCTTGAAAATTTAAAAGCAGTTGATCATGTCATGTCATTTTCAAACGATAAGTCTTTAGAGAGTCTTGTAAAAATTTTAAAACCTGATATAATGGTTGTAGGATCTGATTGGAAAGATAAATCTGTAATAGGATCTTATTATGCAGCAAAAGTTATATTTTTTGATAGAATAGATGAGTACTCAACAACAAAAATCATTCAAAGTATTATTGATAGGGGATAGTTGCGTAGATGAGTATGTCTATGGCGTATGCGATAGATTAAGTCCTGAAGCACCAGTTCCAGTTCTTTCATATAAAGAAACAAAAAAATCAATAGGAATGTCTCATAACGTTTTTTTAAATCTCCTTTCATTTGGCATTGATTGTCAATTTCATACTAATGACCCAGAGGAATTAATTAAAAGAAGGTTTGTTGATCTAAAATCAATGACACAGTTAATGCGTCAAGATATTGGATCGTTGGTTGAATCAAAACCAGTAGAAGTTAATAGTGAATATGATGCTGTTGTAATCTCAGATTATAATAAAGGATTTGTAGATGCTGATTCAATTAAAAAATTATGTGAAACATTTTCTGGTCCAATATTTGTTGACAGTAAAAGAAAAGATCTTAGTATCTTTCCAAATTCTATAATAAAAATTAATCAGTATGAGGCAGAACATGCAATTTTACCACATGCATGTGACATAATTGTTACTTATGGGAAAGATGGAGCAATGTATAAAGGTGATCATTTTAAAGCACCACATGTGGATGTTTATGATGTGACCGGTGCAGGAGATATCTTTCTCGCATCTTTATGTTACTTTTATCTTAAAACAAAAAATCTAGAGGAGTCAATTCCTAAATGTGTAACCCTAGCAACTAAGTCAGTTCAGCATATTGGATCTTACATTCTTACAGAGGAGGATATTAATGAAGTATGTAATTGATATTGATGGAACTATTTGTGATAAGGAGGATGGTAAAAGTTATTCATCTTCTATACCAAAAAGAGATAGGATAGAAGCGATCAATCGACTTTATGATGATGGGCATTTGATTGTTTATCTTACTGCACGAGGTATGGGTAGATATGATAATAATGCAAAACTAGCAGAGGCAGACTTGAGATATATAACGGAGTTGCAACTTAAAGAATGGGGATGTAAATATCACGAATTGTTTATGGGCAAACCTTCAGGTGATGTCTATATAGATGACAAAGGAGTTAATGCAAATGACTTTTTCACAGAATGATTTTATTAAGTTTGTTTCAAAAGGATGGGGATTTGAAAAGTGGATTGTAAATTGTGAACAGTATTGCGGTAAACTTCTTTATCTTGCAAAAGGTAGAAAATGTTCCTGGCATTATCACGAAATAAAAGATGAAACTTTTTACATTCAATCTGGTAAACTTATATTGTTTTATGGGAATGATGACGATATTAATTTAGCCCAGAAAAAAGTTCTTAAAAAAGGTGATAAATTTCACGTTCCAATTGGTCTCAGGCATAGAATGTATGCTTTAGAAGACACTGAATTATTTGAATTTTCTACTCAACATTTTGATAGTGATAGTATTAGAATTATTAATGGTGACTAATAATGGATAAAAATAAATCAACATATAAACTGAAAAATATTGGACCTATCTATTACCTTAATCTTGATGGTCAACCAGAAAGGCAACAGTATATGGAAGACCAATTTAAATATTGGGAAATAGAAAACTATACTCGAATTTCTGCATATGATGGTAGAGAAGATGATCTGAGTGATATTATTAAGGGAAGATATCCCGAGATGATGTCTTCTGGAGAAATCGGATGCGTTACTTCTCATCTTAAGGCAATCAAACATTGGTATGAAACTTCTGATAGTCCTTATGCGATTATCATGGAAGATGATTGTAATTTGGATCTTGTCAAGTATTGGAATTTTACTTGGGATGATTTTTATTGCCGTGTTCCATATGATTGGGATATTGTTCAGATCGCTATTATTTGTACTGGTGATTTGCATGTAAAACTACATAAAAGATTTGTAAACGATTTTTCTACAGCTTGTTATTTGATTAATCGTCATCATGCAACTAAGTTGCTAAAACATCATATTAGGGATGACAAATATAAACTTGATAATGGTGTTAAACCAAGACCCGTTGCTGATGATTTAATTTACAATTCTGGAAACACATATAGTATTCCTCTATTCCTTTATAAGATTGAACTTGGTTCATCTATTCACCCAGAACATATTGACATCTTTCATAGGGGTAGTCATGATGGTCTGTTAAACTTTTGGAGTCAAAAAGGATCTGAAATGGATATTTCCGATTTAATGAACTACGATCCATACTTGGGTCGAATAACTGAAAATTCGGCAACACAACAAAGTGCTTGACATAATCTTAAAAACAATGTTAAGATAGCAAAACCTTGAGGAAACTTAAGGTTTTTTTCATATTCTATAGAAGAAATACAAACTTATGAAACTCAAACAACTGATGCTTGCACCTGTTGCTCTGGGAATGATTGCTCCTGCTGCTGCGAATGCGGCAGACCTTAACATGGCAGCAGTCAATCAATATTCTGCAGAACAGGTTACAAGCGTCACTCAACTTTCTGATGTGCAACCAACTGATTGGGCGTATCAGGCACTCAGCAACCTTGTAGAGCGTTATGGTTGCGTCGCTGGTTACCCCAATGGCACCTTTGCTGGTGGTAAGGCAATGACCCGCTATGAGGCAGCTGCTCTTTTGAATGCTTGCCTTGACCGTGTAACTGAAGTTACCGACGAACTCAAGCGTCTTGCTAATGAGTTTGAGCAAGAACTTGCTGTGCTTCGTAATCGTGTAGGCAAACTGGAAACACAAGTTACCACTCTTGAAGCACAACAGTTCTCCACTACCACCAAACTGCGTGGTGAAGCAAACTTTGTTCTCGGTGGTGTTGATGACTATCAAACCAAAGGTGGCGATGTAACTCATACTGCATTTAACTACGATCTTCGTCTTAACCTGGATACTTCATTCACTGGTAAGGATCTGCTACGCACTCGTCTGCGTTCCGCTAACTTCAGTGGCGATCCTTTCGGTTCCAGTTCTTCAATCTTTAAACTGGATAAAGCAGACGATACTTCTAGCGAAGTTGGTAACAACGTAGTTATCGACCGTCTGTATTATTCGTTCCCTGCTTTCAATAACAGCACTACTCTGACTGCTGGTGCTCTGGTTCGTAACACCGAAATCTCCTGGGTGCCTACTGCATATAAGTCTGGTATTCTTGACTTCTTTGCTGTTGCTGGTACTCCTGGTGTTTATAACAAAGCAACTGGTGCTGGTTTCGGTGCCCAGTACGGCACAAAAGGTCTTGTTGCTGGTGTAAACTATGTTGCCCAAGCAGGTCAAGATAGCACCCGTGGTGAGTTTGATGAGACTGGTGCTCTGAATACTCTGGCACAAATCGGTTATCGTGGTAATAACTGGGGTGCTGCATTCGGTTATCGTTATGGTACTGAAGGTACTCGTGTTCGCACTTACAACGGTCTGAACGGTGCTTCTGGTACTCTTGTTCCAGGTCAAACCTCTAACGGTTATGCCCTGAACGCTTATTGGCAACCTCAGAAATCAGGCATTATTCCTTCTGTATCTGCTGGTTATGGTTGGAACACTGTTAGCGGAACCGCTAGCAATGCTACCAATAGTCAGTCTTGGTTCGCTGGTCTTCAGTGGGAAGATGTGTTTGTTGGTGGTAATTCCGCTGGTGTTGCTATCGGACAGGCTCCTACTGGCGAGAACCTTGAGAAGTCCACTCTGCTTGAAATCTTCTACAAGTATCAAGTGTCTGATAACATCAGCGTCACTCCTGCTATCATCTACGGTAGCGACAATCAGCGTCTTGCTGATAACTCTTCCAACTGGGGTGGTGTAATCCAGACTACCTTTAAGTTCTGATCTCCTAACAAAATTAGGTATAAATGACTACTAGAGGGGCTTGACCCCTCTTTCTTTTTGCTATATAATTATGTAACAATTCTTAACGAATTAAACAATGACTGTAACAACTAATGAGTATGGGCAACAAAACATGTTTGCCAAAGAACCGACAATGTATTATGAGAACTATGGGATGCTGTCTCCCAATCAAGTAAAGGAGCGCACTAATGGACGCTGGGCAATGCTCGGTTTTGTTGCTGGTGTTATTTCTTATGCTAGCACTGGGAACTTCTTCTTCGGTATCTTCTGATGATTGAAGCAATTTGGACAGTGACTACGGTTGCATTTTTTGTGATTCTAGGTTATGCTGTTGATCAACTATCTGAAACATACTGATGACCGCTGGAATGCTCGGGCAATTTGCGCTTGCCCTTGAAACACTTGGATGGGATAAAGATGATGACATCTCAGTTGAAATTGGTGGTGTAGCAGTCACAGGAACTCCTACTAGTCCAGATGCTAATCCAAAATGGGCAAAACCATTTGGAACAGTATCTTACCAAAACGATGCCTTCATCGTAATTAAAAACAAATCAAGGAACCCAGTTGTTCCTTCACAACCAAATCCTGAACTCAAACAACGACACCCTTATAATGGAACACTCTCTAGTTGAACTGCTGACTTACTATGTAATCGTTGCTGCTCTCTTTATTGGAGCACCTGCAGTATTTTTTACAATTGCTTTTATGCCTGCTTTGATGAATACTAAGGGCGCAGTTGTTGGTTATAAAATTCACCGCGATTATGGTGAAACATTTATCTATTCTAAAGTAAAATAAAGGAGAAAAACAATGAACAAAATTTTTACTGAAAAAGCAGAACGCATTAATGGTTGGGCTGCAATGATTGGATTTGTTGCCGCTGCTGGTTCTTATCTTGTCACTGGCCAAATTATTCCTGGTTTGTTTTGATGGAGGTTAAAATGCGTAAAGAAGGTTATCAAATTCCACAAGTTGAATTTGTATTCCGCGAGAATAGCGAATTCGTAACCCGTACATCTTCAGAACTTTTCGATGGAAAGCGTGTGGTCCTGTTTAGCCTGCCTGGTGCTTTCACTCCTACTTGCAGTGCCTATCAGCTACCTGGATTCGAAGAGAAATTTGACGACTTTATTGGTAGTGGCATCGACGATATTTACTGCATCTCTGTTAATGATGGGTTTGTGATGAATGCCTGGGCACAAGATCAAAACATTAAGAATGTAAAACTTATTCCGGATGGCAATGCATATTTTACACGCTCAATGGGGCAACTTGTAATGAAATCAAATCTTGGATTTGGTGGACGCAGTTGGAGATATGCTGCGATTGTTGATAATGGTATTATCGAAAAACTATTCGAAGAGTCTGGAAAGAGAGACAATGCTGATACTGATCCTTACGAAGAAACTACCCCAGACAAAGTTCTGGATTATGTAAAATCTACAACAAGGGAAACTGTTACTGCCTGAAGATAATCAAAGCGCCTAAAAAGGCGCTTTTTTTATAAATATCTTCAGTGTTTATAGAGATAATCCATGACCCTAGATCTTCATAACTTTTTTAAGTTTTATGATGATAGCAATTCAAATCATGTTGCAGCGGTTCAATGGTTAGAAGACAATCTTCCCGCTCAGTTTTTGGATGATTCAGAGACAGATTGGATTGGAATTTTCAGAACCAAACCACCAACACCGGCAGTTCTCAACGTTCCTTACTTCAATCAAGTAGATAACTACAGAGATGCACATAGAACTTGCAACTCTTCATCGTGTGCTATGTGCCTTGCTTTCCTCAAGCCAGGCAGCATCAAAGGCGATGACGAATACGTTAAAAAAGTATTTGCTATCGGTGACACAACTGATCATGCCGTACAGACAAAGGTTCTGGCAGGTTATGGAGTTAAGTCACACTTTAGTTACAATCTTTCTTTCGCTGATATTGATAAAAGTCTCGATGCTGGGAAACCTGTTGTTATTGGTATCCTTCACAGGGGTTCTCTTTCTGCACCTACTGGTGGGCATATGTGTGTTGTAATTGGTAAGACACCAGATGGAAAGGGATATTATGTAAACGATCCTTATGGTTCTCTTAACGATAACTATACTGGACCTGTAACTAACGGTAAGAAGACAATCTATACCAAAGCAGTTCTCAAGCACCGTTGGTGTCCAGGGGGTAACGATGGATGGGGCAGAATCTTCGACTAATTTTAAAAGAAAGATGCTTAAGGTCATTAGAGATCTTACAAATAGTGGAAAGCATCTAGAGGCAAACGAACTTTATCAACGGTATTTCGGAGACAACAATGGCAAGAATCGACTTACATAACTTCTTTAAGTTCTATGACGAGAAGAATCCTAATCATGTAAAAGCAGTTCAGTGGTTAGAAGATAACCTACCTGTCAAATATCTAGAAGATAATATTGATTGGGCGGAGATTTATAGAGGAAAAAAGACTAGTGCTGCACCAGCATCTGCACCCGCTGCTGCAGCTCCTGTAACAGGTGGTGATGATGTTCCACAAATGGGAATCAAGTTAATTAAAGAGTTTGAAGGATGTCACTTAAAGGCATATCCAGATCCTCTTACTGGAGGACTTCCAATCACAATCGGTTGGGGTTCTACCCGCAAGAAAGACGGATCGCCATTTAAACTTGGTGATACTCTATCTCAACAAGAAGCAGATGAACTTCTTATCGAACAATGTAAGAAAGAGTTCCTTCCTGCCTTGCGTAAAATCCCTCATTGGAGTGAAATGTCTGATGGAAAAAGAGGCGCTCTGCTCAGCTTTGCTTATAATCTTGGTGCCGGTTTTTACGGTGGCGATAACTTTAATACTATTACTAAACGCCTAAAAAATAAAGAGTGGGATTTAGTTCCTGATGCTCTTTATCTCTATCGCAATCCTGGTTCTAATGTAGAAGCAGGTCTTGCACGTAGAAGAAAGGCAGAAGGTGAAGCTTGGAAGAAGGGATAAATAGTTACAATCATACCTGATTCTTGATCTTAACTGGTCTGAATCTACATAGTCCGAGTCCTCTGTGATTCGGTGAATACTTTACTTTTAAACATAACTTCGGTTTGTTTTGTTTAGTACACACTGAACTCACAGAGGATTCTTATGTCTTACGCTACAAGGGCGCTTGCTGTAGCGTCTGCTCTTTTAATGGGGGCACCAACAGCATTCGCAGATACAATTTCTGGTACAGATTTCGAGACTGGAGATACTTCAGGATGGAATACTGGAACTCAAACTGGAACACTAGATGCCACAATCGGTGGAAATGGAACTGGTGTGAGTGTTGTCGATAATCCAGTTATCTTTAATGCTGGATCTTTCCCCGCAGTAGGAAGCCCAACACTACAAGACGGTTCTCCTAATCCATATCACGCACCCGCAGTAACACCAACCACTTGGGAGTTTGCTCCTTATGGAACTGCTGGTGCCGCACTACAACCAAACGGTCAACAAACATTTAACCAAGCAACAGAAGCACTTGGTTTAACTCCAGAGCAAAATCAAGCAATAAGAGATCTTCTCACTCAACAACAACAAGCATCAGGACTTGGAAATCCAAACCCAACCGATGCTTCTTGGATTACTAAATCAGTCACTTTGGAGACTGGAAAAGTTTATACGATGTCTTGGAACTATATTGGAACTGATTATGTTCCTTTCAATGATGGTTCTATCACTTCACTTGTTTATCAGGGATCTGGAACTTCCCCATCAGTAACAGTTAATAACCAACTTCAAAACTATGCATTACTTGGATTTACCAATCCAGGAACAGGTGATTATTCAACAGGTTCTTTTGGTTCTACTGGATGGCAGTATTCGACTTATCAGGTAGGTGCTGATGGTGATTATCTCTTAGGATTTGCAGTATTCAATCTTGGAGATACCGCACTATCACCAGTTCTTTTAGTTGATAGTCAACCTGGAACTACAACAGCAAATGGTCAGGCATTCACTCCTGTTGCTCCAAACAATCCAGATGCACCATCTGTTGATGAAGTAGCACCAACACCAACTCCTGAACCAGAACCCACTCCTGAACCCACACCAGAACCAGAGCCAACTCCTGAACCAGAACCCACTCCTGAGCCAGAGCCAACTCCTGAACCTACACCAGAACCAGAGCCAACTCCTGAACCTACACCAGAACCAGAACCAACTCCTGAACCTGAAGTAACTCCAGAACCAACTCCTGAACCTGAAGTAACTCCAGAACCAACTCCTGAACCCACTCCAGAACCAGAACCCACTCCTGAACCAGAACCACCAACATTATTAAACTCTGTGACTGTTCCTGCACCAGGACTTCCAGTTGTTGTTACTACAGAAGTAACTCATAAGGCATCTGAGAAGGATGGAGTTCAGAAGATTAGAAGAGACTTTGCAACCACAACTCAAACTCCATTATTAAAGCAAGATACTTATAGTGATGGAACAGTTGTAAGTTCTTTACTTCTCTCAGTTGATACTCAAAATACTCGTGATGTTCTTTCTGGTCGTGTAGATCAATATGAAGTTTTAGATAAGATTGGTGGTGGATTACAAAATCTTCTCATTCACGAACCATCTAAACCAGACACTGATATAGTAAGAGTATTCAGTAACAACTATTATGCATGGTCTTCTGGTGATTATGGATACAATGGTAAGACTTTAATCATTGGTGGTGGATTAGAGATTGATATTACTCCTACTTGGACAATTGGTGGTCAGTATAATAATATGAATATTGATTTAGGTGGAGTTGATAGCACTTCTAAACTCCTCAAAAATCATTATGGAATATTCAATATGTTCCGTGGAAATACATTCTCACTCTTAACAAATGCTGGATTTGCACAGAACAAATATAATGTATCCAGAAATGTTCAGGGTGTCTTTAATAATGAAAGTTCAACAGAAGGAAAAGAGTGGTTTGTAAATAACAGACTATTCTGGCATCTCAATAAGAACGTAACATCATTTGTTGGTTACACTGTTGGTAACTATCAAAGAGATGAATTTGTTGAAAAAGGATCTATTCAATCCAGAAGAACTGTTGATTCTATAAACAAAACTTCACAATCTGGTGAGGTAGGTCTAAATATTTCACACCGTTTTGGTGGAAAGAAAAAGGATTTATTTGGAGTAACTGTTGGTGGTTCTTATGAAACCAGTGGAATGATTGAGGCATCTGCTTCTGTTGATTATAAAGAGATGGTCGTTATTGAAGGAATTCATCAAATCAATGATGGAGTTTCTAACACAGCAGTTTCTGCAAAACTTAAATTTAAGTTCTAAAATCCTAAATAACAAAGACATCATCACAGGAACTGATGGAAAACAAAAGGGAAAAATGTATGAGTCAGATTATTCGTATTGCGATTTTGGGTTGGTCTGCCGCACTACTGACAGCAAGTTATGCTGGTGCTCTCGCTAAAATGGATCCTACCTTTATTGCAACCGTATTCACTGCCTCTGCTGCAACCTTTGGTATTAACACAATGAAGAAGGGCGGTGATGATGATGAAAAAAAGGATGAACCAAAAAGGGAAGAGGTTGTAGAATCTCTTCCTGAACCACCTACTCCCGAAGTTTCCGCATCGGAACCAACTCTAGAAGAAAGAGTTGAAGTATTGGAAGGTCAAGTACAACCTCGCACAGGTGGAGCATAATGGCAAAGTCCGCAAATAAAGGTAAGAAAGGTTCTGCTGGAGGTAAGCAATCCAAGCAAAATCAAGGTAATGCAACTGCCAAAAAAGCAAAGAATGGTGGAAAGAAAAAATGATTGAATTTGTGACTTTGGTGGTTGTTGGTCATATGATAGTTGGACCTAACTTATGTCAAACTGATTTTTTAGGTGATAATCAAATTTACACATTTACATACCAATGCCAAGAGAATGGAACACTCCTAAACGAGAGTGTTGGAATGCTCCCATCCATCAAATACTCAAAGCTATAGATAATCACACCCGTCTTCACATGGAGACGGGTGATTTTTGGCATGAAGAACAGGCCCAGATCTTGAGAAAATATGTCAAAGATTTGAAAATCTGGATTCATAAACAAGAAGGATGGTGGAATGAATGAAAAAAATTTTAGCAACAATTGGGTTATCCCTAACTTTAGCATTTCCTGCAATTGCTAATTCTTTACAATCAATCCAACCAACAGTAAAGCCATATAGTGCCGCTGCAATGGGTTGTATGATACTTTTAGAATGTACTGAAGGAGTTGAAAAACTCACAGTAGATTCTGAACTACTAAAGGATCCAGACTTTGATCCATTCAGAGAAGAACTAAAAAGAATTATTACTGCTCTTGATGGTGTAAATGTTCCCGTTTATGTTGCACCAGAAAGATACTTTACTCCAAGAACAGTAGGATTATATAAACCAAACTATAATCGTTTCTTTGTCAATGAAACTCTTCTCAAAGATCCTAGAGAGTTCTTGGGAACAATGAGACACGAAGGATGGCACGCTGTACAAGATTGTATGGGTGGAGGAATGCAAACTTCTTTTATGGCTCAGGTACATCAGGATTCAGAAATTCCTGCTTGGGTAATGAAGCAGACTCGATTAACTTATGAATCAATGATGCAAAGTCGTGCTATTCCTTGGGAAGCAGATGCTAACTGGGCAGAAGAGCAATCAAATCAAACAGCAGAAAAACTTGAAATGTGTGCAAAAGGTCCACTATGGGATCAAATCAGACCAACTCCAATGACGATGGATTGGTTAATTGGATGTGGATGGATGAAACCACAAGAAGGTAAGTATCCTTATTATCCAAATAAGAAAGTTGAGTATTGCACTGAGGGTAAGTATTGATGGATTTTCCGTGGGGAGTTGTTACAATATTGGGATGCGGTCTTATCTTTACTGCATATGTAATTTACTACATACTACGATTAGCACACGAGGAAATGAAAGATGAAAAATCTAGCAATCATTCTGTCAGCAACGAGTCTGGCAATTAGTGGAGCACTTTGTTACGGTGCTTATGTGACCTATAAAAAAGCAGAAGCAATCCTCAACAATCCAGAAGAGTTTGTTGGTAAGGTTGTAGAGAACCAAGTCAATAAAGCATTTGAAAAATTACCTATCCCCAAACTAAATACTGAGAAGTTCAAATTACCATTCTAATGGATAAAGATCCGTACATTTATAGAATCAAGTCTGTTCTTAAGGTTGTAGATGGTGACACTATTGACGCTGCTATTGATCTTGGTTTTGATATCTCCCTTACTAAGCGAATTCGTCTTGCTGGTGTCGATACCCCAGAGAGCAGAACAACTGATGCTAAAGAAAAGGCACTTGGTCTTGAAGTTAAAGAATGGCTTAAGAAAAAGTTAGAAGGTCAAACCGACATCATTGTTAAAACAGAACTCCCAGATTCTACTGAGAAATATGGTAGAATTCTGGGATATTTGTTTATTGGAGATGCTGAAGTATCTGCAGTCAATAAAAAGAAATCAGTCAATCAACAAATGATTGATGAGGGATTTGCTTGGGAATATTCCGGTGGAACTAAAAAGAAAGATTTTTCTCTATTGGAATCAAAAAGACAAGCGAGCAGATAATTTTTTAGCAATCTTTTTAGGAGGGGCATAGAGAGGTTTGAATCTTTCTTGTCCTTCTTTTGTGAACTTATCTTTTATTGGTTCATCAATGATTACTTTATTTTCAATTTCGTAAAGTGTGTTTTGCTCTATTTGGTCTCTAATGTACTGTTCAACATTATCAACTTGAGCAACTAATCTTGTTCCTTCTGCTGAGTATTCAAAAATATCAATATGACCTGCTTCTGCCATCACATAATGGAGAACAGGTTTAACTTGTTTGATTTTAATTTTAAACTTATTCTTTGTTGCTTCTTTGATAAATGGTTCAGCAGCATTCTTCAATACATTAAAAGCAGCAGTTGATGCTATCGTAGCAGCAGTTGTAACTACTGCTACAGCACCAGCCGTAGCAACAAGAGAAGGATCAGGTAGATTAATATCGACACCATAAACAGAAAAGGTTGGTTGAGGTTTATCTGGTGGAACTTCTACAACTGGTGTAGGAGTTTGAGTAGTGGAGGTTTCAGCAACTTGTGGAAGTTGAGGTTGAGTGATAGTATCTGGAAGTCCTCTATTTTTCTGTTGTTCTTCTGCTGCTTGTTTTTGACGTTCTGCATTTACTGCAGCATCAAACTCTGCCTGAGTGGGAACATTGAGAACTGGATATTTAATTCCAGTGTTCGGCATATTAATAACAGGAACTTCTAACCCACGAACTACTGGTACTTCTACACCACGAACACTCGGTCTATCTATAGTTGATATTACAGATGGACCGGATATTCGATTTATGTTTGCGTTTGGTATGTTAATCGGATTATTTCCGATTATTGGTCTTAAATTTGGATTATCAATTGGTTGTATTGGTTCCATTGACCACATCCTCAACTCTTGGGTATTTCACAACAACATCCGCACAAACTTTATAGTAAGGACTATCGGGATGGAACATTACCCCCGCTTTATATGCCTCACCGCATTTCAATAATCTCACGAGTTCAAAATCTAATCTTGCCTTATCTGCTTCTGCTTGTTGTCTTGAAATTTCGACCCTTGCTCTTGCCTTACAAAGTTCTTGTAAAGAACCATCTAGTGGGACATTAAATCCCATAGACAATCCAGCGTTACCAGAAAAAGATGTAAACTGTTCTGGGTCTTGACTTGCATTTCCATTACCAACAACGAAAGGTGCTAGAGAGAAGGTCGGTCCCTGGCAACTAACGCCCGCACCATAGGTATTAAGTGCGTACGGCCCTTGGAGAACTTGGACCGCTTGGTTTGTAACGTTTCCAGTAGCACTAGCAGAAGGCCCAGCGATATTAGTATTACTAGGAGCTGTTTGAGCCAACACTGGCGATACATAAAGTCCTACTGCGTAAATACAGATACGGATGTAGTTGTTGATTCTGTTTCTGTAGTTCTGTCTATCCATGTTTCTTTTGCCACTCCAGGTCCGAGATAGGTTTCACTGAACTGGAATGGAGCACCTTGCGTCATAATTGAATAACCAGAACCTCTTTGAGGAACGCCAGGAATGTTGATGTTCGTACCAGTTACAGTATAAGATTCACCAGTTGTATATTCAACTTGGCGGATTGTTTCTACAATTCTTGTTGTAGATTCTGTTGTTGCGTTAATAGTGCCTCTAGTAAAATTAGGCACAACTGTATTTGCCATTGCGGGAGTACAAATGACTCCCGTTGCTAAAAGCAAAGCGGGAGTTAAATGTCTCATTTGAATACACTTAATTCGATGGATCTTTGAGCAGTAGCACTTGTACCTGCACCACCAGCAGTAACAGTAGGAACACCAGTTGGAGAAAGAGTACCTGCAAGAGTTCCTTTCTCGCCACCAACTTGAGTTACACTATCTCCATAGAGATTTGGTGAGTCAAATGTTCCTTGATTAGAAAGTGTTTGATTGAGAACAGGAGTATCTGCCTCAATAATGCTTTCTGAGAAGCTAAATGCTTGACCTGGAGTATTAATGTCGTAGGTTCCAGCACCACCAACACCCCCAAAGGATGTTGCTTGGATATTGGTTCCTGACGCTGAATAGGAAGCACCAATTCGGGTTGATTGAACAGCAGCACCATCAACTTTCAATTGAACGGAATCAGTGATTTTAGATGTAATTTCAGCAGCATTAACTGGGATTGCGAAGAATAACGAAAAGGCTAATAGAAGTCTTTTCATTTTCTTAATGTGAATAAACACTACTCTTATTTAGGAGAGTGTCTCCATTTGAAGGGCTTGACAAGGGCAGCAGACCGTAGTATGATAAATAGGTAAACAAATGTTACGAACCCTAACGGATCTGTAACATTGTCCACTCCCATTAACCGAGACCTATGGGGAGTATAAAAACGTCTCTCATACCCACAGTGGAGGGTGCTGTGGGGTATAATTGTATCAGTTCGTCCCCCCGAACTTTTAACTAACTCTCTTAAAAAAATGACTGCTACAATTTCACGTCAACAATCACAATCGAATATTTGGGAACAGTTTTGTAACTGGGTAACTTCAACCGACAACCGCCTCTATGTGGGTTGGTTCGGCGTTTTGATGATTCCCTGCTTGCTTGCTGCTACTACTTGCTTCATCATCGCATTCATCGGTGCTCCCCCAGTGGACATTGATGGTATCCGTGAACCAGTTGCTGGTTCTTTGATGTACGGAAACAACATCATCTCTGGTGCTGTTATTCCTTCGTCCAATGCAATTGGACTGCACTTTTATCCTATCTGGGAAGCTGCCTCTCTTGATGAGTGGCTATATAATGGCGGTCCTTTCCAACTTGTAGTGTTCCACTTCCTCATCGGTATCTATGCCTATATGGGTCGTGAGTGGGAACTTTCCTACCGCCTGGGTATGCGTCCTTGGATCTGCGTTGCTTACTCTGCACCTGTTGCTGCTGCAAGCGCAGTGTTCCTGGTCTATCCTTTCGGTCAAGGTTCTTTCTCTGATGCAATGCCTCTTGGCATCTCTGGTACGTTCAACTACATGCTTGTGTTCCAGGCAGAGCACAACATCCTGATGCACCCCTTCCACATGCTTGGAGTTGCTGGTGTGTTCGGTGGTTCTCTGTTCAGTGCTATGCACGGTTCTCTGGTTACTTCCTCGCTGGTTCGTGAAACCACCGAGAACGAGTCACAGAACTATGGTTACAAGTTCGGTCAAGAAGAAGAGACCTATAACATCGTTGCTGCTCACGGTTATTTCGGACGCCTTATTTTTCAATATGCTTCCTTTAATAACTCCCGTTCGCTGCACTTCTTCCTGGCTGCCTGGCCTGTGGTTGGCATCTGGTTCACTGCTCTTGGTGTAAGCACGATGGCTTTTAATCTCAACGGTCTGAATTTTAACCAGAGCATTCTGGATAGTCAGGGTCGTGTGCTCAATACTTGGGCAGATGTCCTTAACCGTGCTGGACTGGGAATGGAGGTAATGCACGAGCGCAATGCTCATAACTTCCCTCTGGACCTTGCTACTGCACAGAACACTCCTGTTGCTCTGACTGCTCCTGCAATCGGTTGATAAAAACTCAATAGTTTTTAAGACCTCCTTCGAGAGGTCTTTTTTTGTGACTACTTGACTAAATACTTAAAGTTATGCTATAATAACTTTAACAACTTAATCAAAGGACTATGAAAACCTGTAAAATTTGCAACGAATTAAAACCACTTACAGAATTTTACCAGACAGTAAGGAATGGAACTCCTTATGGACATCATGGTAAATGTAAAAAATGTTATGTAAAAAAGCAACAAGAAAACTATGACCCTATAAAAAAGAGAGATGAAAACTTGAAAAGGGTTTATGGTATTGGTATTGAAGAGTATAATAATCTTCTAGAAAAACAAGGACATAAATGTGCTGTCTGTGGTTCTACTGACCCGAAAGGTAGAAAATCTGGTAGAGGTGGTGGTGTAGATGTTTTCTATGTTGACCATAACCATAAAACTGGTAAGGTAAGAGGTCTACTCTGTAATGTCTGCAATAGAACTATTGGATATGTAAATGAGGATGTTGATTTGATTAGGAATATGATAGAATATGTTAAAAAGCATAAAACCAATGTCTCATAATAATCAACATCATCCTATGGAACCCTGGATTATCTGGGCAGGTGTAGGTATGATGGGATTCACAATCATTGTGTTTGTCGTATTCACTCTTTCGGTAATTTATTGGGGATGAGCACAAACACTCATTGACTTCTTTGTTAAGCAATGTTAAGATAAATATGAGAAACGATATAGGAGGCTATGACTTCTTCAACTCTTTCACCGCCCATTTCTCAGAGAGGTTGGTTCGATGTCCTGGATGACTGGAAATAAACAAAACCTCTTAGCTTCCGTGAGGACTTCTGTATGACCTTTTTGGGACTATATCTTATCTTTCTTGGTGTGAGTGGATTGTTTAGAGATTTACAGAGATACAGAGAACAAACTGACGATAGGTAGACACTAAAAAAATCGGCACAGGGGCACTTGAAAACAGGTGCCCTTTCTGGTATGATACTCTTATATACAAATGACTGATGACCAACAACAAAGAAGTAGCACAAAAAGTTTATGAAGCATTCTGGAAAGATGAACCACATCCCTGTAATGTTGATGGATATGAGATTGCTAATGCTCTCCGTGAAGTAATCAACCAACTCCAACAATCTCCTGGTGTGATTTCTTGTCCCGACCTCCTTGAACTTTGCGATGAGTTGGAAAATCTATGACTGAAATCAAATACCGACTTACTTGGAAATCAGACACTCAACGCACTCGTAAAGAAGCATACTTTCCTACACGCACGATGGCTGAAAAGTGGTATGATGAGAAACTAACAGAAGGTAAAAAACCACAACTCTGGATGGAAGAAACCACCACTATCCTTTATAAACTGAAATGAGTCGTTTTACTAAAAACCCAGACGAAGAATATATGGTATCTATTGATGAGAACTATTGAAGAACTGGAAACTAAAAAGTAGAAATATTCATTTGTATAAATATTTATGTAGTCAATACAGTAGCAGTAAGAATGAAGCATAAACATCATATTGTTCCAAGACATATGGGTGGAACTGACGACCCTTCTAATCTTATTGAACTGACTGTGGAAGAACACGCAGAGGCACACAGAAAGTTATGGGAACAATATGGTAATATCAAAGATTACTGTGCTTGGAAAGGTTTAGAAGGAACTATTGGTAAAGAAGAGATTGTAAGATTGCTGATGGACCCAACTGGAAGAGTTCATACAGAAGAGACCAAACAGAAAATGAGTGAGGCACATAAAGGTAAGTCAAAACATACAAAGGAAAGTAAAGAAAAGATAAGTGAAGCAAGAAAAGGAAAGCCTTTGAGTGAAGAGCACAGGGCAAAAATATCAAAAAGTTTAGAAGGAAATACCCGTATGGTGGGTAAAAAATTGAGTGATGAGACAAAGAAAAAAATAAGTGAGGCAGGTAAAGGTAATAAGAGAGCATCTGGTCCTCATAATGTTAGTGAAGAAGCAAAAAGAAATAGGATTGAAGCAACAAAAGAAAGGTGGAGGAAATACAGGGAGGCAAAAGGACTTGACCCAAATAAACCTATTGATAGTAGATACTCCAAGATATAGTGCCCGCAAGGGCACCTGCCGAAGGCAGTAAGTATAAATACACTTCCCTCCTTACTTGATTTGCCCTATAATAAATATGTAAAGTAATGTAAAGGAGGCTATGACTTCTTCTGTTTTACAGACACCCTCCCAATCGCAGCGTGGATGGTTTGATGTCCTTGACGATTGGTTGAAAAGGGATAGATTTGTGTTCGTAGGTTGGTCTGGCCTGCTTTTATTTCCAACAGCATACCTCGCACTTGGGGGGTGGTTGACTGGAACTACATTTGTTTCAGCGTGGTATACACACGGTTTAGCATCAAGTTATTTGGAAGGTTGTAATTTTTTGACCGCAGCGGTAAGTAGCCCCGCAGACGCTCTTGGACATTCCTTACTTCTTCTATGGGGTCCAGAAGCTCAGGGAGATTTCGTCCGCTGGGTCCAACTTGGGGGACTATGGACTTTTGTGGCGCTCCACGGGGCTTTCAGCCTGATTGGATTTATGCTCCGCCAGTTTGAGATTGCCCGTCTTGTAGGCATCCGCCCTTACAACGCAATCGCGTTCTCTGGTCCCATTGCGGTGTTCGTCAGCGTTTTCCTGATGTACCCTCTGGGTCAATCCAGTTGGTTCTTCGCACCATCCTTTGGTGTCGCAGCAATCTTCAGATTCCTTCTGTTCTTACAAGGATTCCATAACTGGACCCTCAACCCTTTCCATATGATGGGAGTTGCTGGTATACTGGGAGGAGCACTTCTCTGTGCAATCCATGGAGCAACTGTAGAAAATACTCTATTTGAAGATGGTGATCAAGCAAATACATTCAAGGCATTTGAACCGACTCAAGAGGAAGAAACCTATTCAATGGTTACTGCGAACCGCTTCTGGTCGCAGATTTTTGGAATTGCTTTTTCCAATAAGCGTTGGTTACATTTTTTCATGCTTTTTGTTCCCGTTATGGGTCTCTGGACTAGTTCTATTGGGATTATTGGTCTCGCTCTCAATCTTCGTGCTTATGATTTTGTAAGTCAAGAAGTAAGAGCAGCAGAAGACCCAAGTTACGAAACTTTCTACACAAAAAATATCTTATTAAACGAAGGGCTTCGTGCTTGGTTAGCACCAGTTGATCAACCACACGAATCGTTTGTTTTTCCTGAGGAGGTATTGCCTCGCGGAAACGCACTTTGATTTTAAAGACCTCATTGTTGGGGTCTTTTTTATTTACATAAGAACCAAAATATGATATTATATAAATAATAATAGATATTCATATTCAGGATAATGCCTTTAAATAATAAATCAAAACCTTGTGGTGCTTTGGTTGGTGAAAAGTTTGGAAAACTTACCGTTTTAAAAGAAGAAGTTATTTTTAAAAGTGGAAAGAATAGAGTATACACAACTTGTAAGTGCGAATGTGGTGGGCAAAAAACCTGTGAAAGATATGGTTTAGTGTCTGGAAGAACTACTAGTTGTGGGTGTGTATTAACAGAACGAACTATTGCTTTTAATAAAACCAAAAAGAAACCAAAAGGTAGCAAAAAAGCAGATGATAGAAGATATAAGATGTTTCATAATGCTCAACATAGAGCAAAAAGAAAAGGCATTCCATTCAGTATAACTATAGATGATATTATTATTCCAGAAACTTGTCCTTTACTTGGAATACCTCTTATATCTACTAATGATAAGAGTGATCCAAGAAATCCAAGTCTGGATCAAAAGGTTCCCGGTAAAGGATATACTCCAGATAATATTTGGGTTATATCTTCAAGAGCAAATGCTTTAAAGTGGGACGCATCCCTACAAGAACTAGAACTCCTAGTAGAAAACCTAAAATGTTTCTCATCCTCTTCTCATTCATAGCGTTTGGAATTCTAATGTTTATATTATCTGTTATGCAAGACTTATGATAACTTCAACTACACCATACAAACTCGCAGAAATCATTAGAGATACTTGGCCTGGACTTTACAGACCACCAGTAAAGAGTTATAATCAAGCAAAAGCACCAGAAAAAAATGTATGATTATTGGGTGGTCACAGATAAAACCACAGGTAGGGTAATCGCTCATTGTGGCGAAGAAAATGATGCATTGATGTTAGTTGGATTCGATAAAGACAAAAGAACTTATCGAAAGCAAAAGTTTATTATGGATCAAGTGATTACAATAACATCAACAACAGATAAACAACTTCTTGGTCAACAAGGATTGCCTGCTGCAAAAGAAGAACTTCCTCCAATAGAACTTCAACAACAAGTATGGTTACCTGAAGGACAAGGAATTCCAGTTAACGCTAAATAACTTTCAGTTTTATAAGAATTATGAAGTTTACAGTTTATTCAAAAGACGGTTGCCCATATTGCACAAAAGTCCAACAGGTGTTAGAGTTGGCACAACTACAGCATGTAGTCTACAAATTGAATACTGATTTTACTCGCGATGAGTTTTATGCTGAGTTTGGAGAAGGTTCTACCTTTCCCCAAGTGATTGTCAATGATCAACACATTGGTGGTTGTTCTGACACAGTTCAATATCTACAGGAGCAAAAACTAGTTTAATGGATAATAATCTTTACGAAGTTTGTAACGATGTTGAAAAAGCAATTGATTATGCTTTTAATGGTCAATTTGTTTTGAGTTTTTATGATTATTTAAAAGTTCGTGGAACTAAAAAAGTAGAAGTTGAACAGTTTATTGAAAGTAATACAGCACATGAACTGAGTAATCTTGTAATGGATTTGGATGACTATCTTGAAGGTGGGTCTGATGAGATGCATAAACAACTTCGTGAAGGATATGGTCATATTCCAAAGCCACAAGCAAGAAAAATAAGAAATTACCTATATGGTATTCTTGAAGATGCATGGAGATATAGTAATGACAAAAAACCGGGAAGGCGAAAGAAGCAAACTAAATAAGTCAGAACCTCAAATTAATCGAGGTGTTGAATTATTACTTAGGAATAAAAGGAGGAGAGAATCAAAACCAAAAACCTTTCAAGTGAAGTTTGGTAAAATGATTTCTCTCTTTCGCAGAGAGTTTCACTTTTTTATAGAATTTCATTTTGATGTTAGAAAAAAATAAACTCTCTGGAGAAAACAAATGGAAACGGCATACGTAGTAACATTTATTACAATGTTTACCTTGCTCTTTTTTATGGTAGGAGGTATAATAGGTTGGTTAACTTATAAACATCTACTGGAATCAAAACCTCCATATTTGCATCCAGAGTTTTTTGATGAAAATGGTCAGATTATTCCTGACGAAATAGTATCTGTACGATTTGAAAACGATTACGATTATGACTACGACGAAGATGAAGAAAGCGACGATTGAAAAACCTATTGAAACTCTTCCAACAAACCCCTTTGTATTTGAGATTCTAGAACTTGCCTCAAAGCAAAGAAGCAATGCAAAGAAAGTAGAAGTTCTTAAGACATATGAACACGATTCTCTAAAAGCAATTTTTATTTGGAACTTTGATGAGTCTGTTATTTCCCTTCTTCCCGAAGGTCAAGTTCCATATGCCAGTACAGGAGAGCAAACATCCTATAGTGGAACTCTAAGTGGAAAAATTGAAGACGCAGTATCTAAGATGCAAGAGTTAAACTCAAATTCTCTTGGATCAATGGATCAAGGAAAATCTTCCATCAGAAAAGAATATCATATGTTTTATAATTTCCTAAAAGGTGGTAATGATGGATTGAGTTCTCTACGTAGAGAAACTATGTTTATTAATATTCTTCAGGGACTTCATCCTCTTGAGGCAGAAATTCTTTGTTTGGTAAAAGATAAAAAACTTTCCAATAAATATAAGATATCTTTTGAAAATGTTAAAGAAGCATACCCCGATATTCAATGGGGTGGTCGTTCATGAGTGCAGTAGTAGGAGAAAAGAAAAAAATGGCAGAAAATAAAACCAAGATTAATAAAGTTCTGCCACATGAATATGGATGCGAAATTCTTTTAGAAAAAACTACTGTAGAAAAAGCAAAAGATTCTTCACTCCCAAATGATGCATATTTAATTTGGTATATCGTTGATGATGAAGAATGTATTGATCTAACTCGTTGCCCCAAACGAGTAAATCTTTTTGATATGTACTACGATAAGTATGGTCCTGGTGCTGTTAAAAAAATTGATTTTGGGTATGGTAGAACTAATCCAAAACTTTGGGGATATAAACAACCAGAGAAAAAGAAAAGAAAATGAGTTCAGGATTTGATGTAGAAATTGAAATGCCGAAGTCTGATATTGACAAACTTCTTAAGCAGTATAAAAAAATAAAAAAGTATCAAAAATCATCTCTGTATGCTATCAAAACAATGGACGGCACAGAAGATATTGTGAGTTCATTGATAAAGGAAGCGGAGGAGAATCCACTGTAAATGGGAAAGCATTATCTACTTAACTTGTATGGATGCTCGTTTGTCCTTTTGGACGACGAGCGTTGTCTTATAGACTTACTAGAAAACGCAGCAGTAGCAAGTGGTGCTACTGTGGTTCAAACTATCTCAAAAAAGTTTGAACCACAGGGAGTTACTGTTATTTGTTTATTGTCTGAAAGTCATATTAGTATTCATACTTGGCCTGAAGAAGGTAAGGCAGCAGTGGACGTTTATACCTGTGGTGATTGTAATCCAAAGATTGGGTGTGATATGATTATCGAACAACTCTTTGCACAGAACCATACATTAAGTTATATTGAACGGTAACAAAAGTTACAAAAGTACTTGTATAGATAATGTAACTAGAGGTATAATAATCCTCTACCGTTCATCCTATGACTAAAGCACTCTTGCTTTTAGCATGGGTTCCTTTCCTCTTTGTTTCAGCGCCACAAGCATCTAGCATCCAACAGGTTGCAGTTTCTTGTGACACCGCGATGGAACTAATGGACATCGTTAAAAACGGCGATGTAGTATCACAAAAGACAGAGGACCGATTGTTATTAGAACTCCGAAAGGATTTTATAGTAAAGTGCTAAAACCTAATAGGACGGAAGTAAGCCGACGCGGAACGGATCGTTCATTCGCTATTCGCAAATAGCGAACGCAAACGCCGACTGAAGGAACGCTCTTTAACCTAAAAAACTAAGGAGAACCCAATGTCTAGAGTAGTATATCGTGGTGTTGAGTATGACACCCAAAAGCGTCTTGAGTATCAACAACAAATGATGCAGCAACCCCAACAATACAACGAAACCTATCGTGGTGTTAAGTTTGTAAAGGAGGGGCATAAATGAAGAAACTAAACTTCCTTCAACTCATTAAAGAGCAAAAACAAAAAGAAGAGAGGCGTCAAAAAGCATCTCTTGCTACTTTAGTAGCAGCAAAATAATTTAGAGAGGGACTTGACTCCCTCTCTTTTTTTATGTATAATTACCTTTGTCGAGGTTAATAAACATGGATCAAGAAAAGCTTAAGCTAATTGTCAGAAACCTTGAATCTCTGGTAGAATGTTTAAAGTCAGAGATTAGTTCTGATGAGGATTCTTTTAAACCAGAATTACAATATGAGGAAATTAAAAACTTTCTAAATGATTACGACGAAGTATTTTATGACGAGGAAGATGAATACAATGTTCGATGATTTTGAATTTATGAAACCAGAAGTAAAACTAATTAGTGTTACTCCTGACGCAGAAAAGCATATGGCATATTGTGCTCGCGTAAGTAACCCTGCAAATCAGGAGAATGAAAAGTTCTCTGGACTACTCAAGTATTGTATTCAACATCAGCACTGGAGCATCTTTGAGCAAGCAAGTATGACTGTAGAAATTAATACTACAAGAGGTATCGCAGCTCAGATTTTACGTCATAGGTCATTTACATATCAAGAATTTTCGCAACGATATGCTGATGCTAATCTTCTGAATAATACTATTCCTCTTCCTGAACTTCGTCGTCAGGATACAAAGAATCGTCAGAATAGTATCGATGATATTCCGGACTATCTGCGTCTAACTTTGACAGAAGATGTCCGCGTCCATTTTGAGAGTGCTCTACGCCTCTACAACCGCCTTCTGGAGAAAGGAGTGGCAAAGGAGTGTGCAAGGTTTGTACTGCCCTTAGCAACGCCTACAAGACTCTATATGACCGGTTCTGTAAGGTCATGGATCCATTATATTGATCTTCGTTCTGCACATGGTACACAGAAAGAACATATGGAGATTGCAGAACTTGTTCGCTGTATCTTTACCTGCCAGTTCCCTGCGGTATCTGAAGCACTTGGTTGGACTCGTGAGGGATGTGTAGAATGTGTTGATCCACCTTCAGTCACTATTGAATAAATATCCTTACATACTATGGAGGTGTAACATTGGCAACGTATCCAGTTTATAATAAAGTTACTGGTGAACAAAAAGAAGTTGTTCTCAGTGTTCATGATTGGGATCAGTGGAAAAAAGATAATCCAGATTGGGATAGAGATTGGTCTGATCCATCAACTTGTCCTGCATCTGGAGAAGTTGGTGAGATTTATGATCGACTTATAAAATCTCATCCAGGATGGAATGATGTTCTTCATAAAGCATCAAAAGCACCAGGATCAAAAGTAAAACCAATTTAATCATTCTATGGCAAGAAGAAGAAAAGAAGACCAACCAATTGGTGTTGGGATGACTGCTAAGCAGATGAAGCGTAAAAAACCAATCAATCTAGATTTAATTAGAGAGATTGAACCACTAACAGATAATCAAAAACTTTTATATCAAGCATACGAAAAGGGACAAAATATCGTTGCATATGGATGCGCAGGAACAGGTAAGACATTCATCACGCTTTATAACGCTCTTCAAGACGTACTTGATGAAAGATCTCCTTACGAAAAGATTTATATCGTTAGGTCTCTTGTTGCTACCCGTGAAATTGGTTTTCTTCCTGGTGATCATGAAGACAAGTCATCACTTTATCAAATTCCCTATAAGAATATGGTGAAGTATATGTTTCAGATGCCAGATGATGCGTCGTTTGAAATGCTTTATGGAAATCTAAAACTTCAAGGAACAATTAGTTTTTGGTCTACTTCCTTTATTCGTGGAACTACTCTGGATAATGCAATCATCATTGTCGATGAATTTCAAAACTTGAATTTTCATGAACTTGATAGTATCATTACTCGTGTAGGTGAAAATAGTAAGATTATGTTCTGTGGAGATGCTACTCAAAGCGATCTTATTAAAACGAACGAAAAGAATGGAATTATCGATTTTATGAAAGTTCTTCGCGTGATGCCTTCAATTGATATTATTGAATTTGGAGTTGATGATATCGTCCGCTCTGGATTTGTGAAGGAATATATTCTTGCTAAAATGGAAGTCGGTGTATGAGTTTTATTCATTGTAATTACTTAGGTGATCTTGAATTAGAAAAGAAAGAAACAAATGGCATCCGCTTGTATAATCTTCCTGATGGTCAGTGGGTGCCATCAATTACATCTGTGACTTCTTTTTATAATCGCGATATCTTTATTAAGTGGAGAAAAAGAGTAGGACTGGAAGAGGCAAATCGAATTACTAAAAGAGCCACTGCAAGAGGAACCGATTTTCACCAAGTCTGTCAAGATTATTTGGAAAACAAAGAACTTGATTGGAATGATTATCAACCAATGACAAAGATAATGTTTTCTTACGCAAAACCTTATCTTAATAAGATAAATAATATTCATGCAATTGAAAGGACACTTTATTCTGAATATTTGGGACTTGCTGGAAGAGTAGATTGTATTGCAGAATACGAAGGAGAACTAGCAGTAATAGATTTTAAAACATCTGAGAAGATTAAACCCGAGGAGTGGATTGAAAATTATTTTGTTCAAGAAACTTTTTATGCTGCAGCATATTACGAACTCACTGGTCAGGTTGTTAAGAAACTTATTACACTCATGGTAACTCCTGGTGGAGAAGTGAAAGTATTTGACAAAAGAAACAAAGGCGACTATATTAAACTATTAGTTCGTTATATTAAAGAATTTGTACATCACAATACTAGGTCAGATGGAGAATGAATTAGAGAAAGCATTAGAAAGTAAGTTTTTTTGTCCCTCTAAATTCGCACAAGAAATCGAAAATCTTGTACAAGTTAATGTTGAAATGAACTATATCGATGCCATTGTTTATTTTTGTGAACAAAATAACATCGATATAGAGTCAGTGCCAAAACTTATTTCAAAACCATTGAAAGAGAAAATTAAGTATGAAGCAATGGAACTTAATTTTTTAAAGAAAACATCTCGTGCTAAATTAGTTTTTTGAATGATTCCTTTTGATGCTTATAAATGTTATTTGTCTTTGAAAAATCATTTTACCAAAGACAATTATGATTACCATAAGTATTGTGGTAAAAGTAGAGCAACTCTTCAATCTTTTTATAGAAGAAAAGATAGGATGTGGTTTGAAAAAGTTTCCAGACAAAAATCTGATAAAGAGGTAGAAGAGTTTTTCGTCGCCAATTTCGTATCATGCAATGATCCAGAAACTCTCTGGATTGGAGAAATGATTAAAGATGGTGAAGGAAGATATACTGAATGGAAAAAGAAAATACAATCTCTTTCATATATCTTTAAACAAGAAACAGAAAATTTATTTTCTGAAAACAAATTTGAGGATGTTTTTAAGTGTTCTAAGGGACATCCTCCAATCTTAAAAAAGTTCCTGAACGGTAATATTAGCCTAGAAACTCTAGTCATATATGATAAAATATTCCTGTTCGGGAATGACTTTGATAAGAAACTTCAAGACCCGGTATGGCAAACCGTCAGTCGTAGGATTAAAAAATATAATCCATTTCTAAATATTGATGTATTTCGTTACCGAAAAATTTTAAAGGAAGTAGTTCTAGGAGAAAGATGAGTTTTTTTAATTCTGAAGTTGTACGTGCTGAGATGGTAGAAATATCTGAACTTCAAGAGGAAATTTATGGAAGTGTCTTTAAATTTCCAGCTATGACGAAAGAAGATAAAATTAAGCATGTTGATCTTTTAGAAAAACTTTTGAATAAGCAACAAATTCTTTATACTCGTTTAAGTTTATCTGATGATCCTGAAGCTCAGGAAATGAAAAAACGGATAACAGAATCTGCTTCTATGATGGGTCTTCCTTCTGGAGTGGACATGAATATCATCTTTGGTAATATGACTAAGATGCTTGAAGTGATGAGGAAACAGATTGACAAGACTGGTTCCGACCTGTAGAATAACGAAGTACACAAAGGCCAAATCTCAACAAATAAGAGGTACAAATGTCTAATTTTGCAAATCTTAAAAAGCAATCTTCGCTTGGTTCATTGACTGAGAAACTAGTGAAGCAAGTCGAGAAGATGAATACCACTTCTGGTGGTGCTGATGAACGTCTCTGGAAACCTGAGATGGATAAAACTGGAGTAGGTTCTGCAGTTGTTCGTTTCCTGCCTGCTCCTGATGGCGAAGATGTTCCTTGGGTAAAGATGTATACTCACGCTTTCCAAGGTCCTGGTGGTTGGTATATTGAAAACAGTTTGACTACGATTGGTCAAAAAGATCCTGTTAGTGAATACAATCGTGGTCTCTGGAATAGTGGTAGCGAGAAAGATAAGGAAACTGTTCGTAAGCAAAAGCGTAAACTTTCTTACTACAGCAACATTTATGTTGTAAAGGATCCTGCTAATCCATCTAACGAAGGTAAAGTATTTCTCTTTAAGTATGGTAAGAAGATCTTTGATAAGATTCTGAATGCTATGCAACCTGAGTTTGATGATGAAGATCCGATCAATCCTTTTGACTTCTGGCAAGGTGCAAACTTCAAGATCAAGATCGTGAAGAAAGATGGTTATTGGAACTATGATAAGTCTGAATTTGATCGTGTTGCTCCTCTTCTGGATGATGATGACGCACTTGAAGCACTTTGGAAGAAAGAGTATTCTCTGACTGCAATCACTGCTCCAGATCAGTTTAAGACTTATGAAGAACTTGAGAAGCGTATGAATTACGTTCTTGGTGTTGGTGGAACTAATACACCCACTCAGTCTCGTGCAGTAGTTGAACAGGAAGATGTATACGAGTCTTACAGTTCTCCCGTAACCCGTGAGGATAAAGTTATGGAAGAACTTGAGCAGTCTTATACTCGTTCTAAGTCTCCTTCACTTCCAGTTATCTCTCAAGATACTGATGATGAAGATGACGCTCTTTCTTATTTCCAGCGACTTGCTGAAGATTGATTATTCAGAAAGTTTAATATTGTGCGCTTTCTTTAGGGTATCACTCACATACTGGGTGCTACCCTTTTTATATGGCATAATATCTTCTAAGTCATTAAACATTACGTTCAGATAACTTGGTTTTAGTATAAAGATATTTCTTTTTCTATTTTCAATTTCAGATTCATATTCAAAATTTGTAACTGATCTTAAAATTGATGATGAAGGTAATAATGAGTAATAGTTTAGTCCTGCATCATAAAATTCGTAGTAGTATGAATTTCCTCCAGTTCCCACTTGAAAAATAACTTCCTCGCTGCCATTTGTACTTAAAGTTGGTGTTGCGGAAATTGGTGTTCTTGGTAATTCATATGTAAATGAAACTGCAATGTCATCGAATGGAACATACGCGGAGGTAACTTCAAATCTACCATTGAATATTCTTTCTGAAATATTGTTGATATTAACTTCAGAACCAACGTTTAATCCTTTTATGCCGTTGTTTAATGTTATGGTTACTGTTTTTGATGGTGTTCTGCCATCTCCAGAAAATATTTGAGTAATTTTTGAGTTATTCACTTCAATAAAATTACCGCTAGTCTTCCATGTATTTGGCATTTTTAATCCAGCAGGTAAGACAACAGCACCTCTAGAATCTGTAGTTCCTATAGTTTCATAGTGATGAACACCAGAGTATAAGTTTTCATATGATCCATATTTGTTTAGGAGAACTTCATCAAATACTGATAGTGGCAAAGGCCATTCTGTTTGAACACTGAGAATATTATTGGACAACAATACCACCCAATCTAGAGTTTCATCTCCGTAGACTTTATAAGCAACATTGTCTGGTCTATCACCTCCTTGGATTTGATATTTTTCAAAGAAAGAAAGATTTCCAAAAATGTCTTCTCTAAGTTTCCCTCTCTTGAATAAATTTTTTACAGGAACACTGTCTGTAATTGAACTATATTGAGTAGTTCTATCTACATATTCGAAGTTTGGTACTTGTCTGAAATATGGTTTTGCCATTTTTTAGTAACCTATTGGGTGATCTGTGTAGTCTGTACTGTATATTGGTTCTAGTTCTTGGAATGATAATGTCATTGTATATGCAACCATAGTTCCATCATCATAAGTCATGTAGGTTCCCAGTGGCGTATAGTCAACCGCACAGTTTAGAAGAGCACATTCTTTAATTTGATTTATGCCAGTGTGGGTTGTTTCTCCTCCTTTAAGTTTATATTCGATGAAAAAAGTTTTTGGAGCCTTAAGGAAGATATTATCATCTGTTTTTCTTGGTGCCATATTTTCCTTGAAAAACTTGATAATTTTTTTGATGTTATTCGCTTCTCTCTTTTCTCTTGCTGACATTTTAAATGTAAAGTCAAAAGGTCTTAGTTGTGGACCAGTAAAGAGAAGTTCTAAGTTTGGGTTCAATACTGAACCAAATCTTCCAAGTAGGTTTTGAATACCTACTGCTTCTCCTGCAAGGGCAACTCTTACTTCGTCTCCATACTTAACGACATTTGCCAGTGCCTTATTGCCACTCTGCTCAAAAGCTGTACCTAAATCTTTGGTTGTTTGTGCTTTCATAGCATTGAGAGACAAGTTCACAAGTTCTCTGTCAACTACATTTAAACTTGCACCTTGCCAATCAACTGAGTTTGAATCTGTAATAGAGGCTTGAATTGGTAAAAATACATGTGGACCAGATCTAGTCTTTGTTCTGTTTGGAGAACTGAGACCAGATGATAAATTTCCACTTGCTTGATATTCAACTGCAGTAAATTTAATTCTATCTTGATCTGTCCCTCTCATTCCAAGTGGGTAAATTAATACGCCATCATCTTGTGGTTTTTGTTGTTGTATTTGTTGAGTTGGATTACTTCCACTCTGCTGGTCTGGAGTTCCAGCAGTACTAGCAGTATTTCCACTTCCACCACCAATCTGACTTAACGTTGATTGTTGTATTGGAGTGCCGATAGGTTCAAAGAAAGTTTTTTCAGTTGATCTTACTTGATCTCTTCTAACTTGATTTAAAGTTGAGTTTGGATTTGCAAGAAGTTTTTGTTCTTCTGCGGAAGCGTTGACTGTGTTTATTGATCTAGCAACAGGACCACCACCAGCTGGAGTTGCGTAACCCGCAATAGGTACATCGTTTTTTCCTTGAGAATCTGTTCGAAATAAAGTAGTACTAAAAGTACCATCTCCTTGATCGGTTACTTGTGTTCTATAAAAATTGTTACCTACTTTATTGACACCGCTTACTGCAATTTTTGCCATTAGACACAGCGTTTTTTATTTATTTAGACGGAATTTTGCATAAGGTATAGAAAGCATTTCATCAAGTTCTTCATATTTAACAGTATATAATTTTCCCGCAACTTCTTCCCAAGTATAATTTCTATATTTTTCCCAATGAAAATTGATTCCTCTGAATCCCCAATTTTTAAGATCTACGCAAGCAATTAAAGGATGTTGATCGTATTCAATATCTGGAGTTTTTGGATTATATACAAATGTATAAAATTTTCCTATTTCTGGATATAATGCATCTTCTTTTAATACTTCCATAATAATTAGCATTAAATCTTCTGGGTCGTTAGTTCCTGCATCAATAATTTTTTTTCTAAGTTCTCTCATTCTTGGTGGAACGTTAGAATACTGATTAGAATACTGACCAAAACCCTCTGCCATTATTTGATACCTAATTCGTTTTCTGTAATTATGAGGAACTTAATCATTCTGTCTTCGCACCATTCTCGAATAGAATTCCATTTAGATTGATTAACAGCATATGTATTTACTTCATTAATATATGTTTTTGTTTTCTTATTTCCTTGAACTGGTGGTATAGTTTGTTTTCTTGGTTTTATTTCTATAACATATTTCTGTGTTTTTCCGTTACTTTCTAATACTTCAATAATAAAATCTGGAAAGTATCTACATACTCGTTGTTTTACTGGATTATAATATGGAATACAAAATTCTTCTGAACCATATTTCAAAATATTAGAAGACCTATCACACCATTGCATAAATTTAAGTTCCCATCCACTACGATATACTATGTTTTGAGGATCTCCAATATATTTTTCTGGATTTCTTGGATGGAAATACCCTTGATGATACTTTGGTTCACGACGCATTTTTCCAACCTTTATGCGATTTTCTCTTTCTAGATAAAAGTTCTGATAGGTGACCCGTACTTAAATTTAATTCTTTTGCTGCTTTAGTAATACAATCAAATTCAAAAATTTTTCCATCTTTTATAATTTTTCCACCCTTATGTAAATGTGGTTTACTTTTTTGTGCAGATAAACTCATTTTCTTTTTAGTTTTTTCTGAATGTTTTTTTCCTAACATTCCAGGAAAATGATATCCGCTTTGAGTGTATTCAAAAGTTTCTTCATATGTTGTAGCACCATCTACATTAAAAAGTTCGCATAATTTTGTTGTATCAAATTTATACATATATGTTTTAATACTTTCTGCCATTTTCCAGCATACATAATATAATAGTAAAAGTATTTATAAATGCCTGGAAGAGAGGACTTAATCCAAAGAAATATAACCAGAGCAGCAGCACAAGGACAACCTCCTGTGCCCGGAGTTCCACTACCTTCGAATAATTTTACTTCAGGATCAGGAAGTAGTCCGGGAAATGCCAATCCATCTATGAATTCAACGGCAGAGGTTCCTTCTGGACCAAAACCACAAAGAGTTCCTAATTATGAAATAAAATCAAAGTTATTAAGACCTGCATTAACTTCACATTTTCAATGCATTTTTAATCCACCCAATGTAGATACCATAAGAAGATACTATCTGGAAGGTGGAAAAATAATTACTTTATTGTGCAGTGAAGCCTCTTTACCAGGTTCATCCGTTCTTACTAATGAAATCAATGATGATTATACTGGCGTAACCGAGAGAATAGGTTATCGTAAACAGTATGATGATAGAGCAGACTTTACTTTTTATGTTGATCAAGGAACTCAGAATGGTGGTTATAATGTAATTAGATTGTTTGAAGAATGGATAAGATATGCTATGGGTGAAAAGGAGACAACTGGTGCAAATTATAGTTATAGAGTGAGATTTCCAGACGAACCTGGAAGTGGATATAGGACTGATATGTTCATTCAAAAATTTGAAAAAGATTTTGGTGGAAATTATTTGGAGTATGTTTTCGTAAAGGCATATCCAATTAGTATTGCATCTATGCCAGTTTCTTACGATTCTTCTCAATTACTAAAATGTACAGTTTCTTTTACTTACAATCGTTATGTTCTTAGATTACGTCAGAATGTGCAAGAAAAAGAACCACAACCATCAACACCACCAGGAGTTCCAAAAAAACCAGAATATTATGGACCTGGATTGCCTGGAGAACAAGCAAACGAACTTCGAAGAGGTCTCCTTGAAGACTTTATTGTAAGACAGCAAAATAATCCTCTTTTTTAATATCTAATAAAAACAATAAATAATCACACTGAAACTTCTATAGGACATTATGCCTTTACCTAAGATCTCTACGCCAACTTATGAACTTGAGTTGCCATCTACAGGACAATTAATTAAGTATAGACCTTTTCTAGTAAGAGAAGAAAAACTTTTAGTTCTTGCTCTAGAATCTGAAGATACCAAACAGATTACCACAGCAATTAAAACTGTTATTAAAAATTGTATAGAAACAAAAAATGTTAAGGTAGAATTGTTACCTACATTTGATATTGAATTTATCTTTTTAAATATTAGAGGTAAGTCAGTCGGTGAAGAAATTGAGGTAAATATTATCTGCCCAGATGATGGTGAAACGACAGTACCTATTAAAATAAATGTAGATGATATTCGGGTTCAAAAAAATCCTGAGCATAGTAAGAGAATTAAAGTCGATAACTCTATCATGATGGAAATGCGGTATCCATCTCTGGATCAATTTATTAAGAGTAACTTCGATTTCTCTGCAGATAATACAATGGATCAATCTTTTGAATTAATCTCTTCATGTATTGACAAAATTTTTACAGAAGAAGAAGTATGGTCTGCCTCTGATGTAACCAAAAAAGAACTTATGGAATTCCTAGATCAAATGAATTCTAGTCAATTTAAAGAGATTGAGAAGTTCTTTGAAACAATGCCTAAACTTTCGCATACAATTAAGGTCACAAATCCAAATACTGAAATTGAAAGTGAAGTAGTTCTAGAAGGGTTATCAAGTTTTTTCGCATAGGTATGTCCCATATGGACTTGGAAAATTATTTCAAACTAAATTTTTCCTTAATACAGTACCATAAATATTCATTAACAGAGATTGAAAACTTGATACCTTGGGAAAGGGATGTATACGTTGGATTGTTAAAAAATCATCTGGAAGAAGAAGAACTTAAGCAACAACAACGATAAATGAACTCAGTATCCGAAAAAATAGATGAAAGAATTCTGAGGTTACTGGGACTTCAATATACGTTTGACCTTGATTATGATACCTACTTAACTCTCATTAGGGAGGCAATGGTTTCTGGCGCAGGCAAATTACCACAAGAGGAACTTGCTCTCCTTGCAAATGAAAGAAAGAGAGTAAGAGGAAAGAAGGGTAGATTTAAACCAAAGAAGCAAAAAATAACTGCAGGAAAATTTGCAACTACTAAGTTTCTAAAACCAACTGTTCAACCAGTATCTACCCCACTCCTGTCTGGATCAGTTGAACCACAAACTCAGTTAGTTAATTTATCGCCACTCCAAGGTCCTATTGAATCTATAAAGAAAACATTATCATCTTTCTTTGATTTTAGAAAAGATGCTGGTGAACAGGAGAGAAGAGACTACGAATTTCAAAAAAGATCTAAAAGAGAGGAGGGTCTTGAGGGCATAAAGAAGGGGATGGGTGCAGTCTCCGATGCCGTACAGAAATTTATTTCTCCTTTTCAGGGTATTATTGATAGAATTTGGAGATTTATTTACTTTACTTTATTGGGTAGAGCATTTACTCAACTTGTAAATTGGTTTGGTGATTCTAAAAATAAAAAGAAGGTTGAAGTTTTAAAGAGATTTTTGAAGGATTGGTGGCCCTCTCTTCTTGCAGCGGCAGGATTCTTTTTTACTCCATTTGGAAAATTTGTTAGAGGGATTTTATCAATTGTTGGTGGATTAACTGGTAGATTAATATCGTTAATACCAAGAATTTCTGGTGCAGTAAAGGGACTTAGTAGAGTTTTACTTAATCCTTGGGTTGCTGTTCCTGCAGCAGCAGTTGGATTAGCAGCCGCTGCAAATGAAGTTACTGGACAAAGAAAAGCAGCAGGAGTACAAGCAGAGAACAAAGCAAGAGCACAGACTGGAAAGGGTCTAGGTGTTCAGGGAACTGACACTATGACAGATAAAGTTCCTAGTGTTGGTAACATGGGTGCTACAACACCTTATGGACTCTTACAACAAGCTGCCCGTGGCGGTTCTGTGATGGATGGGTATTATGGTATTGATCATAGTACTGGACAAAGGATATCTGGATTTGGTCCTGACACACAATTAATCGCTGCACAACCTGGTGAAGTTGTTATTAATAAGAAAACTGTAGATGCTGTTGGTGCAGATACATTTTTAAGTTTAAATCATTACTATGGCGGTAGTGGTGCAAATCAACCTAAGTTTGGTAGATTATTTAATACTGGTGGAATTGTTGGTGGATTATCCCGTGGTGTTACAAAATTAGCAACTCCAATCGAGAGAGCTATTAACTTTGCATTTCCGGTGGGAGGAAGAAAACCAACAACTAAAGGGCTTCGTGGCGCTCCTCTTAAAAGAATTATGCATGGCACCTCATTTGGAGCACCTGAGTCTATTCGTGCTACAGGATTTAGAGAACAAATGGGAATGCTGGGGAAAGGTGTTTACGGTAGCGTAAAAGGTTGGGTTTCTGATACTTATAGAGGTGCTGGTAAATTTAAAGGAATTTTACCTGGACAAGGACCAAGATTGGATATGTTAGTTCCTCAAGGAGCAAGAACATTAAGAGGTGCTACAGTTGTTTCTGCCAGACAAGCAAATAGAGGTCTAAGAATTGCTGAAGGTATTATGAGTGGGAGGTATACTGGTGCTAAGGCAAGGTCATTAATGCCACTATTGACTAGACAGACACCATCTATGGGTCGTGTATTAACAACAAGTGCTGCCAGACTTGGTGGTAGATTTGTTGGCGCTCTAAATGCGCCGATAATTGGAGACATGCTTGACCCTGCAGGTACTGCAATGTACGATCAACTTAGCGGTCCTTATGCATATTACAATGCACCTGGATATAGAGGACCAAAACCACTAAGAAGGCAAGGTGGTGGAGAGATATCTGGATCAATAACTCCTGAAGAGGGAATGCGTGGATACCAGATGGCTTTAAAGAAAAAAGAACTTCCTGACTGGATAATAACTGAATTAGGGAGAGAGATATGGGATGCTAAGTATGGTCCTGCTGCTAGAGGTGGTGCTGCTTTGAAAAAATACTATGGTGGTGGATTAGTTAAAGAAAATACTGGAATGAATATTCGTGGTGCAACTGCTGATAGACAAATGACTGCACTTCAACCTGGTGAATATGTTTTACCTGTTGACACAGTTTCTCGTCTTGGAACTTCTTTGATTGATAAACTTGTAGCATTTACTGACAGCAATTCAAACCCCGCAAAATTAGGTAAGAAAAATATCAATAGACCAAATATTACTCCACTATCCAATGGTGGAGGGAGTGGAGTGATTACTCTTCCGCCAATTACACAATCAACCTCTGGAGGATCTGCAGGTTCTCGTGGTGCTGGATCAAGAGTTCCTCCATTTCCTGCGACTTCTCCAACTGCTATTGAAGTAAGATCTATGAATGCTAGTATCTATGGGATTGTAGGATAATGGCAATTAACACTCAAAAGTTTTTACCATCAGCAAAAACTACTGCAATTGCTAAGATTGGTGGATCAAATGCATCATCAAGTATTGTAGGTAAAAAAAGTATAAGTGCCGGTAAATTAATGGCACTATCTCAAAAACGCAATGATGAAAGTGTTGATATTGTAAAAAGATCTTTAATTGATGTTGATTCCCTTTTAAGATCTGTTTTAAGTGAAGACAGAAAAACAGAAACTGTAAAAAATGTAAGAAAGCAACAAGAAGAAAGTCAAGAAAGAGAGACTAAATTAGAAACTCCTAAAGAATCTAAGAAGTTTAACTTGCCAAAAGTTTCTCTTCCCGGAATGAGTTTTCTTGATAGAATAAAAAGATTTTTATTTTTCACTGGACTTGGGTGGTTATTTACAAGATTTCAAGAACAACTACCAAAGTTAACTGCCATTGTTAAAATTATTACTCCAATTTATGGAGTTGTTGAAAATATATTCAAATTCATTTTAGAGTCTGTTGTTAATTTTATAGATCGAGGATATCAAACTTATGACAAAATAAGATCTATAGTAAAGAGTGTTGGTGGAGAAAAGGCACAGCAAGACTTTGATAAACTTTCTAGTAAATTAAATGAATACATTAACTATGTTTTTATTGGAGGAATGGCACTCACTGGTGCTATTACAACCTTTACTAAAAATGCAAAAAATTATAAACCACCTAAACCACCAACTCCAACTCCACCAAGAGGTCCATTACAGAGAGTAGTTAGACCTGCTCAAGCAGCAGCAATAAAGGCATCTAGAGCAGCTATAGGAAAGCAAGCAACACGTCAATTATTGAAACTTGCAAAAGGTCCATTATCAAGACTTCCTATTCTTGGTGGGTTAATTGAATTTGGACTTTCTTGGGCTCTTGGAGATCCTGTAGGTAAAGCAGCATTTAGAGGAGTTGGAACTTTACTTCTTGGTGCTGTTGGTTCTTTAATTATGCCCGGGTTTGGAACGTTTATTGGTGGTTGGGCTGGCGCAGAACTTGCTGGAAAATTGTATGAGGTTCTTTTTGAGAATAAAAAACCAGGAGCAACTGTTCAAACTCAAAGACATGGTGGAAAGATTAAACGTTATGCCAAAGGTGGTCAAGTTCTTGGTTCTAAGGGTAGAACTTTAACAATTCAAAAATCTAAGAAACCATATGTTGCACCACAATCAACTCAACCTGGTAAGGATGTAGGTGGAAAGAAAAAGATAGAATACTTATATCCAAATCCATCTGGTGGAACATTTTTTAGCAAAAAATTAACTTTAGATGAGTGGTTAAGAACCGGTAGTGGTGGTACTTATGAAGACTATTTAAAGGAATATGACAATAGAAAAACTAAACCCAATGCATACAAAGCATTGACTGGTGTTGCTGAAATTTTAAAGGATATTCCTTTTGGAATTGGTTCTTTGATGGGTGGAGCAGTTGATGTTGCATTGGGTCAAAAATTAGACAGAGGGACTTTGAAAGGTATAAGTTATGGTCTTGAAAATCTTTTTAGTTCTTTTAGGGCAATATCTGAAAAATCTACACAAGGACTTTATGGTGTTCAGAAAGAAATTTCTACAATGCAGACTGGCGGAGTTATTGGTAGAACTTCTGGTATGGGTTCAGTTGAGGTTGACCCCTTAAAAATTATTGGCGTAAGTATAAAGCAAAAAGTTGATGAGGCACTTAGAGAGGTTCAGAAACAAATCTCCTTAAAAAAAGAAGAGAAAAAAATCACTCCTGGCGGAGAAACAGGACCATCTGCTCCACCACAAAGAGGGCCTGGAGGTGGAGGTGGAGGTGGACCATCTCCAACTGGAGAAAATGGAAGATTGTCAGAATCTGTTCTTAAATCTGTTGGTCAGGGAAGATGTCGTGGTGGATGTAGATTATGGACTCCTGCGGCTAATGCCTATTTAAAAATGAAAGCAGATGCTGCAAAAGATAAAATTAATTTTCAATTGGAAAGTGCTTATAGAAGTTATGAACACCAGGCAGAACTTCGTAAAGATTATGAAGAGGGTAGAGGTCCATTAGCAGCTCTTCCAGGAAAATCGGATCACGGTTTAGGAAAAGCAATTGATTTATATCCAGAAGCGGCGCAAGATTGGGTTAGAGCGAACGGAAGAAAATACGGTTGGTATTGGCCTCCAGAAACTGGAGAACCTTGGCACTTTGTTTATGTTGGTGGAGGAAGACTTGAACCACAAAAACAACAAACACCAATACCAAAACAACAACCGCAAATACCAGATAATCAAAATTATGGAGTAAAAGATGGTGAGCAAAAAAGAGTCAAATATAATAATCAAAACTATGTGATTGCCAGAGACAAAGGTAGGTGGAGAATTTATAAGGTAAATCCAACAACTGGATTACTCGAAGAAGTTGACAGAACAGATCAAAGATTCTTAAAGGTGCTTGAAGAGTATAGAAAAACTCAGTCTCCAACTTCGCCCAAACCTTCAGGACAACAACCAAAAGCAAAGAAATCTGGACAAGCTTCTTGGTATGGTCCTGGATTTCAAGGAGGGAGAACAGCGAGTGGTGAAGTTTATGATATGAATAAATTTACTGCAGCAAGTCCTACTTTGCCATTTGGTACTAAAGTTACAGTTACTAATAAGGCAAATGGTAAGAGCGTTGTTGTTACAATTAATGATAGAGGTCCATTTGAACCAGATTTAGTTACTCCTCATAGAACAAGGGTTATCGATCTATCAAAAGCAGCGATGGATAAACTTGGTGGTCTTGGATCTGGTGTAATTAATGTTGATCTTAATTATCAAGGTGGTGGACTTATTCCAAAACAGTCTCCAAAGAATAGAACATCATCACTCTCAATGTATCCATCATATTCGGAAGGTGGTGTGCGAATTGCTATTCAACCTATGATTATTGAAAAAGTAGTTCCTGTTCCTACTCCTTCTGGTGGAAATAGATCAGTAACATTTCCTGTTTCTGCTGGGGTAAATAATAGTAACATGGAAAGTTTAAGTAGAGGATAAAATGCCAGCAGCAAATTTTGCCGCTCAGGCGGGAGAAACTCAAATTAAAATGTTTGAATTTTATTCAAACTATGGTAAAACTGTTGATGTGTCGAGTGGTTGTATTGAATTAAATTATTATGAGAGCATTCTTGATAATACAATTAGAGCGACTGCAACTTTTGCTGATACTGGAAATAGAAGTTCTGGTGAAGGGTCTGCTTCTGTAGAAAAAGATGACTTAAATTTAACTGTTGGTGAAAAGGTAAATTTAAAAGTAATTGATGGAAATCGAACAAGCCTTGAATTTACTGGCAGCAAACAACTAAGAATTAAAGAAACCCGTAATATTGATGAAAGCACTGATAAATTAACGTTTACTGTAGATCTATTTTCAAAAGAATCTATTGATAATGAAATGGAAGAATTTAGAGTAAAGAAAAGATATGATGGAAAAATTTCAGATACAGTAGATAAAATATTAAAACAGGTTTTGAAAACTTCCAAGAAAATAGAAATCGATACAACTCTTAATTCTCTGAGTGTATTGCCTACGACAACTAAACCGTTTTATCAATGTACTTGGTTGGGCCCTAGATCAGTCCCTACCGTTCAAAATGCAAAAGGAAATCTTGCGGGATTTTTCTTTTATGAAACATATGATGGATTTAAATTTAAATCTATTGATAAACTTTTTGAACAAAAACCTAAGAAAAAACTTATCTTTAATAATTTAATTGGAGAAGTTCCTAAGGAATATGATGCAAAAATATTAGACTATTCTTTCGATAGTACAATAGATTTAAAAAATGTTTTGCTTACAGGATCTCAATTAAATTCTAAGATGAAAGCAGTCAATTCTTATGAGAGTGCCTATCGAGAAAGTTCATTTGATTCAAAGAAGCAATTTAACACATCTAATAATGGTGGAAAAGAGCAACCATTAATTGCAAAAGATCTTGGAATTCAACAAAAAACATCTAGGATATCTTATAAATGGGATGATCCTGGTTTTCTTGTAGAAGGAAAGTCTCTAAAAGATCAACTTCCAAAATCAACGTATATTAATTACAGTAACGATGAAATCTTGAGACAATCTTACATGAGATATAATAATCTTTTTGTTATTAAACTTTCGGTTACTATTGCTGGAGATTTAAGTTTAAGAGCAGGTGATTTGGTTCATTGTGATTTTCCTGAGGTTTCATCTAAAAAGAATACGATTGTCAGTCAGAAAAAAAGTGGTATATATATGATAGCAGATGTATGTCATCGCGTAACAAAAAACAGTTGTTATACAAGACTAAATTTGATAAGAGAATCCATTGGCAGAAAACCATTTAAGTAACATGGACAGAACACTTCAACAACACATTAATGATGATAAAGATGAGATTGATAATCCTAATATCAGTGGCCAACGTCGCCGCCACTTGGAGGATGAACTCGATCACTTAGAAAAATATCAGGTAAATCATCCAGATACTGATCATGATCCAACCGGATTTGAAATGTATTGCGATGAACATCCAGATGCTCTAGGATGTAGAGTATACGAAGATTAATGAATCCATACTCAGGAAACTTTGATTTAGCGACTGTATCTGCTTTACCTAGATGGTTTGGTAGAGTAGTCTCTAGTATTTCTTGGCAAGATAATATTGAAGCATCCCATTTTAATCCAAAAAATCAAAAAGGATGGGGTTATCGATATAGAGTAAGATATTTTGGGTTACATTCTAGTAATACTCAGGAAGTCCCTGATGATCAGTTACCGATGGCAAATGTTGTCATGCCAGTAACTGCTGGTTCTGGTCTTGGTGGATTTATTGATACTCCAACTATTTCTGCGGGGACAATTGTAACTGGTTTTTTCTTAGATGGAATGGGTGGCCAAGAACCTTATATTGATGGTATCTTAATAAACTCAAATAATTCTGTTCCAAAATCTCAACCAAAAGATGAACTTGGTGGACTTCAACTTTTTAATGATACTTATAAAGGAACTAGTCCTCAAACGGGTGCTTTTGTTCCTGATTTTTTGCAGGCAATTAAACCAGTAAATAGACCTTCAAGTGCTAGTACTCAATATAAAGTAGCACAACAAAGTCCACTCACGATTGATCAATTGAGAGCAAGAACTGCTGAAAGGGAAGCAGCAGGACCACAAGTTGGACAAAAAGTTACAGATGCCGAGACATTGAAACTCATAGAACAGGAGAGGGAGATTGGAAGAACCGGAAGATTTACTAGATAATAATAAGGAGTAGTTGAAAAAAATGACAGCGATCACCGCAGGTTCACCATCTACAAGCACCATAATTCAATCTGCTGTAGATAAAGCAAGGACAGTTGACTTTACTGAAATTACTAAAGCGGCATGGTCTCAAGATTTTGACTTGAAAAGGGTTTTAGATATTCAGAGCCCTTGTAAGTCTGATAATAGTTCTATGAAAGGAATTCAAAGAGTTATTAAAAATCTTCAGAATGATCTTGAGAGAATTAAAAGATTTTCAAATGTCAATTCTGCTTTTGATGCATTAACTAAAGAAGATGTTGAACCTTGGAAATCTATTAAAAAACTTATAAATTTTTCCGCAGATGACATTGCAAGTTATGTAAAAAATATATTGGGCGGAGTTCGTGGTTGGGTGATGACCACTATACAAAATAAAGTTAAAGAAAAATTACCATTTCTTTTTCCTGGCGAAATGCCATCATTCATTGATAAGTTGAATAAAGGATTGAATGGAATTTCTTGTGCCTTTGCCAAGATTGTGAGAGGTCTTGCAAAAACTGTGGGAAATTTGCTTCTTCAAATGTTGGATAAATTTATTAACGGTCCAATGTGTTTGGTTGAAAATTTTATTAATAATTTACTTAAGAAAATTTTAGGACCTATAGAATCTGCAATAAAAACTGCCTTGGGAATAATCGACAAAGCACTTTCCGCTGTTCAAAATCTAGCAGGCAGTTTGTTCAACTTACTAGACTTTATTACAGGTATTCTCAACTTTTTTAAATGTGATGATGATAAAGCATGTCCATCAGTTCAGGAGATAACATTGTCTGGTGCTGGGCAAAATAATCCTCAAGGTGGAGATGCTGTTGGTCCAAATTCTTCTTCATCAAGTTCTTCTCCTTTAGATGGTGGAATTACTCCTACTGGACAGTTTACTTCTGGCGTTGCGCAAGGAGATTCGTCTTCTACCCAAGATGCTAGAACATCATCTCCTAGCGGATCTACTAATTCTAATATTGATAAAACCTTTGGGACAAGTCAAGAAGCAAAAGATTTACTTGCTGGTAAAAAAGTTGACGGACTTTCTTTTGAGTTGAATTAATATGGCAGACCAATATAGAGATACCTGTGTAGACAGGCAAAATAAAACTAGAAAATCTTTTAAAGGAAACCCTCTTGATCCAATTAGAATTTCTTTCTATGATAAAGATGGACAAAAGATTAATGATGTAACTAGAAGTGAAGCAAATTGTATTGCAAAAGAAAATCCACAGCAAAAATTTTATTATCAAGATGGTGGTGGATATCAAAGAGAGTTACTTATTGGTCAAGTAAATGCTTTATCTATTTTAGATTCTTTACCAAAAGCACCTAATTGTCCATCAAATCCACAACCTTGTGGTCCACCAAGAGTTCAGTTTTTTGGTGGTATGGGATTGGGAGCAATGGCAAATACAATAATCAGTCCAAATTCTAAATCAATTATTGGATTTGATATTGTAAATCCTGGATTCAATTATCTAAATCCTCCTTTTGCAAATCTTGTTGATGAATGTGGAAATGGATCTGGTGGAAATTTATTAGTTCAGACTAGACCTTATAGTGGAGGAGATCCTACTAAGGGAGGTCTAGAAATAAAGAACATTGTTATTACTGCTCCTGGAGATGGTTATCTTCCTGCACCTGACGGGTCTCTAGGTGGAAATGGAAGAGTGTGGAAATATCCTGAGGAAGGATATGTTGAAAGGAGTGATGGAAGCATCTATATAGTTCCTTCCGGTGCTATACCTGAAAATTTACCAGTTGGAGATAAATTTTATCCACCGGAATTACCGAGAACACAACCCACAATAAATACTTTGCCGACAACATATCCAGTAGTAGCTCAACTTGATGAAATATTTGTGGCAGATCCTGGATTTGGGTATGAACCTGGCGATACTTTGCAGGTGCTTGCTTCTGATGGTACAACCGGAGGAGCTGAATTGAGACCTGTTATAAATGACAGAGGAGAAATAATTCAAGTTAAAGTTATAAAACCGGGAATAGGATTTGTTGATCTTCCTGAGATTATTATAGATTCTTCTAGAGGTTATAATGCAAAATTAATACCTGTATTAAAAGTAATTCCGTTGAGTCAACTTCCTGATCCAGCAGTAATTCCGCGATCAACTGCAGTAATTTCTGTTGTTGATTGTGTTGGTAGAATACTACCAAGAGAGACCTTTGATGTAGTACCGAGATGACAAAATCCAAAAATTACGAAACAAAAAGAACAGGTACAAAAGATGGACAAATATCTTTTGGACATATTCATGGAGATCAAGTAAAGTCTTCTGTTATGGTTCAGGGACAAGAAGCACTTGAATATATTTCTATTGATCAAACTGAACCAAGAAAACGCTGGATGACATCAAGATGTCGTGGAAGATATCAAGTTAAATGTGGTGATGATATTCCTAAGGATCAGGTTGGGATGTGGTTTAATGCGGATAGAAGTGATATACTAATTCAAACCAGAGGTAGACTTAGATTAGAAGCGGAAAATATTGACATAATTGCTCGTGGGCCTGATGCCACTAAAGGTGTGGTTAATATTATTTCAAATGAAAGTGTTAATGTTGAAACTAAAAAGTTTACAGTTAATGCAAATGAGACTATCAGTTTATATACTGATGGAGAAATGCTGCAGAGCGCAATAAATATTATGAAAATGTACGCTGGAAGTATTCAAAAAATGACTTCCATGAGTGCTATAAAGTCTCCTTCTCAACCGATTTTGAAGAATTTACTTCAGTTAACAAAACAATTCCCAAATTAAAAAATTATGTCAAGTTCAAGCGATTTTGAATTAATTCATGGACAACTTCATGTTTGTGATCGGGTTAATGATAAACCTTTAACCCCGGAAGCATTAGGTAGAGGTACTTGCAATATTAGAGGTGCTGCCTATTTTCAGTCTCCCACAATTTTGGGAAATGATAAGACCTTTGATGCGACTGAAGCGACCGTTATGATAGGTCCTTTGAAAAATTTAGATGCACCTTTTCCTATTGTTTGTGGAAACTTGGAATTCATAGACAAATGGGAAATTAGTCCCTGCTCAAACGTCGGAGTTGGGAAGGGAATGGAAAAAGGTAAAGAACTTTTGAATCCATATTCTTTAGTTGTTCGTAAAGGACGACCAATAGTAGAGGGTCCAGAATGTTGTGCTCCAAAATGCGAAGGTCCTAGAAAAGGTCCAGCTGCCGCGATGTTTATTGGTGATGTTGATTTTTATGAGAACGTAAGAATTAAAGAAAAATTATCTGTTGTTGATAAAGCAGATTTTTATGATGATATTGTAGTTAGGCAAAATGTCATTACTGGTAAAAATGGATGTTTTGGTGGAACTCTAGATGGTACTCCGACAGGAAGATTACTTGCGAGAATTGAAGTAGCAGATGCTAGACCAAAACCATTTGATATGGTTCATCCATCACTTGGGAAAGGTCATCGTCTTCGTTATGCTTGTATTGAGGGCCCTGAAGTTGGTGTATATTTTAGAGGTAGAGTAACGAATAAAACTGAGATTGAACTTCCCTGGTATTGGAAGGACTTGGTGCATACTAGAAGTATTTCTGTTCAACTTCAACCAATAGGATCTCATCAAGATATTATTGTAAAAAGATGGGACGATCAAAAAATATATCTTCAGTCAAAGAGTGGAATTCCTATTGATTGTTTTTATCATGTCTATGCAGAAAGGAAAGATGTTAATGCACTTGTTGTTGAATATGATGGCAACGAATGGAGTGATTATCCTGATAAAGATTATAACGATCCTCAATATGCGAATAAGGTAAACACTAAGACGTTGTGAAAAGATTGATTTATATTGAGGAAAATTTTTTAGACGCAGTAGCGTGTAAATCGTTTATAGATTTTGCTATTGAAAATAAGGATAAAGAATTGCCATATGGTAATGAAAGTAGAGGTGGAGATACTTTTATTACTAATTTAGATTGTGGTGGTAACCTTTATCAAGGAGGAGTGCCTGATTGTATAGACTTAAATGGTGTAAAAAATCCAATAATTTCTTCAATTACAAAAATTTGCAAGTCTTTTGATGAAAATATTAAATTAGACTATGCGACGATCGTGAGATGGCCTGAAGGAACTTTTATGAAACCTCATTATGATAACTCCTATCAAGATAATCCTGATGTTTTTGCTGCTCTAGTGTACCTAAATGATTCTTATAGTGGTGGATATACTTGCTTTGAGGACTTTGAAGTGAAACCACAATTAGGAAAACTAGTTATATTTTCCAACTCCCAATATCTTCATCATGTTACAAAAGTTGAGGACAGCGAAAGATTTGTTCTTTCCCTCTGGTACAGTGGGTTGACACGGACCCTTGACCGTGCTATGATACATGGGTAATCAACGGACGACCGAATGCAAGACGAGTACCTCTCACGCTGCGTGGTGGACCCTATCAAGCGTACAGTGTATCTGTATTCTAACGAAGGGTCAGAGAAGCAAGTGACCTGTGATACAGTAGAAGAATTTATGAATGTGCTAGAGTTTGTTCGTTCTGCAGTGGATGAAGAGACTCTCTCATACGCAAATCCACTTTAATTTCCATTTTTGGTCCAAAAATTTTCCCGGTAAAAATTGCCCTTATTACTTTTTTGAAAAAGTATGGTTTATAAAATTTCATACAAAGACCTCAAAGAGGAACCAGTCAAAACCACTCCCGAAAATGTAAAAGAGTCAAATGAAGCACTCTTTACAGCAAAGTGGAATCTCCCTAAAGCAGCAAAGCACTGTGGAATGTCACAAAAAGAAATGAAGTTGACATTCTGGGAATATATCAAGTATAATCCTAGTACTTACCAAGCGTAAGTTTTTTGCGAGTATGGTGGAATCGGTAGACACACCAGACTTATGAAAATTGAGCCTCATTTAGGAAACTTTATGAGTGTAATTCCTCAAATTCGGTGAAACCTGTAAAATGGCAATACCGAGCCAAGCATCGCAAGATGAAGGTGTAGAGACTAGACGGGGAACACCTAAACCAAAAGGTATGGTGAAGGTATAGTCCAGACCACAAACCGAAAGGGTAGTGAAAACTATAGTGGTACGAAAATCTGTTGGGCGTATGCCCGTGGGAGTTCAAGTCTCCCTACTCGCATTAGAGTTCATACTCTAAATAAACAAAAGTAAGGGACTATTCTATGAAATACAGAATAGATGCCAGATATGTTTGGTATAACAAAGGATCAATGGTTGTTCTTATGTATTTCATAAACCAGATTCCTTTTACTTTTGATGAACTCCCTGACGAATCTATATTTGACTTGGAGTTAGTAGAATTAGCAGACAAAGAAAGAAGGTTTGAACCAGAAGATCTATACCAGTCTTCTTACTATCTAATGATGGAAGAATGTCATCCTTTATTATACGAACTTGATCTGGAAAATCCTGAAATGTTGCCTGTTGATTAAGTTTGTAACTATAATAAATAGTTACAAATCATATTTAAAATATGAAAACCTGTACTAAATGTGGACTATCCAAATCACTAACAGAATTTCACTCTGCTGGTATAATAGATGGTAAAAAATATCTTCGTGGTGAATGCAAAGTTTGTCAGAAGAAAGTTGTAAAAGCAAGGACAAAATCTATTAAAGAAGATTATGTTTCTTGGAAAAAAACTTTGAAGTGTACCAGGTGTGGGTTTTCTGATTATCGTGCCCTCCAATTTCATCATATTGATGAAAAAGAGCATACTATTGCAAATATGTTCCGTGGTGGATTTTCTCTAGAAAGTATAAAAAAAGAAGCAAAAAAGTGTGAAGTTCTTTGCGCCAACTGCCACCAAATACACCATTCGCCCCTATAGCATAACGGTTACTGCATCCGCCTTGTAAGCGGAAGATTTTCGGTTCGATTCCGAATGGGGGCTCTGAGTTCTATAACTCCAATGTCACTTATTTCACAACAAGACCGCCAAATGGTCATTGAAGCACTTGAATATTATGTTCAAAAACTTAAGGAAGATAACTGCACTCCTGCCTCTATCAGTGCATTCCAAACCCTCCTTAACTGGGTCGAACTGGAGCATTTCAAGCATGAAAATTAATCTTTGGTATTGTAAAGACATGAAACAGTGGCGTTGGGTTTTAACTGATGATAGTAGACCTATTCTTAAACAGGAATCTGGTCAGCAACCATTTCTCCGTGATGCTATGAATGATGTGGCAAATACTGTAGAATATATGTTAGAATGCAAACAAAGTGAGTAATTGGAGGCAGCAACTAGTGTCTTGGCGGATTTAGTTGCGTAAGGCCTCCTTTTATAGTATAATAAATAATAATAGTCAACGCCAAGACACAATGAACGAATACTACACTTACGCATATTTGCGTGAAGACGGAACACCTTACTACATTGGCAAAGGTAAAGGAAGAAGAGTTTATAATAGTCACATTAGACAAAACAAAACAAATTTAAAACCTAAAGATAGTAGTAGAATTCTTCTTTTAAAGAAAAATCTTACAGAAGAGGAAGCAAGTAAACACGAAATTTATATGATTTATGTGTTTGGAAGAAAAGATTTAGGAACTGGTATTCTTCGTAATATGACTAATGGTGGAGATGGAATATCTGGATATTCTCATACCGAAGAAACTAAAAAACTTCTTTCAGAAAAAACTTCTGGAAAAAATCACACTTGGTATGGGAGGGAACATACCGAAGAATCAAAAAGGAAAATGAGAGAATCTAGTAAAAATAGAGAAAGAAAACCTCATAGTGAAGAAACAAAAAAGAAAATGAGGGAGTCTGCTAAAAAATATTGGAAAGATGTAGGTAGAAATATTAATGGGGAAAATAATCCCTTTTATGGAAAATCACACAGTGAAGAAACTAAGAAAAAAATAGGAGATAATGTTAGGAAATGAGTACAAATACTTAGTTTTATGAAAAGTGACTTCTATATAGAAAGAGTGACCAAAAAGGAACTTGAATCACTCCTTTTAACTTATCATTATCTTAAAGATGAGAGTAAAACATACAAGTCGGGTTTCAACTATGGACTTTATAGAAACACTTTCACAGATGTCCTTAGAATTGGCAACTGTCTTGGTGCTTGCATTTTTACTGGTCTCCCAGTTCCAGAAATAGCAAAAGGAGCATTTGGATTAAATCGTAATGAACAACAAGGACTTTTCGAACTTTCAAGACTTTGCATCGAACCTAGTACGCAGTCACGAGAATATAACATCACTTCTTGGTTTGTGTCAAAGGCGATTAGACAACTTCGAAAAGATACTGAAGTTAAAGCAATCCTTTCTTATGCTGATTCAAATCACCATTCTGGTACAATTTATCGCGCTTGCAACTTTAAGTATTACGGTCTCACGGATCGAAAAAAAGATTTCTATTATTCAGACGGAACTAAACACTCTCGCGGAAAAGTAAAAGGTTCTGAAGGTGAGTGGAAAGAAAGAAGTAGGAAGCACAGATACTTAATGGTATTTGATAAAAAACTTCAAAAAAGGTTGACTTGGAAAGAAGAGTCGTGGTATAATAATCAAGACGATACTGAATCGTTACAGTGACCCAAAAAGTGTGACTTCAAAACCTCCTTTTGGAGGTTTTGTTGTATGATAAATAATCCATAACGGAACTATAAGTATTAATAAGATGGGTCTTTCACGTCTCGATAATTTTCTGAAATCAGTACGCGGAACGATTTTATATGTTGATCCAAATAGTATTGACTCTACAGATAGCATTGAAAATCAGGGCAATAGTTTAACTAGACCATTTAAAACAATTCAACGCGCACTTATTGAGGCAGCAAGATTCTCATATCAAAGAGGATTGGATAATGATAGATTTGGAAAAACAACAATTCTTCTTTATCCTGGAGATCATATTGTAGATAATCGTCCTGGATGGATACCATTTGAATCTAATAATTATTTGCTTAGAAGTGGAGCAACTTCTAATGTATTTCCTCCATTCGATTTAACATCAAATTTTGATTTAACTTCTCAAGATAATCAACTTTATAAATTAAATTCAATACATGGTGGAGTTATAATCCCAAGAGGAACTTCTATTGTTGGTTTAGATCTTAGAAAAACTAGAATTAGACCACTCTATGTGCCAAATCCTGAAAATAATAATATTGAAAGATCTGCAATTTTTAGAGTAACTGGATCTTGTTATTTTTGGCAATTTACTTTCTTAGATGCAGATCCTAATGGTGTATGTTATAAAGATTATACTACAAATACTTTTGTTCCTAACTTTTCTCACCATAAATTGACTGCATTTGAATATGCGGATGGTGTAAATTCTGTGAACATTGCAGATGACTTTTTGATATATTCTGCTGAAAGAACTGACTTGGATATGTATTATGAAAAAGTTGGTCTTGCATATGGACAAGCATCTGGAAGAGAAGTTCAACCAGATTTCCCTGTTGCTGGAATTAATATTCAGTCAAAAGTTGATGAATATCGTATTGTAGGATCTCGTGGTGCTGAGATTGGTATTTCAAGTATTCGTGCTGGAGATGGAGTAACTGCAACCACAACTATCACTGTAGACCTACAAGAAGTTCTTCCTGGACTAGACGTAGATACTCCAATTAGAATTGAAGGTGTAGGCGTAGATGGTTATGATGGACAGTTTGTTATCAGTGAAGTCAATAGTCCAACTCAAATTTTATATAAAGTTCAAAACCCACCATTACAAGCACTTCCTTCCCTCACCAACGCAACATTAAATATAACAATTGATACTGTTACTTCAGCATCTCCATATATTTTCAACTGTTCGCTAAGATCCGTTTATGGTATGTGTGGAATGCTTGCTGACGGAAGCAAAGCGGATGGATTTAAGAGTATGATTGTCGCCCAGTTTACTGGTGTCGGTCTTCAAAAAGATAATAGAGCGTTTGTAAAATATAATTCTTCATCGGGAACATATGAAGACTTCACTGCATTTGGTAACGAAAATATTCAATCTGATAGTCGAGCAGTATATAAACCTTCTTATGAAAATTTTCACATCAAATGTCAAAATGATGCATATATCCAAGTAGTATCTGTATTTGCTATTGGATATGCTGGTCAATTTGTTGTAGATACTGGTGGAGATCAATCCATCAATAACTCAAATTCAAACTTTGGAGCAAAAGCTCTTGTAGCAAAAGGTTTTAGAAATAGTGCATTCTCCAGAGATGATGTTGGATATATTACTCACGTTATTCCTCCCAAGTTCTTAGAAACTACAGAGGTAAATGTTGAATATGATTCTATCGATGTTAGTAAGACCGTAAGTGTTGGAAATACAAGTAGATTATATCTTTATAACCAAAATAATCAAGGCGTTTCTCCAGAAGGTGTTATAGAAGGTTATCGTTTAGGTGCCAAAATTAATGATACTCTTAATGTTTTAATTAACCAAGGAGGAAGTGCAACTGAGTATTCTTCTAAAATTGTCATGCCAAGCAGTGAAAATACTGCTTCAGAAAAGAAATTTATTGTGGGAAGAAGCACTGTAGGAATTAATAGTATTGCATCAAATACTATTACATTCACAAAGTATCATACTTTTGAAAATGGAGAAACTGTTCGTGTAATATCTAATACAGGTCAACTTCCAGATGGATTAGAACCAAATCAAACTTACTATGCAATTACTTCTGGTGTTGGTACTGATAGAATAAAACTGGCAAAAACTCTCAATGATGCAATTAGTTTAAATGCTCTTACTATTAATAGTAAAGGTGGAGTTCTAAATGTTATCAGTAGAGTTTCTGATAAAAAACCTGGAGATTATGGACATCCTATTCAATATGACACTACAAACTCTCAGTGGTATGTAAATGTTTCTTCAGCATCAACCGAAAATACAATTTATCCTACAATTGTTGGGTTGGGAACAACTGTTCTTGGTTCTGCAACTCCTAGAACATATATTAAGAGAAATCCTGATACAAGAAGTGTAATTGATACTGCATATAGACTCCGTTATGTAATTCCAGCAGATTCAACTCTCTCCGGTCGTATACCAATTGAAGGATATGTAATTCAAGAATCAAATAGTTCTATTGGATCTTTAAACGCAGAAGTTGGATATCAATTCCATCCAACAGGTGCAACACTTTCTAATTCTACTCAACTAAGAAATCCAAGAATTATTGCGAATGCAAGTTGGTCTTCTGGTACTGCAAGAATAGTAACAGAACTTCCTCACGACCTTCAGGTTGGATCTACTGTTGAAATAGTAAACATTAAGAGTACTAATAATACTGCGGGAATCGCTAATACTGCTTACAATGGCACATTTTCCATTTCTGGAATTAGTAGTGCAAAACAATTTACTGTGAGCATTCCAAATAATCCAGGAACATTCACAAACGATACCTCAACTAGAACAACATCTCTACCATATTTTAGAAAAAAACAGTTTAAAAATACTTATATTGTCTATAAGAGTCAGGAAATCCAAAAGTACATTCCTGGTGAAAGGGATGGAATATATCATTTGATTGTTGTTAATGCATCAAATTCGCCTTCAATATCTCCATTTGAAAACGAAAAGTTCTTACAACCAATTCAAAATCTATACCCACAAACAAATAGAGATAATCCAAACTCAGATCCAAAAGCATCTGTATCATTTGCTCTTCCATCCACAATTGGTCAAGTGGTCATTAATGAACCACAGAATAGCATTACTAAAGAAACTTTAGAAAAAAAATTAGTTGATACTAGTGTTGGATTTGGTATTACAAATATTGTTTCTGTTTCTGCTGGCACTGCACATACCTTCTTTACCACAATTGATCATGGTTTAAATCAAGTTACTAAGGTCAATATTATAAATGGTGGTAGTGGATATGGTGTTGGTAGTGCAAATACTGAATACTATTATAATGCAAGATTAGTTGGTTATGCAGGTTCGACAACCGGACAAAATGCTACTGCAAGAGTGACTGTTAGTGCTGCAGGAACTATTTCTAATGTTTTAATTATGGATGGTGGTAGTGCCTATGGGATAGGCAATACTATGACGATTGTTGGTATTGCAACAACAACATCATTCTCTGAAGCAACTGTTCAGGTAAGTACTATTAATAGTAACATTGGAGATGTATTAAGTCTATCAGGTATTATTCTTGATGAATATGAACAATATAATAATCTCTACAAGATTACTGGAATTTCTAGTTCAAAAGAAGTTGTAGTATCATCAGCATCTACTGTTGGTTCATCTGCAATTTCTGGTATTGGAATAACTGCAGCATCCTTTGCAAATGTTACTCTAACTGGTAAATGTTTAGATGTTTCTTCTATCTCATACAATAGAATTACTGGTCTTGCGACTGTTACAACAGTTCAAGGTCATGGATTAAATATTAATAATGCAGTTAGGTTCGATGGTGCAGACAATAAGTTTTATAATGGCATATTCTTAGTAAAAGAAGTTGTTGGTCTTTCTACTTTTATTACAAACTTTGGAATTAGCACAACAACTCAGTCAACATCTGGAACTATTTCTGTTTATCCACCTGGTTTTGTTGCTGCGGGTGGAAATGTAACAGCAGAAAATGAAAACCTTGGAGGAAGACTTTCTGCTCAATATGCAGGAATTACGACAACTATTTCTTCTGCGATTACTGATGAGAATGTAAGTACAATTAATATCTCTAATGTTGGAGATTATAATTTCCAAATAGGAGATTATCTTCAAATCGATGAAGAAATTCTAAGAATTAAGAGTACTGTCACATCCAATCCAGTTTCTGTTTTTAGAGGATTGTTAGGCACCCGCAAAACAACCCATGTCAATGGATCTGTTATCAGGAGAATCAAACCACAACCAATAGAACTTCGTAGAAATTCTTTAATTCGTGCATCTGCTCATACATTTGAGTATCTTGGTTTTGGTCCGGGTAACTATTCAACTGCTTTCCCTGATAAGCAAGATAGATCTATTACTCCTCAGCAAGAACTATTAGCACAAGCAACTAAAAAAGATGGCGGTGTAGTTGTCTTTACTGGAATGAATGCTGATGGTAATTTTTACGTTGGTAATAAAAAAGTAAATTCAACAACTGGAGAAGAAGAAACCTTTGATACTCCTATTCCAACTGTTGTTGGCGAAGATCCTGGAGTAGGTCTTAATTTTGGATTTAATGTTATCAATCCACTTGAAATTTCTGTAGATCGATCAATTCGTGTTAATGGTGGAGCAGATAATAATATTATTTCTAAGTTTGATGGTCCAGTAGTCTTTAATAACAAGATCATATCTACATCAAATAAAGGAATTGAAGCAAATTCAATCTTCCTTCAAGGCAGTGAAACGGTTTCTAGAAAATATACTGTTGGAATTTCTACACCAATTCTTGCCGGAAATCCAGGCGATGTTCAGTATAATGCAAATCCTGCAAGTGATGATTATGTTGGATGGGTATATACTAACAATAATCAATGGGAAAAATTTGGTTATATTGGAGCATTTGAAGATGCTAGAGTTGGAGTTTCTTCTGGCGGAAATTTTGTTGGAATTTCTACTTTAATTAACTTTGTTGCTGGTGTAGGTGCAACGGTTTCAACTGCTTATAGTTCTACTAGTGGAATTACTACAGTTACTTTCCAGGCAACTCCTCTTCAAATTGGAGTTTCTACTGGTTTAGGTTTAAACAAAGTATTCTCTGGTATTGCCACAGAATTAAACTTTGTTGGTTATGGTGTATCAATTACTGCTGTTCAAAACGCAGGAATTGCAAGTATAACTTTTGATGCTTCTGTAGGTGGATCCGGTTCTCCAGGAGCTCCATTAAATTCAATTCAGTATAATAATAATGGATTTTTTGCAGGTAGTTCTAATTTAGTTTTTGATGGAACAAATTTAATTGTTGCAAACGCTATCGGTATTAATAATCCTCTTCCAATAGCAAAACTTGATATTATTTCATCTACAACTGAAGCACTTCATATTAGATCAACGAGTGGTTCTGGAAACATTGTTACTGTTGATAATGTTAATACAGATACTACGCCATTCATTATTGATGTTAATGGTAATGTTGGTATTAATACTCTAACGGCAAATGCTGCCTTAGATGTTGCGGGTAATGTTGCAGTGGTTGGTTCTTTAAGACTTTATGAAACTGATAGGACAAATTATGTTGGACTACAAGCACCAGTTTTAGGAACTAACTACACATTAACATTACCAACAACTGTTGGTGCTGCAAGCAGCATTCTTCGCACAACAGGATCGGGTGTTCTTGATTGGGTGTCTCCTTCTTCCATAGTTGCCGGTATAGTTACTAATACTGACAATCTTGCTGAGGGTTCTTCAAACCTATATTTCACGCAAGAAAGAGCGCAGGATTCAATTGCAGCAGCAATCAATGCAGGTATTCAAACTGGAATTAATGTAACTTATGATGATGCAAATAACAGAATTAATTTCAATAATACTGCATCAACTCCTTATCCATTCACAACTCGTGGATTTAGTATTCCTATCTGATTATCCTGCTTCCGGAATAACTACTATATTATAAGCAGTAACATTTGTAGCGGAGAACGTTTGCCCTGCCGATATCATAATTTCTGTCGGCAGTGCTGCAGATGTGCCTGTTGTGGCAGACGTTGTTGCATTATTTCCGTTAGTGGATGATGCACTTACATAAGCAATATTTCTTCCAATTGCAGTTATGCCAAGCGCACTTACAATAACTGACGCCCAACTCATAGAGATATTAGTACCACTCATGTAGTTAATAATAACTCTTACGTTTTGTCCTGTGTTATTCGTATAACTTACATTACTTGAACCGCTTAATACTTGCGCTGCCATATTCCCAAAAAATACTTTTAGTTATTTAGTTTTTATAAATAACTAGAAATAACAAGGGGAGAGTGAACCTTGGCTATAAATAAGAATTTTGTAGTAAAGCACGGGTTAGAAGTAAATACTAATCTTATTCTCGCTAAAGCAGAGACTGGTAGAATTGGTATTGGAACCACAAATCCGTCTTCAAGGTTTAACGTATATAATACATCCGAGTCTAAAGTAGTAGTTGAAAGTTTAGAGCAAGAAGCTTCGATTGTAATTGATTCTGGAATTACTTCAACCTCTTATATTGAGTTCAAGCAAGATGGAACTCTAAAGAGTAATATAACATTCGATTCTGCAAATTCTGATTCTTTAGAAATAAATTCTAGAACAAATAAAAATGTCGTAATCGCAAGTGGTGGAGGTGAGGTCGGTATTGGGACCACTAATCCATCAGCATTATTTCAAGTAGGTCCTGGACCCTCTTCAGTTGTAATTACGAATTCGAGCGGTATTGGTTCTGTTGGTATTGGTACAGTAACACCAACGTCTAACTTGCATGTAGTTGGAACTACTTTATTAATTGGCGATACAATCCAAACTTCAGGATCTGTTGGAATTTCAACTAGAAATCCAATTCAGAGATTTCAAATTGGAACCAGAAATGACTTTGTTCCTGCAGTTTCTGTTGCAGGTTCTATCGGTATTTCGACTGATATTATCACTGGTATTGATACCTCAGGTATATTTGTTGGATATGAACTTGTAGGAATAACCACGATCGTTTCTGTTGGAACGACAGTAACTTCTATAGGTTCTGGAACTGTAGGTATTGGAACCACAACTTTAAATACTACATCTTCTTTAAGTGGTGTATCATTTACATTTGGATTTAGAGACGACAGTAAAGTATTCGTAGTCACTTCTGATGCTAAGACTGGTATTGGGACCACAAATCCAACATCAAAACTTCATGTTGTAGGAGATACTTTAGTAACTGGAGTATCTACATTTGTAGGATTTTCAACCTTTAATAATGATGTATATGTCGCAGGATTATCAACTTTTGCAAGCAATGTACATCTTCTTGATAATAAAAAGTTATATCTTGGTGATGGTAATGATTTAGAAATTTATCATAGTGGAACTGATAGTTATATTAAAGATGCTGGAACTGGAAATTTAATTATTAATTCAAATAATGTTCAAATTAAAAATGCTGCTGACAATGAAACTCTTGCCTCCTTCATTGAGAATGGTCAAGTAGAACTTTATTATGATAATTCTAAGAAGTTTGAAACAATTGGTACTGGTATAACAATAACTGGAGACACTTTTACAAATCAACTAAGTGTTTCTGGGGTATCTACATTTGTTAATGGAACAGTATTCATTGGATCTGGTACTACCACTGGCACCGAATTACAAACGCTTCAAGTAACAGGTGGTGTATATGTTTCTGAAAATATCGGTATTGGAACAACCAGGCCAACATCAAAACTTCAGGTCGTAGGTACTTCTTTAGTAACTGGTATTGCAACTTTCAAAGATAGAGTTATTTTTGATAGTAAAAATTCAATACAAATTCCTGCAGGAACAACTGCAGAAAGAGATTCTGTAGGAACTGCAGTAACTGGTCAAATTAGATACAATACTGAATACTCAACTTTTGAAGGATTTGGACCTGGTGGATCTTGGGGATCCTTGGGTGGTGTAAGAGACGTTGACGGAAACACTTACATTGTCCCAGAAACAGCACCTGGAGCAAACGAAAATACCTTATTCTTTGTTACTGACGGTACTGAAAAAGTTCAGATAAATCCAGTTGGTAATGTTGGTATTGCTACAACAAATCCAACATCAAAACTTCATGTCGTTGGCAATACCTTAATAACTGGAGTATCTACATTCAATGATAACGTTGTAATTGCAGGAGAACTAAGAGGACCTGCAAACTTTATTATTGATCCAGCAGCAGTTGGTGATAACACAGGTGCTGTAAGAATTAGAGGTGATTTATATGTAGATGGTACTCAATTCCAAGTTAATTCTTCCACGATTGAATTAGCTGATCTAAGAGTTGGTATTGCCACAACAGTAGGAACTAATTTATTACTGGATGGTGGTGGTATTGGTATTGGTTCTACTAATATTCTAAAATCATTTACTTACAATTATTCAAGTGATGCTTTAAAATCAAGTGAGAATTTAGATTTAGCATCTGGAAAAGTATACAAAATTGATGGTACTGAATTACTATCATCTAATCAAGTAACTGTTCCAAATGCAAATATTTCGGGAGTTTCTACTCTTTCGAATACTGTAGTTGGTGGTGCCACAACTCAGTTAGTTGTAAATGGTGATACTAGAATTACTGGTATCTTAACAATAGGATCATCGAGTGTCACATTAAATGGTACAACTAATGCAATTAATGTTGGAACAGGTCTTACTTTGACTAGCAATGGTATCAACGCTACAGGCATTGTAACTGCATCTACTTTCTACGGTACTGGTGGATTTTTAACTCTAGGTGCTCCCGATGATGGTGCATTGACTAGTTCGGGAGCACTCAATACTCTTTCAAGTAGTTCAAAAATAGTTAATAGTATTGATGATTTGAATGAGCTAGCATTTAATATTATCAGAAACACTGCTGTAACCAATGTCGATTTTTCATCAAATAGTGTTGCCGGAGGATCTCCTCTTTCTATTACACTTTCAGTTACCAGTTCTGGAAATGCTAACCGTTATGATGTTGATTGGGGAGATGGAACAACAACATCTGACTATAGTTCGGCATCTATTCCTCACACATATACTCAACCAGCAGGTGGGCAGTTCTCAATATCACTGGTTGCCAAGAATAATACTGGAGTAGGTGCAGGTAGTAGTTATTCTACGTCTAAGAGTAGTTATATTACAGTATATACTCCAAACCCAACAGTTTCCTTTGATCTATACAGAACATCTACTGGAGGTTCTGTACTTTCAGGAAATGATCTATATGTAATTGAAGGTCAATCTTTATACTTAGATAATAACACTTCAAATACAAATGGAGCAACCGTTAATTATACAATGAACTGGGGTGATGGATCAACGAATGATTCTATTGCAAATAATACTGCTGCTGGCGGCGCAGATGTTTCTGCTTCAAGACTACAACATACTTGGTCGGATGGAACAAATAGTTCTACAAGTAGAGATACACTTACTTTAACCTTAAATGCACATAATACTGCAGACCCTGCTGTTATTCCTGCTAACGGAACTGCATTATTAAAAGTTTATGATGATGCTCCCACTGCACCTGATGGATTAAGTAGTAAAACATTATCAAATGTTACCAGCACTGGAACAAGTCCAAGACTTGTTTCTGGATTTACTGATAATACTGGAGGTACTACATTATCTGCTGGCAATGATGTCAATCGTATAACTGGAGGAACTGCCGAAGCTACAGCAACTGCTTCATTTGCTTATAATGCAAACAGTGGAACTCTTACAGCACAGGTGAACGGGTCCTCTGATGGTTCTAGAGTATTGACTAGTGGAGATGATTCTGGAACTTATACAAGTCTAGTAATCACTGAAGAAAGTGATTATCAGTTATTGAATTCTTCTGGTTCAACTACTACCTTTGCAGCAAGTATCTATTATCCTGGACTGTATAAAGGATTTAAGGCAAAAGTTTCAAAAGCAGTTTCTGCACTAAATGTTGGTGTGAATAGTATGAGACTGCTTCATAGTGTTACTGGTAACACAAACGCAGTGCAGTTTGTTAAGGATGATGTAACTTCTACACCTGTTGTAAGTATTTCAACTGCAACACTTACAGAAAACGTTGCTGGTACTTATCGCTATGTTTCTGGTATTCCTTATTACAACAGTGGTTCTCCATCTCTTACTTTATCTGGACTGACTGTTACAAACCTTACAGGACAAACATATACTAACCAATCCGATATTGTTGAAGTTGATACTGGTACAAACCAAGAGGGAACTTCCAGTGCAGCTACAACAGATAGTGATTATACATATTCTCAAATTAACGGTCCTTCAAGTATGTTAAGTGGTGGGATACCCATTGCTAACGTTGGTGTTTCTTCTCCTTACGCTACCGGAAGTCTGACTGTTCCAATCACATCCTCAAGTGTAAGAACTGTCGATCGAGTAAGAGTACGTGCTAAGAATGTAAATGGAACTAGTAGCTATACAAGTGATATTTCTACTAATATTCAAGTTCATACTGCAGCGCAGAGTGGAATTAGTGAAATTTCAATAGCAGTTCCTTCTGGACTTGGTGATGGAACTTATACTGATAATGGAAAGAGAATTTATGATTTTGGCCCTGGAGTTACTACAACAACTCCTTCTTATAATGGAGCAACTAATTTCTATACTAACAATCCATATTCTGAATCATCTTCTCCAGCAGGAATTACTACAACAGCAGAAGCAGTTGTTAGATTGGGTGCTATCACTCACAATCAAGTGAATTATTCTGCTGGATATCTTCCAGTCGGTCCAGATTTTTCATCTGGAAGAAGTGGAACTCAGTATTTTACTTTTGCATTTAGAAGAAGAGTTGTTGCTAACTTTGATATTAACATTACAAGTTCAACTGGTGTTGCTGGTGTTTGGATTGCTGCTCCAGGAACAAGCATAGATACTACAAGTGGATTAAATGGTTGGTTAAGAGCAGATACTGCTTATGGAGGTTCTGGAGTTCCTGGTAGTGGGCCGGGTGGAAATGGTTCTGATGGATGTGCTTTCACTAATGGAGATAGAATTCTTACATCAACATCTTTAAGTGGTGGTTATACTATGACATTAGGTAGCGAAAACATGAGTAATGCTACTGGTAATGTTGTTCTTATAAGAATTGCTTTGAACTCAGGGCAATCCGTAACAAGTCTTAGTATAGGAGTTGCAGCGTAAAATGGCTATTTCAAACGATCAGAAGATAGACTATCTCTGGAAAAAAATTGGTTATGGTAGAGCGAAGACTGATACTGCAGCGATTAAGGATGCAGTAAACGAATCAATCTCAAGTGCTTTATTGTTGAGAGGTGATAACGTCTGGGCTCAATCAAATTTAATACCAACGACTATTCCCGGTAGCAGTACATCAGTAGTTACTTTATATCCAACATCACTACCCGTCGAATGTACTGCAGATACTACTTCTTCCACAAATAGAACTTGGAAAACAAACATTACCGATTGGATTCCGCCAGAAATTGGTTCTACTTATCTTGTGAAGGTATACGTTCATACATCAGGCAATGCTGCAACTGCTGCTGCATCTGGAACTCAATTAGTCGCTGCGGGTTCTGGTAATAATGATGAGTGGTTCTTCGACTATCAATCAGGAACTTTAAACTTTATTGGAACAAACCTTCCAAGTGGAGTTAATTTTACTGGCAAGAGTGTTTATATTAGTGGTGCAGTTTATAGTGGAATTAAAGGAGTTCCTGCTGTAGGTTCTGCAAATACCTTTACAAATTTAGACTTAACCGGAAACTTAAATGTATCTGGAGTTTCCACATTTGCAGGTGGTATTCGAGGTATTGGCATTCAGTCCGGAAGTGTCAATATAGCAACAGGGATTATTACTGCGTTAAATTTTGTTGGTTCTGGTAATTCCATTTCATATAATGCAGGAACTAAAGTTGTTGATATTAGTATTGGTGGAGGAAATTGGGAGTATGAAAATCCAACAAATACCTATCAAAGTGATATTTACCGCTTGAATGGAAATGTTGGCATAGGAACCATAGACCCAACATCAAAACTTGATGTTCGCGGAAATGTCAATGTTTCTGGAATTGTTACCGCTACTGTTTTTGTTGGTGATGGTTCTGGACTGACTGGCATTACTGCATCTGGATCAGGTATTGTTATTAAAGATTCTGGATCTCTTGTAGGCACTGCAGGCACAATAGATTTTGGCGATAATTTAACAGTTTCTACAATATCTGCTGGAGTAGTTACTGTCACTTCTTCTGGCGGTGGAGGATCTTCCCAATGGGAGACAACTGCAGCAGGTATTCATACATTATCTAACGTCGGCATAGGAACCACAAATCCAACAGCAAAACTTCAGGTTAATGGAAATATAAATTTAAATTATGGAAGCTCAACTACAGCGTCATCTATAACTTGGTCCACCAGTGGCACTGCAAATGTTCTTTTAAAAACTTTTGGAACATCTAACTCTAATACTTCTATGGTATGGAATAGTGGAAATCTTATTTCCAATCCAACATCTACAAATAGTGTATATATTGGTGCATGGGCATCACCTAATGCATCAGGAACAAGTAATGTTAGCATTGGATCAGGTTGTGGATACTTACTATCAACTGGGGCTAGCAATGTATTTGTTGGTCAGGGTGCAGCATATTTTACAACTGGTTCTAATAATACATTTCTCGGTAGTCAATCTGGAGGTGTAGTTACTAGTGGAAGTAATAATACAATATTAGGTGGGTTTAATGGTAATTCAGGTGGTTTAGATATAAGAACATCTAATAATAATGTTGTAATTGCTGATGGTAGTGGTAATATAAGATTATATGCAAACTCAACTGGAAATATTGGTATAGGAACCACAAATCCAACATCAACCTTTACTGTTGTAGGAAACGCTTTAATATCTGGAGTAACAACTTCCGGTGGATATAACGCAACCACAGGAAATGATTATAAAATCAATGAAACTTCAGTTCTTAATGCAACAACTCTAGGTTCTGGAGTTGTTAACTCTTCTCTAACTTCTGTTGGAACTCTAACTTCTCTAAATGTATCTGGAACAACAACAGCAAATTCTTTTGTAAAGACTGGTGGAACTTCAAATCAATTCTTAAAGGCAGATGGTTCAATTGATACTAATACTTATCTAACTTCAGCACTACAAAATGTTGTTGAAGATACTACACCACAACTTGGTGGAAATTTAGACCTTAATAGTAAAAATATTACCGGTACTGGTGATGTTAATATTACTGGTGTCGTTACTGCTACTTCATTCTCTGGTTCTGGTGCAAATTTAACTTCTCTAGATGCTTCTAATATTTCTTCGGGAATAGTATCAACTGCTAGACTGGCATCAGGAACCGCAGATTCAACGACATATTTAAGAGGAGACCAAACTTGGGCAAGTATTAGTGGCGGTGGTGCAACTCTAAGTAATGACACCACAACAGACGCATCTTATTATCCAACATTTTCCAGTGCAACTTCCGGAACATATTCAACTGCTTATGTGTCTGATACGAAATGTACTTTCAATCCATCAACAGGCACATTATCAGCGACTCAATTTACATCACTATCGGATAAAACTCAAAAGACCAATATTAGACTCATAGATAATTCAATTGAACTTGTGAAACAACTTGAAGGAGTTCGTTATGATTGGATAAATAATCAAAAACCTTCAATTGGTGTGATTGCACAAGATATTGAAAAAGTACTTCCAGAAGTAGTTGAAACAAATAGTAATGGTTTGAAATCAGTCTCTTATGGAAATATAGTTGGTGTATTAATTGAAGCAATTAAAGAACAACAAATTCGCATTGAAGAGTTGGAGAAAAAGTTAAATGCCTAATCAATTTAATTCGCCAGAAGGAGATTTAGAGAATTATTTTGTGAGTGAATATTGGTTAATTGACCAGTGGGTTGGTGATACCTTATGGAATTGGGGTCGTAATACTCAAGGACAAATAGGAGACAATACAGCAACCCAAAGAAACACTCCAGTCACAACACTTGCTGGTGGCGCAAATTGGAAACAAGTTAGTACTGGAAGTAATGGTAGTCATACAGTAGCAATAAAAACGGATGGAACTCTATGGAATTGGGGTAATAATTTTAGTGGAGGACTGGGAGTCAATTCACCATCCAATAGATCCACTCCAGTCACAACATTCGCAGGAGGAACCAACTGGAAACAAGTTGCTAGTGGAGGAGGCCATACAGTAGCAATCAAAACTGATGGAACCCTATGGACTTGGGGTTCTAATTCTTCTGGACAATTAGGAACCAATGGACCAACAGGTTTGGGAGTAGCAAAAAGCACTCCAGTCACCACATTCGCAGGAGGAACTAACTGGAAACAAGTAAGTGCAGGAAATCTACATACATTAGCAATCAAAACTGATGGAACCTTATGGACTTGGGGTGATAATTATTATGGACAACTAGGAGACAATACAACAACCAATAGATGCACTCCAGTCACCACATTCGCAGGAGGAACCAATTGGAAACAAGTTGCTGGTGGAAGAGATCATACAGCAGCAATCAAAACCGATGGAACCTTATGGACTTGTGGTCGTAATGCTTATGGAGGTTTAGGAGACAATACAACAACCAATAGATCCACTCCAGTCACCACATTCGCAGGAGGAACCAATTGGAAACAAGTTGCTGGTGGAGGTTCTTATACAGCAGCAATCAAAACTGATGGAACCTTATGGACTTGGGGTCTTACTTCTGCTGGTCAACTAGGAATCAATAGATCAGGTTTTGGAATAGCAATAACCACTCCAGTCACAACATTCGCTGGAGGAACCAACTGGAAACAAGTTGCTGGTGGAAACGGTCATATAGCAGCAATCAAGACTGATGGAACCTTATGGACTTGGGGAAGTAATTTTGCTGGACAACTAGGAAACAATACAACAACCACTAGTTCCACTCCAGTTACAACATTCGCAGGAGGAACCAACTGGAAACAAGTTTCTGGTGGATATGGACATACAGTAGCAGTCACATCAGGAACAGATCCTACCTTCTTTATTTCATAAATATTTAAAAAAGACATATGTACGCACTCGTTAATGGTCAAGAATTAAGATTAGGACCAATTGCATTCAACTATAGAATGATTAATGATGAACTAGAAGAACTTGAAGTTGATTTTAGAGTAAAATCTTCTGATTATCAATCAGTTCCTATTTCGGTTACTGATGATATTAAAATTCTTCCTGCGAGATATGATAATCCAGAGTATGACCCAAGATTTGAAGGTCTTTCAAATGTATCTCACGAAATCACTGAAACTGAAGTAATTTTTAGACACGATAAGGGTTTTAAATCACTTCAACAAATTAAGGATGAATATAAGGCAGCAGTAAAACCAGAAAGACAAAGAAAAGAAAACACTACAATTTCTCTAACTGTAAAAGATACTGAAATTACAGTATCAACAAGTAGAGAAAGTAGAATTGAATTGATGTCTAAACTTCTTGGTAATGAAGGTCCTTATAATTTCAAGTTTGCGAATGGTGTATGGGTAGAAGTGACTAAAGTAGATCTTCAAACTATTATTGCTGCAATTGATGTAAAAGTTCAAGAAGCATATGATTGGGAACTTGCAAAACTTCAAGAAATTGATGCTTGTGAAACAAAAGAAGCAGTTTATGAAGTTGAAATTACTCCACCTCCAGCAGAAAATCCTGTAGTCTGATATGCCAAATCCAACCACTAATTTTAAAGATGATTATGGTACTGATTTAGGTAATAAATTAATTACCAAAGAATATTTGATGACTGTTTATCCGCAGATTGGTAATCAATTAATCACTCCGGAATTGTGGGTTTGGGGGCTTAATTCTTATGGACAACTAGGAGACAATACAACATCCAATAGACGCACTCCAGTCACAACACTGGCAGGAGGGTCCAACTGGAAACAAGTTTCTGGTGGTGGTAATTATATAGCAGCAATCAAAACCGATGGAACTCTATGGACTTGGGGTCGTAATAATCAAGGACAACTAGGAGACAATACAACAACCAATAGATCCACTCCAGTCACCACATTCGCTGGAGGATCCAATTGGAAACAAGTTGGTGGTGGAAGTTTTCATACAACAGCAATCAAAACCGATGGAACCCTATGGACTTGGGGTTTTAATTATTATGGACAACTAGGAGACAATACAACAACCAATAGATCCACTCCAGTCACCACATTCGCGGGAGGATCCAATTGGAAACAAGTTTCTGGTTCTTTTCAAGGTAATATTACAGCAGCAATCAAAACTGATGGAACTCTATGGACTTGGGGTCGTAATAATCAAGGACAACTAGGAGACAATACAACAACCAATAGATCCACTCCAGTCACCACATTCGCTGGAGGATCCAATTGGAAACAAGTTTCTTGTGGAGGTTATTTCATATCAGCAATCAAAACAGATGGAACCCTATGGACTTGGGGTTTTAATTCTTCTGGACAACTAGGAGACAATACAACAACCACTAGATCCACTCCAGTCACAACATTCGCTGGAGGATCCAATTGGAAACAAGTTTCTGGTGCATCTAGTCATACAGCAGCAATCAAAACTGATGGAACTCTATGGATTTGGGGTGCTGGTACTACTGGACGACTAGGAAACAATACAACAACCACTAGTTCCACTCCAGTTACAACATTCGCAGGAGGAACCAACTGGAAACAAGTTTTTGCTGGAGTAAATAATACAGTAGCAATCAAAACAGATGGAACCTTATGGACTTGGGGTTCTAATTCTTATGGACAAGTAGGAACCAATAATACAACCACTAGTTCCATTCCAGTCACAACATTCGCAGGAGGAACCAACTGGAAACAAGTTGCTGGTGGTGGTAATCATATAACAGCAATCAAAACCTCTGACGATTTACAAGGAATCTAAATACTTTCAAATACAATATTCTATATGAATCCACTTGAATTGGTTGCAAAGACCTTATATTCATTCAAAGAACAGCAACTAACTTTTGAATTACTTGATGCCTTTGGAAAACAAGCACAAGTATTTTCACAGTATGATGAAATTGCAAAGATATTTTTTGAACTTAAAAACTTCTCCAAAGCAATTGAATATGGAGAAAAATCTCTTAAACTAGCACAAACAAAAGAGGAAAAATATACCACCTCTATGAATTTGATTAATGCTTATAATCAATCAAATCATCCAGAGAAGTCTATTACTCAAATTGAAAAGTGCAAAAAGATTAATCCGCAAGATACTGAACTTCTTCTGGAAGAAACCTTTGCATATTCTGCACTCAATCAAAAAGAGAAATCAGAAAAACTTCTCTTCAATCTTCTTCAAAGAAAACTACCAGAAGAGATTGAACGAAAAGCATATCATAATCTATCCGGACATTATTTCCGTAAGGATGATATTCATACAGGACTTCAACACTTTCTCAAAGCAGGAGAAGTAGAAGCATATAAAAATCAAAAGCATCCTGATTTTGAGAAGTGGGATGGAACAATTACACCAGGAAGAACTGTAATTATTGATAATCAATGTGGTGCTGGTGATGAAGTCATTCATATTCGGTTTATGAAACACCTCAAAGACTTGGGAATGAAACCAATTTGGAGTTCTACTCGTAGAGAACTTGTAGAACTCTTCAAACATAATGGTTATGATGCCGTTTGTATTTGGGACAAACCAGAGTTTCCAAAAGATGCCTGTTGGGTTTATGGTCTTGCACTTCCTTATTATCTCAATCTCGAATTGAAAGATATTGGAAGAGAACCATATCTCCAAACACTCCCAGAGTATGATAAGAAGTGGGAATGGATGAAAGAAGATACTGGACATAAAGTTGGTATATTCTGGGCATCCAGTTCTGGTTTTGAACAGAACTCTTTCCGTTCGGTGGAACTCAAAGATTATATGAGTGTTCTTGGAAACAAAGGATATTCTCTGTATTCACTTCAAACTCATACTGATAACAAAGATGCAAATGATTATCCAGAAATCAAACAATCACTATCAGTTCCTAATAGAGAGTTTGCTGATACATTCTCAATCATTAAGAACCTGGATTTGGTGGTGACTTCTTGTAGTTTTGTCGCTCACGTTGCAGCATCATTAGGTAAAGAAGTTTGTGTCTTTGTTCCAATTATGGAATATTATGTTTGGACTTCTTCTACTGGAAAGTGTATGTGGTATGGAGATAACGTTCATCTCTTCCGCCAAAAGAAACCAAGAACTTGGGATGCACCCATCAAAGAGTTTTGGGAGTTTATGAATGATAGAAGAGTATAATTTATCCTTTCTCAACCTCAATTCCATCAAGAACAAACTACTACAAATACAAACTGCTTCTCACGGACTTGTAACAAAAGGTGTTTCCACCTATAATCACGGAATGCCTACTTTGATGTATCCAGAACTGACTGGATTAAAAAATATTTTCAAACAATATGTTAGAATATATTGTAGAAAGTATGAGATTCCACCTTTAAAGTTTATCAATAGTTGGTTTAATATTTCACAACCAGGAAATAAACTCAAAGCACATAAGCACGAAGAAAGTGTTGTGAGTGGAGCATTTTATATTTCTGGTGCAACTCCACTTATCTTTCCAGATACATCAATCAAACCATATCCTGGTTTGTTAGTCATCTTTTCAAGTGATTTAGTTCATTACACAGAAGAAGAAACAGAAGAAAGAATTATTATTAGTTTTAATACAGACTACCTATGAGATTTCATACTTTTTATACCAAAAATCTTTCAGAACAACTGATAGAAGACCATAAGAAAGTCTGTAATCATATTGGCATTGATGTGACTTATCATATTCAAGATGCAATAGATGATTATGATACTCTTTATACCGCTCACGGAAAGTTTATGACTTCTGTAATGGAGCAGGAAGAGGTTGCTTGTTTTCTTGATATTGATTGTCTTCCGCATAATAAAGAACTTCTGGAAAGAGCATACAACTGGGCAATAGAAAATAAATCTTTTGTCGGAAATGCTCAAAACATTTCTCATACGCAAATGAGAAATCATATCTATGCTGCTGCTTCTTGTTTAATTGTAACGAAAGATGCCTGGAATACTTTGGGTAATCCAGACTTTTCCTGGTTTATGCAGAATGAAGTTCAAATAGATACTGCACAACTTCTCACATTAAGAGCAGACCAAATTGGAATGCCCTATCAATTAATGTATCCTGTTGGTTATGATGGTCCAGAAGAATATAAACTTTCTGGATATGGAATATATGGAACAGGAACTTTATACCCAGCAACTTGGCATTATTTTAGAATCAGTAAGTTCAAGGATCAAATACCAGACCTTTGGACAACTCGTGTAAATAATATATTAGAAGGTCAAAAGATTATTCCAAATTATTCATCGTGTTTTTATGAACTATAAGTTTTTGTTTTTAGTTGGGTCTGCAATTAATCATTTTAAAGAGGATGATTTGAGTGCTTTTAAAGCAGAAGAAAGATTTCAACAGACATTAGATACTATTCAGTCAATTAAGAATAAAGTTCCAGATGCTTATATTTTAATCTACGAAGGCTCTGAAACTCCTATCAAAGATGAGTATAAAGATATTCTGAGACAGAAATCTGATTTGTTTATTCAGTGTGGTAGTGACCCTTATATGAAATCTTTGTATGAGAACATTCACAAAGACCCACCAAAGTTCACATTTGTAAAATCTATGCTTGAGTGTAGATGTTTACAGATTGTTCTGAATCATATGAGACAGCACAATATCTTTAATGATGTCACAAGAGTGTTTAAGTTGACTGGTCGGTATACTCTTAATGATAACTTTGACATCAATGACTACAAGAGTAAATTCTTAATCAATAAGTATGTGATGAAATATTATGACTACAAAGAAAGATTTGAGGAGATGGATGATATCTATGTTTCTCTCTTTGGATGTAAAGGAACAACCGTAACTGGATTGTGGTCCTTTGACCGATTCTTATTCAATGATATTTTTAATGTTCTTCAGAAGAGTTTTGAATATATGGAAAGAGCAATTCAGTTAACTTGTGGTATGGACATTGAACATTCTTTCTATCACTTTATCAAGAGAGATGATATCATAAATGTTCCTATTCTTGGTGTTGATGTAGTTAAAGGTATGGATGGAGACAGATTTTCATTATGAAACTCGCAATCTTTTATCATACTTTTCAAAATGAAATATCTGCTTTCATTTATCAACAACAAATCAATCGTCTTTATGTGACTGGATTAATGAATGCTGTTGATTATATGCATATTGGTGTAAATGGAAATAACGAGTTATTCAATGTTCCATCTAAAGCAAAAGTTGTATACAATCAAAATCAAAAAGAAGAAACAGAAACATTGATTGCATTAAAAGATTTTGCATACGAAAATCCAGATTATAAAATTTTATATTTTCACACTAAAGGTGCAAGTAAGGGAACTTTGATTGCAAATGCTTGGAGATTGATGATGGAGTATTTTGTAATTGATAAGTGGAAAGAGTGTGTGGAAATGTTGGATGAATATGATTGTGTTGGTTCAAATCTAAATCCCGTGGGAGAAACTTTATGGAGTGATGGCACAACAACTATACCAGTAGAAGGAACTTATAATTTTACTGGAAATTTCTGGTGGGCAACTGCGAAACACATTCAATCATTAGATCATAAATTTTTGACAAGTGATTATCGTATAGATAGAGAACTATGGATTGGAAGTAATCCAAACTCAAATCCCGGAACCATTTATCAACCGGGAGTATATGAGTCCTATGAACATTTCTACATGGAGGAAGATTATGTTTCGTAATTGTGGAGAATGTACTGCTTGTTGCACTTGGTTACAAGGTTCTGCTTATGGATATGAGTTTGGTGGTGGAAAGTCTTGTAAGTTTTTATGTGAGACTGGGTGTAGTGTTCATAAGGCAAGACCAAAATTATGTGAGGGATATTTTTGTGCTTGGGCTCAAGAACTCATAACAGAAGAAATGAGACCTGATAAATGTGGTGTTCTTGTTTCTGTTGAAAATAATGAGAACGGACAATATCTCAAATTGGTTTCTACTCAAGAAGAAATAAATAAAGATATATTAGAATATTTTAGAAATTGGAGTAGTATAATGAATACTCCTGTGATTTATTCAAACAATAATTCCTGGGAAGTCCTCTAATGCCTACTTTTTACAATTACACAGAGAATGGTGCAGTATATTCTTTTGATGATGTCTTTGTTCCTGCTGATGCTTTTAGGCAGGGGAACTTATGGACTTGGGGTAATAATTCTTCTGGACGACTAGGAGACAATACAGCACCCAATAGATCCACTCCAGTCACAACACTTGCTGGCGGAGCAAACTGGAAACAAGTTTTTGCTGGAGTAAATAATACAGTAGCAATCAAAACAGATGGAACCCTATGGACTTGGGGTTATAATATTGGTGGACAACTAGGAGACAATACAACAACTGATAGATCCACTCCAGTCACCACATTCGCAGGAGGAACTAACTGGAAACAAGTAAGTGCAGGAAATCTACATACATTAGCAATCAAAACTGATGGAACCTTATGGACTTGGGGGAGTAATGCTTATGGACAACTAGGAGACAATACATCAACCAATAGATCCACTCCAGTCACTACATTCGCAGGAGGAACCAACTGGAAACAAGTTGCTTGTGGTCAAATTCATACAGCAGCAATTAAAACCGATGGAACCTTATGGACTTGGGGTCGTAATCTTAGTGGGCAAGTAGGAGACAATACAACAACCAGTAGATTCACTCCAGTCACCACATTCGCAGGAGGAACTAACTGGAAACAAGTAAGTGCAGGAAGTCTACATACATTAGCAATCAAAACTGATGGAACCTTATGGACTTGGGGTCGTAATAATAGTGGACAACTAGGAGACAATGCAGCAACTGATAGATCCACTCCAGTAACAACATTCGCTGGAGGAAATAATTGGAAACAAGTTGCTTTTAGTGCTAATGGATATCATACTGCAGCAATTAAAACCGATGGAACCTTATGGACTTGGGGTCGTAATCTTAGTGGACAACTAGGAGACAATGCAGCAACTGATAGATCCACTCCAGTAACAACATTCGCAGGAGGAACTAACTGGAAACAAGTTGCTAGTGCTGGCAATTATACAGCAGCAGTCAAAACTGATGGAACCTTATGGACTTGGGGTCGTAATAGTAGTGGACAACTAGGAGACAATACAACAACCAATAGATCCACTCCAGTAACAACATTCGCAGGAGGAAATAATTGGAAACAAGTTGCTAGTGGATATTCTCATACAGCAGCAACAACCTACATAGATGATTATCAGTAAAACATTATTTCTTAATTATGAAAACATTATTTTTCCTTTCTGGTCTTCCAAGATCAGGTTCTACTTTACTTGGATCAATTCTTTCACAACATCCAAAACTCCAAGCAACTCCAACATCACCACTTGCCGATTTGCTCTGTTGGATTGATGAGGGTTTTTCAAAGATAGACTTACAATATACTTACGATAAACAACAGATACAATACAATACATATAATTCAATACTTGAAAACTTCTACAATCACATAGAGAAACCTTGCATTCTTGATAAGCATCGTGGTTGGTGTAAGAATGTATCTTCTATTGAAAAGTTTCTCAAACAGAAACCAAAAATCATTGCAACAAACAGAAGAATAAGTGAAGTTCTTGCTTCTTATATTCTACTCATTCAAAGAAATAATGAAGCAGATAATTTTGTAGATGCACATTTGAGAAGAGAGGGAAAGCTCATTACCACAGATAATCGTATTGAGTGTTTATGGAAGAATTATGTTTGCGATCCTTATGAGAGTTTGGTTTATGGTTTGACTAATTATAGGGACAATATTCATCTTGTAGATTATAATAATCTTACACAAGACCCAGAACAAGAACTTAAAAAGATTTATGAGTTTCTAGAAATAGAAAATCATTCACACGATTTTTCTAATATCTTTAATACTTGTGCCGAAGAAAAGGACCACGAATGGGGTATTGATAATCTTCATCAAATTCGCACCAAACTTCAAAGAACTTCACCACCACCAGAAGAAGTGATTGGTGAAGAAAATGTAAAACTTTATGATAAATTTAATCTATGATTGAAGTATTTTTAAGACACTGCTACACATCCAAAGTAAATCTTTCGGGAGCAAATCGTCCAGAGTGGTGGGATAAAGAAAAGGTATTTCAAAATTTCAAGAATACCCTCAATCCAGAAACCACTAACTATACAATCATCTTTGATGAGTGTTATGGAAAGCAGAAAGATACATTTCTCAAAAATGAGAATGCAGTAACTATTAATTGTGGTAAAGAAAGTGAAAGTTTCTGTAAGACACTGGACCACATTCTTTCACAAGACTTTGATGATGATACAATCATTTATTTCCTTGAAGATGATTATGTACATCGTCCAAACTGGGATAGAGCCCTCATAGATGGATTTACTCTACCTGTTCAGTATGTAACCTTATATGATCACGGAGATAAGTATCAGGAGATGTATAAGGACTTTATGACGAAAGTTCTTGCAACAAAATATTCTCACTGGATGCCAACTCCATCAACTACAAATACCTTTGCAATGAAGTTCAAGACACTCAAAGAAGATAAAGAAGTTCATAAACACTTCTCAACTGGTTTTGAACCTTCCGCAGATCACGGTAAATTTTTAGAACTACATAAGAGAGGAAGAAATTTAATTTCAAGTATTCCTGGTTATTCTACACACGCACATAAAGACTTTTTATCACCTTGTATTGATTGGAGCACATATCTATGAGAGTAACACTATATGCTATTGCAAAGAACGAAGAAAAGAATATTAAAAAATTTCTTAAAAACTCAAAGAAGTTTGACGATGTAGTTGTAGTTGATACTGGAAGCACAGACAACACCGTTCAACTACTCAAAGATGCTGGCATTAAAGTCTATGAGCATCCACAAACAAGAGAAGAGTTTGATTTTTCAGTAGCACGAAATCAGGCACTTTCTTATGTAGAAACTGATTGGGCTTTTGCACTTGACTTTAATGAAGATGTAGATGAGTTTTATCCAGAAGGATTTGGTGTAATTGCGGATGAGTTCACTACTTTTAATCATTTGAGATTTGATGATAATGGAAAGGATGAACCAGTCCAATCAAATGAGGTTCACACAAGGTTTCATAGGACAAAGAATTATACTTGGATCAATGCAGTTCACGAAGTTCCAAACTTTGTTCCAACAGAAGAATATTTAAATCCATCAAGTGTAGATACAACGATTAAGATTACTAAAAAAATTCATAAGACCATAGACAAAGAACTTTTTTACTTCTCAATTTGTGAAAGAGAACACAAGAAAGATCCATCCAACTGGTATTGGATTTGGTTTATTTTCAATCATTATTTTAATGTGAATAATACAGAGAAAGCACTTGAATATGGTCAAGAATTTTTGAATGTTTCTAAACCATATTTTGATAGTTTTAGAATCATTGCTTTTATTCGTTGCAGTCAAATTCTACTTTCTATCGGAGATACTCAAAGAGGAATGAATTATGCTTTCCATGCATTGAGTGAAGCAATGAATATGGGAGGACATCATTTAACCCAAGCCTTTAGTTATTTCTTTGAACTTTCTAAAATGATGAATAATTCAGATTTAATTGTTTTTGCAACTGCATTCAATCCAGAAACTTTAACATCTGAAGAAAGAATAAAAGCAATTAAAAATTTATATAATAATATTGAAAGGGATTGAATATGAAATCAATATGTTTTTTCACAAATGGTCATAATGGAGATATTGTTCACAGCAAATCTTTCATTCAAGAAATAACAAAACAACTTGATATACCTTGTCTCTATCATCATCATAATAATTTTAAAGTTAGTCAAGATCTTTTAGCGATTTCAACACAAATTGCTCCAAATAATTATTATGATAAGTTCATAGAAACTCCAAGTATTTTTTTCGTTAACACTTGGTTATGGCCATATCTGCTTGATAAATCTTTTGAAGATGTAAATCTCGAAACCAACTATGCGATTTATAAAAATATTTGTGAGGTTATAAATTCTAAGTTTAATACAAATATAAAATTAAAAGAAATTGAAAATTACTTTCCTTTTATAAATTTTGATTTAGTTCAAAGAGAAAATATAAATGACTATGTTTTAAATAATAAAAATAAGAAAGTTTTATTGTGTAATGGTCCTTGTTTATCTGGACAATCTTCTTATAATGAAGATATGTCATCTATTATTGAAAATCTATCTCTGGAATATAAAAATATTACATTTATAGCAACTCAAAAATTTAATACTACCACAAATAATATTCATTTTACTGATGATATTATTAAAATAAAAGGGTGTGACTTGAATGAAATTGGATATCTATCTACTTTTTGTAGTTTGATTGTTGGTAAAAATTCAGGACCATTTTGTTATTCTACAACCAAAGATAATTATAATGATCCCGATAAAATTTTTTATGCATTTGGGCAAAGGAAGGGTGATTGTTTTCATGGAAATATCAAAATAAAAGCAAAATTTTATTTTGATGGAGCATCTAATGATGTTATGTTGTATAATTCTATAAATTCTATTATCGAAAAAAATTTAATATGAAAATTTCAATCCCAGTATCAGTAGGTGAACTGTTTGATAAGATTTCTATTTTAGAAATCAAAGCATTTCTCACAGACGATGAATATGTTCATAAGGAACTTGAAGACCTAAATCAAATCAAAATATTGGCAAGCACTCAATATACTTTGGAGTACGAAGTTCAATTGAAAAAGGTCAACGAAAAATTATGGAAGATTGAGGACAAACTCAGAAAACTGGAAAAAGAACAACGGTTTGATGATGAATTTATAGAACTTGCTCGTAGTGTTTATATTACAAATGATGAGCGGGCAAGGATTAAATCAAAAATTAATGAAATAACTAACTCACCTTATAGAGAAATTAAATTGTATTGATTATGAAACGTGCTCTTATTACTGGTGGTGCTGGATTTATTGCACATCACTTAAATGGTGACAAAATGAAGCAACTGGGTTGGGTTCCTGCAAAATCTGTAAGAGAACGCATCACCAAAGTCGTAAAGTGGACTCTTGAAAATGAAAGGTGGATTACAAACTTAAGTTAAAAGATAAATACTTAAAAATACCCAAGAAAAATGGCAGTTGCTGAGATTACAAATATAGTCATTGAGAAGGGAACTCACTTTGAGGCAACTTTTAATCTTTTTGATCCTGACCAATCTGCTTCAGTTTTAACTGGACTCACAACAACTTATGCATCTATTCGTAAACACGTAACATCCACTTCTTATGAAGAATTTGCAAAAACAATTACTTCTGGTAATGGAACCATAAAATTAACATTAACACCAGAACAAACTGCTAACCTGAGTCAGGGAAGAAATTATTTTGATGTTGTGCTTACTTTGAATGGAAAGAGAATTAAAGTTATAAAAGGTACTGCCATGGTAGAGGAGAGTGTATCAGTATGACTTATAACGTCAAGTTATCTCAACAAAATTACAAAGTAAGTCTTTCATCTAAGATAGAGATCATGCCACAAAATTTAAACGAATTAACCGATGTAGAAATTAGTGGTAATAAAGATAAGTATGTTCTAATGTATGATGCTGCTTCTGGTAAGTGGAAGGATGTAAATCCAGATGAGGTCTTTAATGCAGCAGCATCTACAGAAACAACACAACCAGGTTTTGTTGGTTATGCAACTGCCTTCCTAGATCGTGTAGATGTTGACCTAGATAATAAAATTAATCTTGATGGTGGAACATTTTAAGTATTCTAAATAATATTAATTAGGAAACTGCATAAAGGTATTCGGATGGCTTCACCAATCTTACAGTTTAAGCGTGGTAATATTGGGGCAGCGGCAACTATTCCTGCTCTTCGTCCAGGTGAACCTGCATTAACACTTGACAAATATGATTTATTCGTAGGACTTAATACTTCTGTTCAAGGAAATAAATTCTTCGGTTCTCATCGTTATTGGGGAAGAGAAGATTCAAGCACTTCCCTCCGTTTAAATCTTGTCGATAAAGACGGAACAAATCACATTTCTTTCAAAGCACCAAATACACTTTCTGGAATTACAACTTATACATTTCCAGAAAATCCTCTTGGTTCATATTTTTTAAAAACAAATCCAAACGGCGAACTTAGTTGGTCTAATCAATTTCCAAGCGTATCTGTATCTGGAGTTGTAACAGCATCAAACTATTATGGCGAAGGTGGTGCATTAACTCTAGGAACTCCAACTGATTCGAGTATTACTAATAGTGGAGCACTTAATACATTCACTACATCAACAAAAATAGTTGATAGTATTGATGACTTGAATGAACTTGCGTTCAATATTATAAAAAATACTGCAGTTACAAATGTAGATTTTTCTGCTAATACTGTCGCAGGAGGTTCTCCACTGGCAGTTACATTAACTGTTACTAGTTCTGGAAATCCTAATCGCTATGATGTTGATTGGGGAGATGGAACTACAACTTCAGACTATAATTCTTCTTCTATTCCACATACATATAGCAATTCCAGTGGTGGATTATATTCAATTACACTGACTGCAAAAAATAACACAGGTGTAGGCGCAGGAAGTTCATTTACAACCTCCAAGTCCGACTACATTACTTTATATACACCAAATCCTGTAGTTGGATTTTCGTTGTATAGAAATTCTAGTGGTGGAAGTGCTCTCTCAGGAAATGACCTATATGTGGTTGAGGGGCAATCTTTATACTTAGATAACAATACAACAAATACAAACGGCGCAACTGTCAACTATACGATGAGTTGGGGCGATGGATCATCAAATGATTCAATTGCAAATGATTCCGCTTCTGGTGGTGCGGGAGCGGGAGCAGCAAGACTTCAGCATACTTGGAGTCAAGGAACAAATAGTTCAACTACTACAGATACACTTACACTAACTCTAAACGCACATAATACTGCAAATCCAGGTGTTATTCCTGCTACAGGTACAGTAGCACTCAAAGTTTATGATGATGCTCCAGCAGCACCTAATGGATTAAGCAGCAAAACTCTACCAAATGTTACTAGCGTAGGTACAAGTCCAAAACTTGCTTATGGGTTTACCGATAATACTGGTGGTGCAGTTTTAAGTGCAGGAAATGATGTCAATCGTGTAACAAGTGGAAGTGCAGAAGCAGGTCCAATTAGTACATTTGCTTATAATGCAAATAGTGGAACTCTTACTGCAAATGTAAATGGTTCTTCAGATGGTTCAACAACATTAACAAGTGGCGATGATTCTGGAACTTATACAAGTCTGGTAATTACATCTGAAAGCGATTATCAGTTACTAGATTCAACAGGAGCAACAACTACCTTTGCTGCAAGTACCTACTATCCCGGATTATACAAAGGATTTAAAGCAAAAGTTTCTAAGTTGGTTTCAAATCTGAATACTGGTTTAAACAGTATGCAGTTACTTCATAGTGTTACTGGTAACACTAACACTGTAGAATTTGTTAAAGATGATATAACAGCAACACCTACGGTTAGTGTTGCTAGTGCTACTTTATCCGAAAACGTTGCTGGTACTTATCGTTATATTTCAGGTGTTCCATATTATAATACAGGATCTCCAAGTTTAACACTCTCTGGAGTAACAGTTACAAATCTAGTTGGGCAAACTTATACCAATCAGTTAAATATTGTAGAAGTTGATAGTGGTACAAATCAAGAAGGAACTTCTAGTGCTGGCACAACTGATAGTGATTACACCTACTCGCAGATAAATGGTTCTTCGAGTATGCTGACTGGTGGAATTCCAAATGCAAATACTGGAACTTCATCTGCATATACATTAGGTAACTTAACTGTTCCTATCACATCTTCAAGTGTGAGAACAATTGACAGAGTGAAAGTTCGTGCTAGAAATGTAAACGGAATTAGTGGATATGCCAGCGATGTTGCTACTAATATTCAAGTTCACACTGCAGCACAGAGTGGAATTAGTGAAATTGCAATTTCCGTTTCTAGTAGTCTAGGTAATGGAACTTATACTGACAACGGTAAGAGAATTTATGATTTTGGACCTGGAATTACTACGGATACTCCGTCATATAATAGTTCAACTAATTTCTATACCAATAACCCATACTCTGAAGGTTCTGCACCTACAGGAATTACTACAACTAGAGAAGCAGTTGTAAGACTTGGAAATATTACTCACAACCAGGTAAATTATTCAACTGGATATCTACCCATTGGTCCAAATTTTTCATCTAACAGAAGTGGAACCCAATATTTTACTTTTGCATTTAGAAGACAAGCAGTTGCTAACATTAATGTTAATATTACATCTTCTGGTATTACTGGACTTTGGATTGCTGCACCTGGTACAAGTATAGATAGTACTAGCACTCTTAATGGTTGGTTAAGAGCGGATACGGTTTATGCAGGTTCGGGTGTACCTGGCGCAAATACTGGAGCAGGTGGTAATGGTAGTAATGGTTGTGCGGATACCCCTGGTGATGTTATATCTTCTGGAACCTCTTTGAGTGGAAGTTATACTTTAACCCTTGGTAGTGAAAACTTAAGTAATGCTACTGGTAATGTTCTTTTAGTCAGAATCGCACTCGCTTCTGGTCAATCAGTAACAAGCCTTAGCATAACATAAGGAGAATTTAGACAAAATGGCAATCACAGACACTCAAAAGGTTGATTATCTCTGGAAGAAAATTGGTTATGGTAGGGCAAAAACTGATACCGGCACCCTAAAACCAGCAACTAACGAATCCATAGCGAGTCCACTACTTCTCCGTGGAGATAAAATTTGGGCTCAATCGGATTTAGTGCCTGGAGTAATTCCGGGAAGTACTTCTGGAGTTGTTACAGTATATCCTACAACAAATCCAGTAGAATGTACTGTAGATATTACTTCATCCGTTAATAGAACCTGGAAAACAAATATTACGGATTGGATTCCACCAGAAATTGGTTCTACTTACTTAGTAAAAGTATATTTACACACTCCAGGTAATGCTGCAACTGCTGCTTCTAGTGGAACTCAAATATATGGCGCAGGCTCTGGAAATGATGATGAATGGTTCTTTGATTATCAGTCAGGAACACTAAACTTTATCGGCGCAAACTTACCAAGTGGAATTTCTGGTAAGAGTGTCTATGTTAGTGGTGCAGTTTATACTGGTATTTTAGGTGTTTCTGTTCCCGGTTCTCAAGCATCATTTACGGATTTATTTGTAACTGGGATCTCAACACTTACTGGATTACTTGATGCTAATGGTGGCGCAGAGATTAAAAATATAAGAATTGGCGTATCTACAAATAATGAAATTGATACTTCTGTCGGAAATCTGATATTAGATTCTGCCACAGGATTTACTGCAATTGATGATGCATTAAATGTATCAGGAATCTCCACATTTGTTGGAGTTGGTACATTCTTAAGTGACCTTTATGTTGGAGGAAACTTCGGAGTACAAGGTTACAGTGAATTTGTTGGTGTTGTAACCTTTAAGAGTGGATTAATTAATCTTGGAGATGACACTGGAGATAATATTAATGTTGGTGGTGAGTTTACTTCAGGGTTATATCCAAATGCATCAAATACTTATGATTTAGGTGATGGTACAAGGCAGTGGAGACATACAAGTTTTGCTGGTATAGGTACATTTGATGGTGGAATAGACGCAAGTAATATAAGAATTGGCGCTGATGATACAAATAAGATTACAACCTCATCAGGAAATCTTATTCTTGACCCTGCAGGTAGCGTAATTATTCAAGATAATACTATCATTCAGAATGATTTAACGGTAAATGGTAATGTAACTATTGGCGGAACTACCGTTACATTGTTGGGACAAGATGTTTATATTGAAAACAAAGATATTGTTCTCGGATATACAACTTCAATCACACCATCCGATACCACAGCAAATCATGCTGGTGTATCTATTGCATCAACAGTAGGAACTCCACTTGCTTCATTTGCTGCTTCTGGAATCAACACACTTCCAGATACTTATAAGCAAATGATGTGGTTCAAGAGTGGAACTCTTGGATTCTCAACTGATGCATTTGCCTTTAACTATGGTGTTGCGATTGGCACCACTCAAATGGCAAATGGTGTCCGTCTTGCTGTTGGTTCAGGTGTTACCGTAAGTGATACTTCAGTAAGTGCAACAACTTTCTATGGTTCTTTAGTTGGTAACGTATCCTCTGCAGACCAGATTAAGACTATTACTGCATCAAATAATAATGCAAATTATTATTTGACATTCGTAGATGCAAATAATGGTTCTGCAACAAATGAATCAATTTATACTGATGATGCAATTTATTATAATCCAAACACCAATAAACTCACTACACAACATGCTGAGTTCACTGGTAATGTATTGGTAAGTGGAATTACTACCCTTGCAGGAAATATAAACTTAGGTGATGCTGGAGGAGATGTAATAACTGTTGTTGGAGTTACAACATTTACAACATCCAATGTTTATATTAATAATCAACTCAATGTTGGCACCATCCAAATGGGTGGAAGTGCCACAATTACTGGAGATGATGTATCTGCAAGACATTTAAATCTTTCAGGTATTACTACGGTTGCTGGTTTAATTGATGGTAATGGTGGCGCAAATATTTCTGGTGGAGAAGCAATACTTTCATCTGCAACAGTTTCGGATTTAACTTCTGGAAGAGTTATTCTTGCAGGAACTTCTGGATCACTTGAAGATAGTTCAAATCTCACCTTCAGTTCAGGTGGTTTAATCGTTGGTTCTGGTGGAATTAATGTAACAGGAGTTTCAACATTCTCCACTGATTTAGTTGTTGGTGGTGATATTCGTCTTAATGGAAATGATATTAAAGCAAGTGACGGAAGTACAAATATTACATTAACTTCCAATACATTAACTACATTTGCTGGTGATATTAAAGTTACTGGTATTGCAACAATTGGAACTGGAGTTGGTGTTACTCAATTCTCATCTGCAGTTGGTTCTGGAACTTCAACTTCATCAGTTCCCACATCATCTGCAATCATTGATTATGTTGATGCAGAAATTGGAGCAATTAATCTAACTCTTGGACTAAATGCTGATAGTGGTGGTCCAAGCACACTCAATACATCACAAACTTTAGTTATCAGTGGAACTGCTAATGAAGTTGAAACCTCAGTATCTTCACAAACAATTACTGTTGGTCTTCCCAACGCAGTTGTTGTTGGAACTTCTTTAAGTGCTCCAACTATAAAAACTACCACTATTCAGTCGTCTAATACAGGTGCAACTGCAATTACCATTGCTGCGAATGATGTTACGATTGCCGATGACTTAACAGTTCAGGGTAACTTATATGTAAATGGAAGTACAACCCAAGTTAATACTGCTTCCCTTACTGTAGAAGATCGTACCATTCAACTTGGTATTGTTGATGGTGCAGCACCATCAACTGCAACAACTTGGGACCTTGGAGTTCTCTTCAACTATTATACTGATAGCGCAAAGCAATCTGCAGTTGTATGGGAACACGGAGACGGAAGATTTAAGTTTGGTTCTGTAATCAGTGATGGTGGTGGAACTGGAGTTAATAATCCACAAATCACAGTTTCTACTTTTGCTCCTATTGAAATCGGTTCACTTTGGGTAAATGATTGTGCTGGACAATCTCAAGTTATTTCTTGTACTGGTTCCACAAGATACTTAGAGAACATTACTATTGATGCTGGTGTCTTTTAAAGAATAATTTTATAATTCATAAATACACCCAGGAAACTGGGTGTATTTTTTTATGTCTGAAGATGACTTAAAAGCAGTACTTGCAAAATATCAACAAAAGGCATTTGATTTGTTTAATCGAAATATTGTATTGGAAACTCAAGTAGAAACACTTACAGCAACTGTTAATGCTTTAAGTATTGAATTAGAAAAATTAAGAAAACCAAAAAGAAGTTCAAAAGTAGAGGCAGATTTTTCATAAATACCTAAGATTCTTATATAAGAATCTTTAAGGTCCCTACCAGTATGCGAATAAATGGCTGATCCTATCATAAAAGTTAAAAGGTCTACAGTTCAGGGTAAAACACCCACGATTGAACAGTTAGGTCTTGGAGAAATAGCCATTAACCATTATGATGCAAAACTGTTTATTCGCCAAGATACTTTAGGTGTAGGAATAGGAACCACTGTAGTTCAAATTGGAGTTCAAGGACTACAGGGTATTCAAGGTACTACTGGACCTCAAGGAACTACAGGATCTCAGGGTATTACTGGAACTCAAGGATCTACAGGTATTCAAGGTGCTACTGGGGCTCAGGGCACTATAGGATCTCAAGGCACTACAGGAACTCAAGGGTCTACAGGTACTCAAGGGACAACTGGTTCTCAGGGCACTACTGGTTCACAAGGAACCACTGGAACTCAAGGAACCACCGGAACTCAAGGAACTACTGGAACTCAAGGAACTACAGGAAGTCAAGGTGCCACAGGAGCACAAGGGACATCAGCAGCAACTTCTATTACAAACAATACCGACAATTATGTAGTTACTGCAACAGGAAATGGTTCAACGCCATTTAATGGAGAAGCAAACTTTACATTTGATGGAACAACGGTAAAAGCACCGATTTTAGAATCAACTCAATCTTCTGGTGATGAGGGTGGAGAACTTAAATTAAATAAGGCATCTACTAACACCACATTAAATACTGGAATTACCCTTGATGTTTATCAAAATAAACTTAGATTATTTGAAACTGGAGGAACTAATAGAGGTGGTTATTGGGATATAGCATCATTAGGTGCTGGTGTTGCAACTAATCTTTTAGCAGGAGGTGCTCAAGGTGCTACTGGTTCACAAGGAACCATAGGATCTCAGGGCACTACCGGAACTCAAGGATCTACAGGTACTCAAGGTGCTATTGGTTCGCAAGGAACTACAGGTGCTCAAGGCGCTACAGGTTCTCAAGGAACCACAGGATCTCAGGGCACTACTGGATCACAAGGATCTACAGGTGCTCAAGGCGCTACTGGATCACAAGGAACTACAGGATCTCAGGGCACTACCGGAACTCAAGGATCTACAGGTACTCAAGGATCTACAGGTGCTCAAGGCGCTACTGGATCACAAGGAACTACAGGATCTCAGGGCACTACCGGAACTCAAGGAACTACTGGAGCACAAGGTACTGAAGGATCTCAAGGTATTCAAGGCACTACCGGCCCAGTAGCAGGTTCTGCAAATCAAGTTGTTTATAAAGATGGGTCAAATAATCCAACAGGTTCTACCAATCTGACTTTTAACGGAACAGAATTAGTTACTCATACATTAACTGTTCTCAACAATACGGATATCAATGGAAATTTAAATGTTGATGGAACAATTACTATTGGTGGAACATCAGCACAACTCAACACTCAACAACTTACAGTAGTTGATGCTGACATTGTTCTTGGTATTGGTACTTCATTCTCACCAAGCGATGCAACAGCGAGTCATGGTGGCATTGCAATTGCATCCACAGAAGGAACTCCACTTGTAAGTCTTGCTATTGGTGGAGAAACCAACCCAGACACATATAAGAAAATTATGTGGTTTAGGGGTGGCGATATTGGTGCCGGATATACTGATGCTTGGTTAAGTAACTATGCAATTGGCATTGGTTCAACACAATTGCCAAATGGTGTAAGACTTGCTGCTGGTGGAATGCAAGTAACCGACACAACTTTAAGTATTCCACAACTAAATGTAACAAATTCATCTACTTTCCAAGGAAATGTATTTTTTGGTGATAATGATAGGGCATATTTTGGTGACAGTTCCGATCTTGCTATTTTCCACAATCCAGTCAGCGGTAATAGTGTAATTTCTGCACTTAATGATGGAATACTAAGCATTAACGCCATAACACATACATTCAGGAGTCAGACTGGATCCGAAACTAAAGCAGTATTTTATTCTGATAGTTCAGTAGATCTTTACTATGATAATGTAAAAAGATTTGCAACGGCTGGAACTGGTGCAACTGTCTTTGGTACTTTGCATTCTCAGCAACTAAATTTATCTGGAGTTTCCACTTTTAGTGGAACTTTAGAACTTAATGCCGGATTAAGAGATATCTATAATAATGTAGGTGTTGCTGGTTCTATTCTAGTTTCTACTGGTGTTGGAGTGAGTTGGACTACTCCATTTGCTGCAGGTATTCAGGGACTTCAAGGAACCACTGGAACTCAAGGTGCTACAGGAACTCAAGGAACCACAGGTACTCAAGGTACAACAGGAACTCAAGGAACCACAGGTACTCAAGGTGCTACAGGTGCTCAAGGCACTACAGGATCTCAAGGTACGGAAGGAACTCAAGGAACCACAGGTACTCAAGGTGCTACAGGTACTCAAGGTACAACAGGAACTCAAGGAACCACAGGTACTCAAGGTGCTACAGGTACTCAAGGTACAACAGGAACTCAAGGAACCACAGGTACTCAAGGAACCACAGGTACTCAAGGTGCTACAGGATCTCAGGGTACTACTGGAACTCAAGGAACCACAGGTACTCAAGGTGCTACAGGATCTCAGGGTACTACTGGAACTCAGGGTACTACTGGAACTCAAGGTGCTACAGGTTCTCAAGGAACCACAGGGGCAGGAACTCAAGGAACTACAGGAACTCAAGGAACTACAGGAACTCAAGGAACTGCAGGAACTCAAGGAACTTCAGGTGTTAATTATGACAAGTCAATTGCGTCATATACCGCAACATCTGGACAGACTAATTTTTCAGTAACTTATACGGTTGGATTTATTGACGTATTTTTAAATGGTGTCAGACTTTCAGAATCGGAATACACTGCATCAAATGGAACTTCTGTGGTATTGGCAGTAGGTGCAGTATTAGGTGATGTTATTGATATTATTTCATACAATGGTGGAACCTTAGGTGCTCAAGGTACTCAGGGCGTCCAAGGTGCTGCAGGATCAGGTGCTCAAGGAACAACAGGAAGTGGTGGAAGCGGTGGTGCTCCATATGCATTTAGTTCAACAACTACTGATGCGGATCCCGGAAATGGAATTTTAAGGTATGATAGTGGAACAATTGGGTCTGTCAGTTTTATATACATTGATAATAATGACAGCAACTCAAATGTTCAGACAACTTGGTATGATACTTGGGATGATTCAACATCTTCATCCCAAAAAGGTTACTTAATTGTACAAGGAGCAACTTCAGGAAGCACTCTTATTAATATCTGGAGTATTACAGGTTCAGTCATTGCAGCATCTGGATACTATAAAATTCCAGTATCGCATATATCAGGTTCTTTACCTTCAAATGGTGCATCTGTAGCAGTTCAATTCTCAAGAACTGGTAATCAAGGAGTACAGGGAACCACAGGAACGCAAGGCACCACTGGAGCACAAGGAACTACAGGTGCTCAAGGCACCACTGGAGCACAAGGAACTGCAGGTGCTCAAGGCACTACTGGAACACAAGGAACCACAGGTACTCAAGGTACTACTGGAGCGCAAGTAACTGCTAAAACATATACAATCACTGTTCCATCAGGGACAGGCGGAGGTTTTTATATTGATAGTGTACAAAAGGATACAATCTATCTAATTCGCGGACAGAAGTATATTTTCGACCAGTCTGCTGCTAGCAACTCAGGACATCCAATTCTTTTAGCAACAACGGTTGATGGAACATCTTATAGCACTGGATGGTCTTACTCGGGAACTGCTGGTTCAAATGGATTAGGGACATTTACTGTTCCATATGATGCACCAAATACACTTTATTATAAGTGCCAAAACCATAGCGGAATGGGTGGAACGATTATAATTAAAGATTTAACTGCAAATTCTCTTCAAGGTATTCAGGGTGCATCAGGAAGTTCTGGTAGTTCATCCATCACCAATGATACTACTACAAATAGCACAAGATATCCACTATTTTCCGATGTTTCCACAGGAACACCTACAGCAACTTATGCTTCAAGTACTAAATTAAACTTCAATCCGTCCACAGGAACATTATCAGCAACCGTATTTACTTCACTATCTGATAGAACACAAAAAACTGATATTCAATTAATTGAAAACGCACTTGATTTGGTATCACAAATGGAAGGTGTAAGGTATAAGTGGAAGGATAATCACAATCAACCATCAATTGGTGTGATTGCACAAGATATTGAAAAAGTAATTCCAGAAGTCGTTGTTGAAAATGAAAATGGTCTTAAGTCAGTTTCTTATGGGAATATTGTTGGAGTTTTGATTGAAGCAATTAAAGAGCAGCAGAAGTCGATTAAAAATTTACAAGAAAAAATTAATTATCTTGAAGATAATCTAAATACTTAAAACTATAGAAAATAATGGGAAAGTCAAGACAAACATCTAGTTTAGTTTCCAACGAACATATTTCTATAGATATAGTTAATAGTAGAGTTGGCATAGGAACCACAAATCCAACATCTAAGTTGACAGTTATTGGTGATACTAGAATAACTGGAATATTAACTGTAGGGTCAAGTTCGATTACGCTTGATGGGAATAATAATCAAGTTAATGTAGGAACTGGTATTACTTTACACCATACAAATGGTATTCAGGTAGGTTCTAGTAGAATACATTCAACCGGAATTGAATCTCAAAATTTGATCATTAATGGTGAAACATTATCTGGTGCTGGTGTTACTTATATTACTGCCGGAAGTGGTATTTCTATCGACCAATCTACAGGAAATGTTACAATAACTGCTGCTGGTGGTGGCGGCATTTCAGAATCACAAGCAATTGCATATGCAATTGCACTTGGTTAGTTTATTCTAATCAAAACTATAAATACTAAAAAGATAAGAACTATAAAATAATGGCAAAGAAGCTTGTTTATAATTATACATTTAATCCAGGTGCTTCTGGTGTTGGTAATATTGTAATTGAAGGAAATTATCCTGAGAGAACATTCCTTGTAATTACAAACACTACCGATAATATTATTATTTACAACTTTGCAGCTGCTGGATATGGTGGAACAACTACCTACAGTACTGTTACAGACCATACGACATTATATTTTGATTATAATACTTCTGCAATGGATTCTACGGACTCCCTGCAAATTTTCTTAGATGTTCAAGAAGACAGAATAGATTTCTCAGAAACTTATATAGACCCGGTAAGCAAACTTAGAGTTTCTGAACCACAGAACCTCATTGATACTGACTTTGAATATGGATTACAACCCACAAAGTGGGAAACTGTTGAGTTAGTAAATAATATTCCATCTTTTTATGCCAATAGCGCGGACTATACGATTGCAAATATTGTAAAAGTAGAAACTGTTGCAGGATCAGAGAACGTAACAGTAACTACTGGAGATGCTCATAATTTAGTTGTTGGTGCTCCAATTGATGTTCAGGGTGTATCATCAAGAACTGCCGAAGGTAAGTTTTTGATTACTGCTGTCCCTACGACAACCACTTTTGTTTACAAGTCTAAGGGAATACAGGCATCCACTGGTGTAATTAATGGTGCTTATACCACTATTACTCCTGGTCAGTTTTATGCTGGGTCGGAAATTAATATTGACGAATCAAAAGGTGTTGCGACTGATGGATTAACAAATTCATCACTTTCAATAGAGACTGCATATTCACACGGATTTGATCCTGGAACAAGTGTTTATATCACAAATACTCTTGGTAGAGAAAGATATAATCTAACAGTTGGATTAGGATCTACTGCACCTGATGGTAGACCTTATGTGGATTATGATGAAACACTTCCAATTAATTTATCTATAGATCCAAGTTTAACAGAAACAAAGGAGATGACCGGAACTTATGCATTTAAGTTCTCATCATCTGCGGTTAATACAACTGATAATACCATCACCTGGACAAATCACCAACTTCAAGCAGGTGATGTTCTTCTTTATGTTCCACCATCAGGCGATACTCATATTGGAGGTCTACAAAGATTCCAGATTTATTATGTGAAGTCTGCACCAACTGCAAATACAATTACTTTATGCGAAACGACAAATGGAGATTATACTAATAATGCTACTATTGACATAACATCACAAGGAACTTCTAATTATGGAAGACATCAATTAATTCTTGGTTATGAAATTAGTTATGCAACAAAGAATGCTAATAATTATGAGTCATTTTTTTATACAAGAAGATGGTGGAATGGATCTGGTTCTGGAAGAGATTTATACACTTATGAATTAGATCCAGTAAGTGGTAGATATGGATATCACGGTCTTGGAAAAGCATATCCTTCAAGAATAATCACTGCCCAAAAAAGCGGTGGAACTACTATAAGTAATACTATTCACGCTGCTCCAACATATTCAACTCGTGATAATGCAAACTTCACTTTTGGAAAATCTGGAACAACTCCTGATGGATATGATTTCATAGAAGATTTTCAAAGATTTGAAACTTATTATTATCAAAATAATTATTATAATTATTGGTATTTCTATAATCCGGGATATTTTGTTGCTCCATATGTGAATGGATTTGATTATAGCAATTCTGCATCACAAACTTATACTGCGGGTACTACCTTCATTTTCTTATTGAAAAAAGATACCGAATCTGATAGTTTTTACATTTCTAATCACGGATTAGCAAACAATTCATTAGCAACTTTAACAACTAGTAGTGGAAGTTCTCCATCATATAGAACTGAAACTGGTACATTTTATGGTACAACTCCAACAACAGCAACTTTGGCAGGAGTATCGACATCAACTATTAGCGTATTAAATTCAAACAGAATTAGATTTGCTGGAACTTCTAGATTAGATTCTGCAGCAGGTTCTTATACTTTGACCGGAAGTTTAAATAATCCAACCGCAAATAGTATTTACTTAGGTGTTAATAATTTCACTAATAATCAAACTGTTTTTATATCTGCTGGTTCTGGCGGTGGATTACCAACCACTACAAGTGGAGTTGCTCAACCAAGTTTAAGCACTATTGATGTGGTTTATAATTCCGTTAAAACTGCACTGAATAGTATTAAAACTACAATGGGTGCCGATACTTGGGATATGATTTTAACTGGAAGTAATCATCAAAATCCAATAACGCCAAATTACAATATAGTCAGTAATGGTATTCAATATTTTAACTATCAAAGAAGTTCTTTATATTTGACTAGGTATTCTCCTTCGACTGGATATAATTCTACTACTTTAAATTTACCAATAAGTGGTTTTGCAAATGGTCAATCATATGATTTTGCAACTGGTAGTGCAATTGCCGGACGTGGATATAATATGATTGCAACTCCTTTTGTTTCAAATACCACAGTACCATATTTGATTGATTTGTTTCAAATTCCTTATGAAGCAGGAGTTCAATTTAGTGAGTTATATTATAATAATTGGTTTATATACAATTATGCATTATCTGGAACCCAAGATAATAGAAATGATTCTTATACAAATTGGATTTCTTTATCAAATGGTTGGAGATATCATTATGACACCAATTATATTGCACCACAGAGTCTTAATGGTTTTCATGGTCATATTTGTATGGTTGTCATTATTGATAACTCTAATTGGTCTGGATATTATTCCACGCCAAGTCCCAACATCTACTTCCCAGGAGGTCAATATATGGCTCCATATACTTTTGGGTATATGGGACAAAGATATGTTGCCAATGTTATTATTCCAGTAAAAGCGGGAACTACTACAACCAAATATGGTGCTTCTGGTTCTACATTAACCAATGCACAAATCGCGTCTAACATTGCAACAGAAATTTCAAATGCTCTTGTAAATCCTTCTTTCTCTGGACAAACAAACCAACAAGCAAAAGTTGATGTTGTTAATGGAAATAGAATTAGATTAAAATCTTCTACAAATACCGTATATGATTTTACAGGATTTGGAACTGCACCAATAAGTTTAGAGACCGATGAAATTATCGGTGCATTAGATGGGTATTATAATGTAACTTCAACGACACCAACCACTGCAAATATTCTCTTGAATAGAGAAGTTCCTAAGAGAGTTCTTGGTCTTACAAGTTCTAATTTTACTTCTGTTGGTGGTGTTGTTTATATCAATTACTCCGGACATAAACTTAAATTAACACAACAAGTTGTATTTAATCAAACTACCTCACAAAATACTATTTCCGGATTAACAAGTGGAACAACATATTATGCTGTTCCTGCAGGACCAAGTTATTTTTCTCTTGCATCAACTAAGCAGGATGCGGCAGGTGGAAATGTTATTAGTATTGGAACTACAACGACAGGAACCTTTAATTTTACAGTTCCTTCAGTTTCTGGAATTGCATCTGGACCAGGAACAGTTGGTATCACATCTGATCTTAGAACTATTACTGGAACTGGAACTTTATTCAAGAGATTTTTCAAGTCCGGTGATACAATCCAAATAGAAGATACTACAACCACACCATCTTCTTATAAAAATCTTATAGTTTCTTCTGTCATTGATGACACTATTATTACAGTGCAAGATACTCCTGGTATTACACTTGCTTCTACGCCACATTTTATTAGTACTAAAGTTAATGTAAGACCTGATGGAACAAACTTACATCGTCCTTTTGATGGTGGTGTTGAAATTACGGCAGGTACTTCGCCAAATAGTGTTATTACTAGACAAACTCGTAAGTATTTCCGTTATCAGTCTGGTAAAGGTATTCAGTGTTCTCTTGCAATTAACTTTAACCCATCAAGAGTTGCAACTTCTGCTGTTGGCGTGGGTACAACTGCAACTATCACAACAAAATATCCTCACGGACTATCCACTAGTAATAGAGTGACTATTAAGGGATCTACTGATACCGCTTATAATGGAACATTCAATATTATTTCTAGCACTCCTTTTACATTCAAATATAATATGTTATCAACTCCCGCATCATCGGTTGCTGATGGTATTATTGAATATAATATTGACAGTTGGGCAAATAGTGTTATTCGTGCTGGATTATTTGACTATCAGAATGGTTTCTTCTTTGAGTTTGATGGATCTACTTTATATGCAGTAAGGAGATCTTCTGTTCAACAATTACCAGGAACAGCATCAGTTCAAAAAGGTTCTAATATTGTTTATGGTACGGACACAAACTTTGATGGTCAACTTTCGGTTGGAGGATATGTTGTTATTCGTGGTGGGTCTTATAAGATAACCAGACTGGTAAGTAATAGTGAAATGCACATTCAACCAGCATATAGAGGTTTGAGTGCAAGCGATATCATTATCACCAAAACTATTGATACAAGAGTTCCACAAACACAGTGGAATATTGATAAGGCAGATGGAACCGGACCATCAGGATTTGTTCTGGACAAAACTAAAATTCAGATGGCATATCTTGACTATTCTTGGTACGGTGCTGGTAAGATCCGTTTTGGATTTAAGGATACTTATGGTCATGTTAAGTATATGCACGAGTTTAGACACAATAACCGTCTAGAAGAAGCATATATGAGATCTGGTAATATTCCTGGTCGTTATGAGATTGAAAACATTGGAACACCAACTTATATTCCATCACTATTCCACTGGGGAACCTCTGTTATTATGGATGGTAGATTTGACGATGATAAAGCATATCTCTTTACTGCATCTTCAAATTCTTTGATCTTCACGAACGGTGCATCAGTTACTGCAACCACAAATGCAAGTTCTGCTTTAACCAGTCAATACAACTTTCAATTTAGAAATTATGATTGGTATGTGAGACTTGCTTTCCCTATTGCTGATGCTGCTAAGTTTAGTACGGGAACTAAACTTTATGCAACAGGATCTTTAAATGGTCAAGAAGTTGCATATACCCAATATTCTGGATCCACTTTTTATGTGTTTATCTTTATCCAAAGATCTTCCTCTGCACCAGCGGTTTATCCAACTGTAAATACTTCAACTGTTGTTAATATTGGTGCTCCTTCAACTGGCGGAACAGTGGTTGATCTTACAAAGGATATTCCTCTAATTAGTATTCGTCTTGCACCTTCTGTTGATAATAACCTTACTGGTGCTGTTGGACAAAGGGAGATTATTAACCGAATGCAGTTGCAGTTGAAGTCACTGGGTATGACACTTTCTCACGATTGTGAAGTTGATCTTATTCTGAATGGATCTATTAGTAACTTAGATTTTACTTCGGTAAACAATCCTTCGCTTTCTCAACTTATTAAACACAGTACAGGTGATAAAGTTATTGGTGGAACCACTATTTTCTCTCTGAGAGCTTCTGGTGGTTCTGCGGGTATTAGCACTTCATCAAAGAGATTATCTAATACTACGGACTTTGATCTTTCCCAGATTACTGACTTGGGCAATTGTATACTTGGTGGTGATGGTGTATATCCAAATGGACCCGACCTTCTTACTATTGCAATTAAACCAGTTGATACCTCGGAAATTAACGCAACTTCACCGCTTACAGTTTCTTCTAGAATTACCTGGACAGAATCTCAGGCATAATAAAGGCAAAATAAATACTAAAAAGATTAGTGTGATTTGATTAATTAAATGAACTTTGTAAAACTTGCCCTTGAAAATGGTGGGAAAGTAAAACCATTACTTATAAACCCACAAGATTTATCGGGACCATCTCTCACAAACCCATCAGTCCTTGTAGTAAACGGCAAGATAATAGTAAATATCAGAAATGTCAACTATACGCTTTATCATGCAGAATTGAATAGATTTGAACATCTTTGGGGTCCATTGTCATATATTCATCCAGAGAATGATATGCACTTAAGGACCACAAATTATATTGCGGAACTTGATGAAAATTTAGAGGTAGTTTATTCTACTAAAATAGATACCTCCAAATTTGATACATATAAACCACAATGGGAATTTGTTGGTTTAGAAGACTGCAGATTAATTAACTGGGATGATCGTATTTACATTTGCGGAGTAAGGAGAGATTTAGATACAAAAGGAACTGGAAGGATGGAACTTTCGGAACTTGAATTTACAGATTCAGAAGTCAAAGAAGTATCTAGATACCGTATTCCAGGACCACCACCAGATAATGAATACTGTATGAAAAATTGCACTCCTATCGAGGGCAAACCATTCCATCTAATGAAATGGACAAATCCAACATGTTTAATGAAGTTTGATCCTAATGGTGGAGAAACTAAAGTTTTTGAGACTAATTCAAAAACTGAAGGAATGAATGATATGAGGGGCGGATCTCAAGTTATTAAATGGAAAAATGGATATCTAACATTAATTCACGAGACTGAATTATATAATAGTGAGCAAGGAAGAAAAAACGCAACATATCGTCACCGATTTGTTTACTGGGATAAAGACTTTAAAAATCAAAAGTTTTCAAAGTTATTTTCATTTTTGAATATGAAAATAGAATTCTGTTGTGGTCTTGCAGCATATCAAGATGATTTTTTAATTACCTTTGGAGCACAAGATAACGCCGCATATATTTTAAAAGTTTCTCAATCTTTGGTGGAGGATTTTATCAATGAATGAACTACTTGAATTTAGTTTAGATACCGAGAACGCAGAAAAAAATTATATTCTTGCTAAGTGGTATGAAAACGAAGGTCATACTGCTCCTGCTCATACTTATTATTTGAGGGCAGCAGAAAGAGCAGAAAATGATAATCTTGCATATCAAGCACTCATAAGAGCATCATTCTGTTATAAATCACAGGGTTCAAGAGATGGTACAGAAAAAGTTCTTCTTGAGAACGCACTCAATCTTCTTCCACAAAGACCAGAAGCATATTATTTTCTTTCTTTGTTATATGAAAGAAAACAAGAATGGCAAAATTCTTACACATATGCAAATCTAGGTCTTCAACAAACTATAGACGATGTACTAGATCTTCCAGAGTTCAAAGGAAAATATCTACTCATCTTCCAGAAAGCAGTTTCTGCTTGGTGGTGGGGAAGAGGAATGGAATCCAGAAAACTTTTTCATTCTTTAGTTGACGATTATTGGAATGAAATGGATGAAACTCACAAAAGATCAGTAGAAGATAATATAACTCGTCTTGGTTCAGGTCCAGAATCTCAAGCATTTCATACTTACACAAAAGAAGATTACTCAAAACTAAGATTTAAGTTTGATAACTCATCCATCATTGAGAGAAACTATTCTCAAGTTTATCAAGATATGTTTATTCTTTCAATGCTCAATGGAAAAAAGAATGGAACATTCCTTGAGATTGGTGGTGCCGATCCATTTAAGGGTAATAATACTGCTCTACTTGAAAAGACTTTTGGTTGGACTGGTGTTTCTATTGAGTATGATGAAAAATTTATAAACAACTATAGAAATAATAGAACTGCAAAACTACTTCATGATAATGCACTGACAATTAATTATGAAAAACTACTAGAAGAAAACTTTGAAGGAAATATTATTGATTATCTGCAGTTAGATATCGAACCAGCAAAAAATACTTATGAGTGTATGTTGAGAGTTCCTTTTGACAAATACAAATTTGCAGTGATTACTTATGAACATGATTATTATGTAGATGTCACAAGATCTTTTCGAGAAAAATCAAGAGAATTTCTAACAAGTAAAGGTTATATTTTAGTGGCGAATGATTTGTCACCAGATGGAAAGTCTAATTTTGAAGATTGGTGGGTACATCCAGATCTAGTTGATGAAAATATTATCAATAAGATGAAATCAATTATTGAAGGGACTCATCATGCAAAAGAATATATTTTAAGTTCATCGGGAGAAGAACCAGATTTTTTTAAATTAAGTGTAAACTCCAAACCAACTTCTTGGATTGTAGATAATTTTTACGAAAATCCCAATCAAGTTAGAGAGTTTGCACTTAACCAAGATTATGTTGAAGGTGGATTTGGTAGAGGATTTATTGGTAGGCGCACAGAACAGCAATTTTTATTTCCAGGTCTCAAAGAAAGATTTGAAGAGATTATGGGAAGAAAAATTATTAAGTGGGAAGACTATGGAATGAATGGTCGTTTTCAAATTGCTTGGTCTGGCGAACCATTAGTATATCACTGCGATAGTCAAAAATGGGGAGGGATGATATATCTTACTCCAGATGCTCCGTATGAATGTGGGACTACACTATATGCCCACAAGCAAACAAGAGCAAGAACTTATTTTGATGAAGGATGGGATGCTTCTTGGAAAGATGTTCCTGGAGATTGTCACTTAGATGGAACACCATTTGAACCAGTTGATGTTCTTGGAAATGTTTATAACCGTTTAGTTATTTTTGACGCAAGCGCAATTCATTCAGCATCGAAATATTTTGGAACTGTCAAAGAAAATGCAAGATTTTGGCAAATGTTCTTTTTTGACACTGAGTAGACACTTCAGAAACTGTCCTAAGACCCTCCAGAATCGCTCTGGAGGGTCTTATAGTATGCACATACCGCTCAAGACTAATGAGGTATTCCAATTTAGACCGACTTATTTTTGTTGGTTCTTTTTTATGGTTTATTCACTGGATTACAAAAGTATCTGAGGTAACACTAAACGCACTATTCTGATGTTTACATTATACACCAGTGGTTACAACTATAGCAAGCGTCGTTGTACTGATGCTACAAATTGGTTCATTCAAAAGTATCTTCCACGACACAAAATTGAAATCACTGTAAATCATCGTGGTCTCGCAAGAGAAGGAGTTTATGGTTGGTGTAGTGTGGTTGATTGTAACTATCGCCCTCGTGAGTTTGAGATTGAACTACATAATCAAATGAACTCCGATCTTTATCTCCAGACCCTCTTCCACGAACTCTATCACGTTTATCAACACGTTATGGGTAATCTGAAGGATAAGCACGGCAAACGTCTCTGGAAGGGCATAGACCATACGGAGACGGACTATTCTGAACAACCTTGGGAAGTAGAAGCACATCAAGTTGAAGAACAACTCTACAATGAATACCTAGGACTGAATGACTTTGTATATTCTTTCCCTAACCGCTTGACACAACCCTGAAAACTCTGTACAATGACCTTTGTGGAGGTTGAAAACCTATGAACTCTATGAAAACATCGAAAACTAAAAAACAATTTGTGAATGTGACTCCATTGAGTTCTAAAGCAAAGAATCGTTTTATAAATCAAATGGATTCTCTACATGCTATGGAAGTAGAGCAGGAAACTGATACTCAACTTTTTGTTGTTTCTATCAATCGTCGCTACTGCTTTTGGATTCCAAAAGTTGGTAATGAACATTGGGATATTGTAAAATGATTGGATTGATTGCTGGTCTTACATGTGGAATCAGCACTTTTTATGGTGTTGGTGATGGTTTTCATGGTCAACGTACTGCTAATGGAGAACGTTTTGATGCTTATCGTTGGACTGCTGCTCACCCTTACCTTCCCATGGGAAGTAAAATTAGAGTCACAAACCAAGATAACGGAAAACAAGTCATTGTTCGTGTAAATGATCGTGGACCTTATTCTCATGCTGACTTAGATCTATCTTATGCTGCTTTTGCTCATATTGAATCTGTAAAAAAAGGAAACGCTGTCGTTTGTTGGAGGGTTGTTGGATGAAAAAACTGATTATTCTTGCTACACTTATTTTCTCTTCTCCCGTATTTGCGCAGGAAACATATCGTCCATTTCGATATGAAACTCCATGTATGATTGAACAAGGTATTCAAACCTACCCCGATGTATGTGTTGTGATTGAAACCCGTGAAAAGGGTGGAGCACTTCGAACTCGCAACATTTATTCTAATAAACATAGTCTGACTATCAAAGGACGATTTGATAAAGAAAAAGGATACCTGACATGGGATTCTTATAATAAATTTGAATACAAGTGGGACTATAAAGTTGGTGGTTCTGGTGGTGTTGATGGTCTTGGTGCATGGACTTATGTAATGCCTGGATTCCTTGTTCAAAATGTAAGTTGGGATTAATTTTTATATGAAAACTGTGTTTAAAAATAAACTATACAAAAACTCCGCTATTGAAATCCGAAGATCTGATAAAGATGAAGGAGGGTGGGGAGTTTTTGCTCGCAGAAACATTAAAAAACATTCTATTTTGGAGCAATCTCCTGTGATTGTTGTTGACATTGAAAGAATATCTCAAATCTCACAATGTTACAAATATTCCTATGGATTTGATCAAGAAAATGTAATGATTGGAATGGGATTTGCTGGATTTTATAATCATTCTCCTAATCCAAATGCAGAATGGAGAGATGATCGTGTTAATATGATCATGGAACATTATGCTTGCAGAGATATTCTCGCTGGAGAAGAAATTTGTATTAACTATGGTGAAGAGAACGTTGACTTTGAGGTTAAATAGTAAATAGAATAGGAGAAAACTATGGTTGTTCTATTTGCATCAACCATTATTTCTTGTAGTGATGCATTGACACTTATCAATCGTCTCACCAGAGTTGTGGGATTAACTGAAGTTCAAAGAACTGAAATAGTACAAGAAATCCGCAAAGTTGTTCCTTCCTGTCCCGTTAAAGTGGTGAAAAAATGAACGAAGAATCTCAAGTTGAAAAGTGGAATCGCGGATTGACCCTTTTTGAAGAAAGTGTTCTCAAACCAGATCCTGAACTTCGTAACTGTGCTCATAACCAAAAGTGCTATAATGAGCTTATGGCAGTTCGTGAGCAGGTCCTACAATATATCAAGACTCTAAGACAATGAGTTCTACATACATATACTTTATTATTTTCTTTTGTATTGCTTACTTGATCATTACTGATCAATCAGTAGCAAGAGGATTTTATATGCTAACTCAACTTGCAAGAGTACAATACGAAAAGACAAAGTGGTGGATTCTACATAATCCAGCAAATCCGATTGTAAAGTATTTGATGTGGAGACGCTCAAATCAACTTGCAAAGGAGTTGATGAAAGAGTTAGAATCAAGAAATAAATAATCATTATCTGAATAATACATATGCTCTCCACGCAGTATCGGTTGAGATTAGAAGAGATTTGCAATAAAATTGTAAGTGGCGAATCAGTAGAACTATCAGAAATGATATGGGCAGAAAAACTTGCAAAGGCAAATCGTTCTGCTGCAACAATGCTGAGACAAGCAAGACGCCGTGCTGCAAATCCAGAAATGACCGAAGACAGTTTGGATGGATTCTTAAATGCTTTAGATTTAGGTGATCCAGACCCATCAAATCATCGTAGTAGATTTGCGGGCGCTGATGATATTATTGATTTCTTTACTGGAGACAAACCTGAAGATTGGAAACAAAGAGACTGATGAAATACTTATTTTTGCTTTTGCCATTTGCAACTCTTCCCGCAAGTGCTATTACTTGGAAAGAGTTTTGGGAACCTTTTGAACCAAGAGTTTATTATAGAGAACCAATCTGCACTGAGGTTGTTTATCGTGAAGAATATGTACCAGGAAATAGGTGGAGACCTGGATATGTAAGGTACTGGCAAGAAAGAGTAAGAGTTCCCTGTTCAATCTATAATTAAGTTGTATTAAGCAATCCACATAAACCTCCTAGATAGTGGTAGAATAGTAAGGTCATAAAAATGAACTGAAAACTCTTTATTATGATATTCTTTGTGCGTGGAGGTCATTATGCACAATTTAATTTCTTACAATCAACTTGCTGGGTGGAAAAAAATAGGGAATACGTTAGATGAGTTTATAGACCAGCACGAAATTATGAATTCCTACTTTGAATGTCTGACTGAATGTGATGAGGATACACAGAGTTGTAGAAAAATATGTAGAAAACTTTTGACTACATAGACTAGTTGAAAATCTGTCCACCTGCCCTTGACTTTCGCGGTCAAGGGTTTTATAGTATGTACATACAAATCCAAAAGCAATGACCTACACTGCAAAACTCAAAGTTTCTTTTGATACTGAATGGACTCCAAGTTATTCGTCTGGAATTTATGACGATGAAACTCTTCCTGAGGAGCATTATACCTTTGAGATTCCTTGCGAAGACATTAACACCATTCAACTCTTCCGTTTCTTTGGAACTGTTGCCCGCACGATGGGACATAATGAAATTGGTATTATGAAAGGTGCTTGTTCACTTGCATTTAATGATATGCGAAGTGAAGAAGATATGCGTAAGATTTCGGAAGAGTTTGAACTGATGATGGCAGAGGATTATTCTAAAGAACTCCGTAGGTTGGAAGATGAGATTTATGATCTGAAAGCAAAACTGTCACGCTGTCAGCAACCTGATAATCCTCAATATACTGAAGAAGAAATGGATGCGATGACCTATCAAGAATGGAATGGTCTAACTCCTGGTTCTCCTGAAGCAGTTGAGAAGGGTTGTAAGTGTCCTGTAATGGATAATGAAGAAATGCCCGAAGAGAGGAAATGGGTAAATGCTGATTGTCCTATTCACGGTAAAGCAAAATGACTGAACGAGCACAAGAGTTTATGAACGCAGTATGGGAGCACCGAAACAATGGTGCTGATACTGAAGAAAAGTTAGTTGCTGCTATTCTTTGTCTTGCTGCAGAAAAAGTGCAGTTCTTTACGGCTCAAGATGGCAGAATTGTTTTGGATAAAAATGATATGTTGCAACTTGCAGAGGAACTTAATCAATGAACCTGATTAATTTTAAGCATCGTGAAGACTTTGGACATGAGTGGTATGTCCAAGTTCTCACTGTGAAGGATTGGACTTTGCTTCAAGCATCCGTAAGTTGGAATGATTATCCTGGTTGGCCTTATATTCAAATCAAATCAGGTACTGGTTCCACATTGAGTATTATGTTCTGGGCATATAAGTTTGGTTTTGATATTGGTATTATTGAACGCACTTGGAGGTGGGATAGGTGTGATGACTGGCAAGAAACTGGAGATGGAGTATGAGTGTGGAAAAAGTAAAGTTTGTAAGTATCACCAGAACTATTGATGACCGCAAAGGTATTCATTATCTTGATGCTATTGATGAGAATGGACATCACTGGGTAGCAGAAATGGATAATAAACAAGAGAAATGGTTAGTGTATACTAAACTGTGGACTAGAGACCCCCAACATCCTTATGACTTATGAAAAACTACCGCATCAAAAAAGTAACAGACGGACACTCAACCAGATATTACCCACAGCACAAAAGATTTGGATTGTTTTGGTGTAATCTATTTGTAGACGAATATAGGGATGGTGATTATTCTACATTTGAAGAAGCACAGTGGCACCTTTGTAACTATTTGAGAGAACCTGTGATAGAATATTTGTCCTTTGATTGTGATTGTGGAGAAAACTGATGACTGAATGTGTGTCTGACCCTACAACTTGGATTGATGTTGCCCAACTTGCAGTTTTTATGGTTCCTGTTTCTATTTTTCTTTGGAGAGTATCACAATAATGACCGACCTTAAACTCTGTAAGGATTGTAAGCACTACAAGAAAGATTGGAATGCTCGTTTTACTGGATTTGGAGATACTCTTGATACTTGCCATAATCCAGTATTGAGTGAAAATCTGGTGACTGGAAAAGTCAAAGGTGGTCGTTTTTGTGATATGATGAGAAAGGAATGGGGTAAATGTGGTCCTGATGGTAAGTATTGGGAGGCACGATAATGTATAATGACGACGATAGCACACCATCATTTTTTATTCTTATTGCTATCACTGCTATATTCTTTGTGGGTTATGGTATTGGATTTACTATGGGAGAACAATTCTCACAACAAGAAACAATCAATTTTTGTGTAGAAAAACCTGCTGATTGTAAAACCAAGTATGATTATTTCAAACTGGAGGCACGGAAATGAGTTCTTATATTTCGTGTTATAATCAGGAAACAAGAGAACTGGAACACTACAAGGTTTCTTATGATGTTTCTGTGTATATCCAACAACTGGAAAATGAAATCAAGTATGGTTCTGGTGGTGTGAAACGACTTTATCCTTTTAGATTTGGAGATGCACGGAAATAATGAAAGTTTATGATTACCGAATTGTAGAAGACCTTAATTTAAAAACTTTGAAACCTTATTTTTACATTCAATCTTATAGTATTAAGGACCAAAAGTATTTCCTTTATTCAGATGCTACATTCCAAACACTTCAAGAAGCACAAGAAGCAATACGACTACTGAGAAAATACAACGAACCTGTGTATCATTATGTTGAGGATTGAAATGATTGAAACTAAACCAATTACGAACAGAAGACCAACAAAAGAAGATGCTAATGGATTTGGGTTAGTTCAGTATTATCGTAATGATTTTGGTGTGTGGGGATATGATTACTGGTATAATGTAAAAACGGATGGTTGGGCACACACATCAAATTGGAGACCTCAAAATGATTGAAATTGAAAAGCAGTATAAACTCACACTCACAGAAGACCAAGCACGACAACTTTATGAACTTTTACGAACTGAAAAAGATTGTGGTGGATTGGGAAGTGATGGAAGATTGTCTGATTTGAGAACAATACATAATGAACTGAGAGTACTCTTTGATAATGGAATACGATGATTGAACCACAAGGAACGCTAAAAATAGGACCATCAGGGTATAAACTGGACCCAAAGAAACTTGCGAAAGCACCTCAACACATTACTCCTTATTTGTTTCTTGGTGCATTTTATTACACCGAAGATTATGAGTATTTTGATAAAATCAAACCATACTTGGATATTCCAGAGAAACCTAAAACTTTGGATGAAATCAAACAAGAGTTTGATGAGAAGATTGATAAACTGATTGAGACAACAAAGTGGAATTTTGCCGTATCCAAAGAGAGATCTGAATATCATTACGACAAAAAGTTTAGTAGGATTATTCAGGACTTTGAGTATGCAAAAGAGAATGGAAACTTTCCACTCAAACTAAAACTTACTTATGGAACTGGATTGAGTGCTGGTTCTTATGTAGAAAACTCTTTTGTAATCAAACAGGGAAATACTCATAAAGGTTATTATACGATTGGAAACCAACGATATTTCAGGTATTATATGAATGATAAACCGAATGTGATTGTTCGTTTCTTTATGAAAACTTGTCTTGGTTTTGTGTGGGTTGATGAATGATGAAACTCACTAAACTAATTTTTGATTACTGGAAAATCTGGATGAGAGTTCCAGTAGAAACTAATATCTTTGGTTCTTATGATGAAGGACTTGGATTTTATGATTGGTATTGTATGACCTTCTGGTATGCTCTCAATCACGATTGGTATAAGATGAATAATAAAATGTATGCTTATACTGGTTGTGAAGACCCTTATGTAGAACCCAGAGATTTTGAGGACACTTGAAGAACTGGCACACTCCTCCTTGTGGTGGGGTGTGTTTGGTTGTATAATAATCTTGTAAGCAACCAACCGATGAATTACAAACTAATTCTTCACAGAGCAAAAATCGTTGTCTATGTGAGCATTACTCTTGTTCTACTCGCAATTGACTCAGTTTGGAAGGGTATTCGTTGGTTCTTTGAGTATCAAGTTTATGCCTTCACAGGTCTGTTTTATGAACCTTATCAGAACACAAGGTATTATTGTCGCAAGTATCTGAACCCTAAAACTTTGAAGTGGAATGACCGATGACCTACACAATCACAAAGCAAATTACAATTCACAACGACAAGGATGGTTGGGAATTTGTCTTCACAACTGATGAATATGGAACTGTAGGTGTTCAGGGCACTAATGGACCAACATTTCAAACCACACACATTCCCAAAGATTGTATTCCATACTTTATTCATGCTCTGGAGCAACTGAAATGACTAACAAGGAACAACTACATCAAAATTTCCTAAAAGATTTCAAAGAACTTCTGGAGAAGTATGACGCAATCTTTCAAGTTTCTGATATTATTGATGGTTGTGTTCCCAGTATTGTCTTTCCTTCTTATTATGATTATGAGAATGATAGATTAGCAAGAGAATACAGCATTCTTGAAATTCCTAATTACATCAATTCACACCGATGATTACCGCAACCGAACTGCTAGAGTTTCTCACCAAAGCACAGAAAGTTTCTCCTTGTGGAGCAACCTTTCGTCAAATAGATGGAGGTTATTACATCACTCTCTATTGTGATTGGTATGATGATGGTATATATCACAAACAAAGTGTTTTTATTGATAACAAAGGTAATTCCACTTGGGATACTGGGGATTATGATTTTGGGACGATGAGTGGTATTTTAGATGAGATGGTTGAGAGAGAAAAACAGAAAGAAATCAAAGAACAAAAACGACAAGAACTGATTGCTCGTTTGACTGATGAAGAAAAGGATTTGTTAGGTGTAAAATGACTAAAATCAAATCTAAATTCAAAGAAAATCCATTTCATATTGTAAGTAAAGAGCATTTGGTTGAAGTGTGGTTAGGAGAACCTAATGATGCTGAGAGTGATTACATTCTCTCTATTGATAAATTTTGGTTGCCTGAATTGATTACCAAACTTAAAGAAGTAAGATTATGACTGACCGAATTCAAGTAAAAGAAACCAAAAGAGTTTATTGGGAATTTGAAGGTTCCCTTGAAGATATTATTTCCAAACTTCAATCTGCATTAGATGAAGGTTGGGAAGGTATTGATATGGAATACGAACAATATGACGGTTATCAAGAGTATTATCTCTACAAGCATCGTCCCGAAACCGACAAAGAGTATGCGAAACGAATGAAAGAACGGGAAAAGAAAAAAGCAGCAGAACTCAAAGCAAAAGAACGCAGACGCAAAGAGTATGAGAAACTGAAAAAGGAGTTTGGGGACACTTGATGAACTGGCACACAGAGGGTTCCACCACCCTCTGTTTCGTTGTATAATAACCTCATACACAACAGAGGTTCTTCCAAATGGGTCTTGATATGTTCCTTTATGCTGACCTTTCTCCACAAGCACAAGTAATTGTAGATGCTTATGAGAACACTACTGATAAGTATAAAGCACTTGCTGATGTTCTTCGTGCTCTTGCAAAACAAAGCACTTTTGCCGACACTAGAGTTGGTGTAACGGAAAAGGTGGTTCTTGTTGATGACATTCTCAAAATCGCAACTGAACTGGAGCAAATCTGATGGACTACGAAACTGAAATCATAGATGGACGCAAAGCAGTTGTCCGTCATTTCTTCAAGGCACACGAAATCCAAGTTGGTTCTCGTTGGGCACGAGCAGATGGTTCCAAAGGTTATGTGACTGTTGAAGGTTTCAATACTTATGGATCTACAAACCCTTGGATTGAAGTTGTGTATTCTTGGGAACTAAATGGAGAGAAATTTATTCACGAAAAGGATGTTTTTATCTTTCAGTCAAAGTATTGTTTGATTGTGGAGGACTGATGCCTGACGACCATTATCAATCAGAAAAACTGATTACTAAATCACTTCTATCATACAAAGGTCTTATTCCATCAATCAATTTCAACGAGGATGAATACTCTCTCTATCTCCAATATGCTTCTGTTGTTGAGTTAGAGAGGGATGTTATATGTGAGGCAACTTATGTGGAGATTATGAAAACTCTTATTTACGAGAAAGTGAAATGACTGACGAACAAATCCTAAAACTTGCTGAAACCTGTGAGTTTGACAGACACCACAGCAAAATAACACTTACAACTTACTGGGAATGTGATGAAATAGACCTCTTGAAGTTTGCCCAAGAAATTCGTAAGAAAACGATTGATGAAATCCTCACTACATTAGAAGAAGTTCCTAATCCAGAAGCAAACCGAACAGCAATCAATCGTATTAGGAGTATTTGATGATGACTGACGAACAAAAACTCACACTTCTTCTCAAAGTTCTCAAAGAATACGCAGAGAAGGAACACTGCTACAATAGGTATGGTGATGATTTCAATCCAAATGATTATACTAGTGGTGATGTTGCCTTTGAGGTAGGTGCTGATTATGGTGAGATTACCTTTGCCCGCACACTTTTAGAACAGATTGGTGTAGAATTTGAACATCCTGTGATGAAAGAAAATGACTGACCTTAAATTCACATCACCAAGTGGAGAAACTACCCTAAAAGTTGAAGATACTGGTAGAATAGGAACAGTAGCACCTAAAACACAACTACACATTAAAATGGATGAACCTGTGAAATACGAAACTCCTATGACTGCGATTGAAGATATTGAGGCACAAATCAAAGTGCTTCAAAGTAAGTTGGAATTTTATAAGGAGTTGGAACGAACAAAAACTCCTTGCGAAGAAGCATATAAAAGAGTTTATGGTAATTATCCTACGACTCATATTACTGATGGATGTTGGGACAGTCCAACTTGGATGCACTTTGTGAATGGATATAAGTCCGCACAAAAGGATTATAAGGTGGGAGAGTTTCAAGAAACTGTACAAGAACGAGGAGAACGACTTCATAAGGATGTGGAAAGAACTGTTCGTGAGAGTGTGAAATGGTGTGAAGAGCATCCAGATACAGACCCATTAGATTGGTTGAAACCACAGACACCAGAGCAAACCGAACAATCACTCAAAGAGGCATTTAGAGAGGCACAACAAACGGAAAAGTGGAAAGAACTTCAAAGAAAGATTGATGAAGAAGATAATGATAAGAACTTCAAGAACTCTCTTGACCTTATCAAAGAATGGGGTGAGAAGAATAAACCACCCACTCTAAAAGAACTCTTGTGGGAATGGTGGGAAGACATCTTTACTGTGGATGCTGATTTAGATGCTGATGCTTCTATTGATGTTCTTGTAGATATTATTGATAAAAAGTTTATTCCACCTTCAAGTGAAAAGAATGGGTATGAATGGGAAAAGTGCTTGAAAATTATGAGGGATAAATTGAGGTAGTATAAATACAAATGTCTATAGAACCCGCAATCTCTACAGATAAGATTAGGTGCTTTAGGGCACCTTTTCTATTATAAATAGAAGTGCGGGTTTAATAGAATAGAAATGAACTATCTAAAGGTTTATTGTAATCTTATCAGGAAAGCAGAGAACAGAACTCCTCCTGAAGGTTATACAGAAAATCACCATACATTTCCAAAAAGTATTTTTGGAAAGAATAATAGAATTGTCGTGCTTACTGGAAGAGAACATTACATAGCACACGCATTACTTGAAAAAGCATTTATAAAGAGATATGGATTGAATAATATAAAAACGCAAAAAATGATAAAAGCATTTTGGTGTATGAATAATCAAAAGACAAAAAATACATATTTGAATTCTCATTTATATGAAAGTTCAAGAATAAGATTTATTGAAAATATAAAAGGAGAAAATCACTACTGGTATGGAAAAAAACATTCCCAAAAAACAAGAGAAAGAATGAAAGAAGCACAAAAAGGTGAAAATCATCCAATGTATGGTAAAACTCATACTGAAGAGACAAGAGAAAAAATGAGTAAATCTCATTTAGGAAAACCATCATCAAAGGGAATGTTGGGTAAAAAACAAACTGAAGAAGCAAAACAAAAAATAAGAGAAAGTAAAGAAGTCAAATCTTTTTCAGTAATAAGTCCTACTGGTGAAATAATTCATTCTAAAAATACTAAACAATTTTGTAGAGATAATAATTTAGATAAAGGGCACTTTTCTCAAGTTTTGAACGGAAAACGACCAATTCATAAAGGATTTCGTCTCTATACTGGATAAGGACACTTGAAGAACCGTCACAGAGGCACTTGAAAACGGGTGCTCTTTCTGGTATGATACTCTTATACACAAAGACATCTCATGTCCGAAAACCTTTTAGTGTTTTGTTTTGGTTGTTTGCTTACCTCAAATGGGTTATTATTAATGTCATCAGACCATTGTAAAAAAGAGAAAATCAAACAAGAACGAAATGATGCTATTGTTTTTTGTGTAGAAAATCCAACCAAGTGTAAGACCGAATACCTGAAATTACGATAATGCCATTCTTTCCAGATTGCTATGATGAGTGGGGTCTTTATAAGATTACTTATGATGGAGACCACAAACTATATGAAATGCTATTTGAGGGCACAGAAGAAGAGTGCCGTCAATATGCTTATGACAACTACACAGATAAAGAACAGGGTGATATGTGTTTGATGGACTGGGAAGCAAGGGAGTGGAGTGTATGACTGACCGAAACTTCAAGAAAGAACTGAATTACTATGTCTATAATGACCCAGAGTATAGTGAAGATATTGAAACAATTGATTATGATTGTCTGATTGGTATTATCACCGAGTTGTGTGATAGAATTGAAAAACTTGAGGACAAAGTAGATGAACTTAACCCTAACCCGAGATGGAGTTTGGATTGATGACTGAACACAATCTGCCAGACAAGGATGATGCTCCTTGGTTAAATACACAATACGATGGTTTTATGACTCACGAGGAAATGTTGGAACTTGCTGCACAACGAGAAGCAGATAATAAAGCATTAGAAGCATTAGACAAACTCTATGATGAGAATGGTGATGCTCTTCAACAACTTGCTGCGATTGAAAGAGAGGAACTACTTGAAAAAATGAATTCACAAGCAATTCAAACTGCTATTGCTGGTATTGATAAGTATTCCGATGCTCTCAAAGAACTTCGTAAGATTGAACATGAAGAACTGATTGAAGAACTGCAAGCAAAGAAGAAAGAAAACTTTCAACTAGTTGCTGATGCTTGTATGAAAGAATATGAGCAAAAGTATCATCGTGATGTATTCCCAGTAGATGAATATTGGGTGTATATGGTTGCTGAATACTTTGGCACTGGTGAAGGTCAAACTGTGTGTATTATGATGACACAGGCAGTTCCTAGTCATGCGGAAGATTTTGAAACCTCTAACAATAGGTATGTTCCTTGTACAACCAAAGAATATCGTGCAGTGCGTGAGTTTCATGAACAATTTGGTACTTGGTATCTTCATGGTCTCAGATTTCTCACTAAAGAAGATTTCTTTAGTGAATATTCATACTACATTCCTCCAGCAATGATGAAACTTCTCAATAGGAGTTGCTTCAAAGACTTCTACACCCGTGTTCATTACAATTTCTCATAATGGATTTCACAAAACGCCAACTGGTTCTATTGACAACGGCACTTACTCTGTTCTATGATGAGATTGCAAAGACCGCAAAACCAGAGTTCAAAGCAGAAGTAATGGAACTTGCACAGATGGTTCAGGATGCTTATGAGAACGCAGAATGAGTAGATTTCAAGAAAATCCAGACGAAATTGTACTTCAAGACATTCAAATGTTTCATCTTGAAAGTATGAATGAACGCACCTTATGGGTTGGTGTGTATACTGAAGACGATAAAATCTATCACTTGAATATTTCTGCGGATGGTGATAAACTGAGGTACTATTGGAGTGATGAGACGCCATGAGGTTTGAAAATCCAACAAAATGGGAAATCTTCCTTGATGGTTTCCATAACTTCTGGAACTGCCTGGATTGTTATAATGATGGTGATACTTGGGGATACGATGAGTTCTGGGAAGGATTAAATCTTGGGTTTTATATGATGGAAATTTATGACTATGATGACCCATTTAATCCATCTGTTTTGAGTAAGCAAAGGAAAAGGTTGTATGGAATTTATGAATAAATAGTCGTACCTAATTTGGTGGTTCTTTTTAGGTTGGGATAAAGCACCTTCGGGTGCTTTTCCTGTATAAATACTAATAACCACCAAATTAGAGTAGATCTATGAAAGACCCTAACAGGTTTTATACTTACGCATACCTGCGAGAAGATAGAACACCTTACTATGTTGGTAAAGGTGAAGGAAGAAGATTGTATAAAAAAGGAAAGTGTGAAGTTAAACCTCCAAAAGATAAATCAAGAGTAATCTTTTTAAAAGAAAATCTAACAGAAGAAGAAGCATTTAAGCACGAAATCTATATGATTGATGTGCTTGGTAGAAAAGATGTTGGAACTGGAATATTAAGAAATAGAACTAATGGTGGTGATGGATTAAGTGGATATGTTCCCACACCAGAAACTATTCTAAAATTAAAAAATAGAGAGTGTAGTGAAAAAACAAGAGAAAAAATAAGAAAATCAAACAAAAAAGTTTGGGAAAATGAAGAATTAAGAAAAAGAATGAGTGATATGAAGAAAGGAATACCTATTCCAGAAGAAAGAAAGAAAAAGATTTCTCTGGGGCATATGGGTAAAGTTGTGAGTGAAGAAACAAAACAAAAATTGAGAGAGTATAATGTAAAATATTTGTATGAAATAAAAGACACACAAGGGAACATTTACACAACAGATAATCTCAATTATTTCTGTAAAATGAATGGACTTGATACTGCTGCGATGCAGAGAGTTTGTTATGGAAAACAAAAATCACACACTCCAAAAAGAAAAGATAGAGTTCCTAATGTAGTGGGGTGGACGGTTCGCATACTGGAACATATCACTTGATTATGTGTTCTGCCTGTGTTATGATACTTTCATAGATAAAAACAAAAATGAACTTTCTACGGTCATTATGGTACAAGTTTCAAGAGTGGAGATATGAAAGAAAATGTCTCAAACATCTTGGTATAAAACCTACAAAAATGTATGTAAGTAAAGAAGCATATGATGCTCTTGTAGAAGCAATCAACAATCCACCAGACCCTGAGAAAGTAGAAAGACTTAGGGAAATTATGAATAAAAAAGCACCTTGGGATGAACTTTGGGATGAAAAATGAATAAAGGTATTTTTATTTTTGTTATTGGCATTTCCATAGTTATGTTTGGTTTGAATGTTGGTATGAGTCACATAGAATCACGACCATCACCACCAGAGACAAGGTTTGAAGTGATTGATACTTACAAAGGTTGTGATGTAGTACAATATCTTCCTGAATATTCTGGTAGATATTATTTCTTTCTGCACTGCAAATGAACGAGAAATCTAAAATATACTATAATGTCTGGTGTTGTGCATATCAACGCAGAGGACTATATAAAGGAACTGATAGGGAACACAGAGAGCACGAAACTGTGCGTATGTGTCTTGATATGAAAGATGTAAAGTTTCATCAGTTTGATACAGAAAAACCGCATTATCTCTAATGACTTGGATCGATTACTACATTAACCACTGCTGGTTTACTGGTTGGCAAAACATTCGCGGATCATTTCGTATCTGGCGTGATTTGATGACTGGAAACTATAAGGACTATGCACTAATGTGGTATGACGACCCTTATGAAGAATGTTTGTCTTGGTTCTGGTCGCAACTGGGCGAAGATGATACTCTATCTAAAGAGTTCTTAGAACATTTGCAACAAATGGCAGAAGATGTAAAGACTGGTAAAGTTAAAACAATTCCATTTACTCAAGAAATGATTGATAAACTTGATGACCTTGTTGGTGATATTGAAGTGGATTTAAATAAAAAGTTACCTAATGAAGACATTACCTGATAAAAACGAATTGCGTATTATGTGGACTGTTGCTACTTCATCCGCAATTGAATCTAGACAACCTGCATACGAAATCTTTGCTAATCTATTGTATAATGACCTAAGCGATAAAGAATTTCCTATTAAACTTGGAGAAGGATGATGGGCATGTTTGACTATTTGAGGTCTTCCTATGATCTTGGAGAACAATTCACAAATGTAGAACTACACACCAAAGATATTGAAGACGAAATAGGTGGCACAATGTCTCACTATTGGTTAGACCCTCACGGATATTTGTATTGTATTGATTATTCATATACTGCAGACTTTGTTGAGATTAAGGAGGGTGATGATGAATATAATCCTACACACTTGTGGTGTAACTTTAAATGGGTTCCTAACGGCAATCACGGAAAAATCAGTCCTTGTATGCTTACCAAATATGTTGAGGTTTATCCTCCAACTTGGGATGGACAGTGGGAAGATTGGCCCCGTTGCAAAATCCACTTCAAGTATGGTAGACTTATGGACTATGAGTTTGGAACACGATGATTTCTACTGAACTATTTCCTTATGATAAGTTTGGATTTAGACTAGAGTTTGGTGAGAAAAAGAACCCTACCGTCTGTTGGTTTGAGTGCCAAGAACACCTTGACAAATACCTAGAAAGGTATAAAATGGATATGAGAACTATTAAGATTGATTATCGTGATGAACCCGTTGTCGTCAGTAAAAAACACAAGAGAAGTGTGGAACAAAAACCTAAACCAAAAGGTGACGGAGGTGCAAGTCCAGTTCGCAAAAGAAAACCCCGCGTGGATTCCACTAGAAACACTACTCGCTCTACAAAGTCTAAAAAATGATACAGGTAACTGAAAATGAAGACAAATCATTCACCATCAGTTGGGACGAAACTTCTCCTACGGAAAGTATTCTCAACACCTGGACTGAAGAAGACTTCATCAAAGTCATTATGGAACATCTTCAAAAACTGAAAGATAATGAATGATAAAACAAAACTCATTCTTGCTCTAATGCAAATTGATAATCTTACTGAACTGCTAAAAGGAAATCAGTATCAAGACTTTCTATACAGTAAACTAATCTCCACACGAATTGAACTACAAAGGCAACTGAATCATTATGAGTAAACAGTTTTATGACGACGATGCTTTTTATGTGGAGCAAAAAAGTTGGGGTACTTGGCAATCACATTATCCAGATGGAAAAGGTATTATCACATCACTAACTGAAGACCAATGCGTAACTGCTACTCGTTGGTATTTGAAAGCAAAACAAGAAGGTGAGTTTGACAAATCACCCGATAAAACTTATGATTCAACTGTTGGAGGAAAACTATGACTATTCGCAATTTTGTAGATAAAAATGGAAACTCTTGGGAGTGGGAAGAGACTGCAGAAACTGTAAAAGCAGTTCAAGAACTTGCAAAGTTTGCAGGGAATTACAACGGACCTCTTTATGCACCACACCCAGACTTGAAAAATGAACAATAAACCACTGACGCCTGAAGAAGTGCAGCAAGCAGCAGAACAATTCTTTCCTTTGTTTCGCATTGTTAATAGTCGTATGCCTACAAATGCCACAACAGAAGACACGCTCAAGGTAATGGAGACTGTCTGTAATCTTGCACACAAACTTCGTGCAGAAGAAGAGAAGATTAAGTTTGGATTTAATAAAAATGAAAGTAAGATTGAATCCTAATCAACAATTTTGGGCAAATATCTTTCGCTGTGCTGTAGAAAGGTCTAACATTTACTTCCAAGAAAAAGACCTTGGCAGACACGCAAGAGAGCACACAACTGTTGTATTGGCATTGCAAAAAGGAGAACAATTTTGGAAAGAACTACTGTAGAATATCCTTACCACGTTCTTGATAAAACTACTCCCTGGTATGAGTGGTTATGTTATTGTGAGATTTGTCACAGTTTGCAAATAAAACCCAGCATGAATAGATTTCTTACATACAATAGATACTATAAATCTATTGTAAAAAATGAAACTTAATTTTTTTAAGTGGGTGTTTCAACCTACAGAAAAAGAAATTTATCAAGATATCAATCTATATTCAATCATTCTTGATATGCAAGAACGCATTGAAAAACTAGAATCTGAAAATATAGAGTTGACAAATAGTTTGTATGAATTTGAAAACAGACTACAAGCACAGATTGACAACATACACCCTGTCGTTTACAATTTACAAGACTTTACACTAGACAAATGACCTACTCTGTTACTCTTCAATCCCCTGATGGCACCAAAAATACTTTTGAATGTGCCGAAGATCAATATATCCTTGAAGCAGCTGAAGAAGCTGGTATTGATCTACCTTCCAGTTGCCGTGCTGGCGCTTGCTCTGCTTGTGCGGGCAAACTTCTTAGCGGCACCGTAGATAACGAGGAGCAGTCGTTCCTTGATGATGATCAAGTTTCTGAAGGTTGGGTACTGACTTGTGTTGCATATCCAACCAGTGATTGTGTAATTTTAACTGAGCAAGAGGAAAATCTTTGATGTATGAACTTGATGATTTTGAAAGAGCACTCGCACACTTTGGTACGAGGGTTGACATCATTATTGCACTTGAAATGGGTGGAAAAATTGATGCTCCTTCTGCATATAAAGAAATCAAAGCAGAACTCAAAGACCTCAAACGAGCAAAAAAACAGTACGCTAAGGATATGTGATAAGTGTGGTGTTAAAAAACCTCTTAATGCTCACTATTTTCAACAAGTAAAATATTTTCGTGACGGTTTCTCTTATTACTGTCATGATTGTTCTAAAACTAAACCAAGAGATTGATTATGGATTTTGATTATAAAAAATATTCTCTTGAGAACCTTGAGAATTGGATGCACGATGCAATGTCTGCAGGTGAAGCAACTCCATATGAAATCTATGATGTTATTGTTAGTGTAGTGAAAGAAAATTATTACACATACAAACAAAAAGCATCTCAAGCATATGAACTTCTTGGACTTTTGAATAGTGGTGTTGATAATAACAAATATCAGGATTATCTAAGTGAAATCTTGAGTTGTGATAAAGATGATCGTTCTCCCGAATGTCAAAGTGCTTGGGATGACTTTTGGCAATCAAGTCACCAGGAATATTTGAATACTGAAGAAGATAAAATTGTAAAGTGGCAACTTCCTGTTCAAGTTGATGGATTGACCGGTGACTGTTATGTTAATTTTCCTGACGATCTGTTAGAAATAGCTAATTTGAAAGAAGGTGATCAATTAGAATGGGTTGACAATTATGATGGATCTTACACTCTAAAAAAGCATAATGTACACAATTAAACTTCTTGCACCTGCTGCTTTAATGATGTGTGTAGAAAGTGCATTATCTAACCGTGGATACTGTGCTCTTGACCAACCCAAACCATCTGTAGTAAGATACTATGAACCTGGTAAGTCCTGTTATGTCAACGGAACTTTTTATATTAAATGTGAGGATAGATTAAATGGCTCTCTCTGAAAGTGTTGAAGAAAGTTTGAAAGAAGCAGAAGCAAATCTGAGAAATGCTCTTGCATACGCAGCGAGGCAGGAAAAACCTTTTATTTCTCGTGAGATTTCAGAAATCATTTGTCGTATTGATAGTATGATTAAGACTGATCAACTTCTTGATAAACTGGAAGATCGAATGAAAGGTTTTGGTGATGACAAAGGATCTTTTGGTTCTTTCTTTGGTTAAGAAATTTTAATCAATCCAAAAGAAAATATTAAAGAACACGATAACCTCCTTAAATAGTGTTAGGATATAAGCATAATCACGGGAGCAAACCTATGACCCTTCCTTCAAAGGGAAACAAAAAACTTACCGATGAAGAGTTTAAAGAGATGACTGCACTTAAAAATGTAATCAATCAACGCCCTGCTGCTGTAGTTCCTGAGAAGATGGAGCAATTTACTGAGTATCTTGTGCGAAGTTTGAGAGAGAAAGATGGATAATAAATAATTAAAAACTATATATCCATGGCACAAGAAAAAACACTAAAAATTTCAGCAGTTGCTTATGAAATGTTGCAGGTGATTGCAGAAAAAAATAGACAAAGAGACCCTATAAAATACTTGGAACAATTTATAAAACAACAATACAGTCGTATTAGAAACTGAAGACACTTTAAAAACTGTCACATGATCCTGCCATTGAGCAGGATTTTTGCTATTCTACTTTCATTGATTCCTACATCATGGTTCTTTTTCGCCCACATCAAAATGAGTGTTTGGATCAAACCAAGATCCATTCTAAAGGCATTATCTGTGCTGCCACAGGTACAGGCAAAACTCTTGTAGGTATTGGTGATACGATTCGTGAGTTTCTAAAAGAAACACCACAAACTGTTGTGGTTGTTGCTCCGCGACTTTTGCTAGCAAATCAATTGTGTTCTGAGTATCTTGAGCATATCACTAATGCTTCTGTGTTTCATGTTCATTCAGGAGAAACACACCACTTTTCTTCTACAAAACCTGATGTTTTGTATAAGTGGTGGTTTCATACTAAGACTCATAAACTAATCTTTACCACCTATCATTCTCTTCATCGAGTGGTGGAATCAGGTATCAAAGTAGATACAATTCACTTTGATGAAGCACATAATTCTGTGCAGAAGAACTTTTATCCTGCAACAGAACATTTCAGTCAGAAAGCAGATCGTTGCTACTTCTATACTGCAACACCTAAGTATTCTTCAACACCAAAGAAACCTGGGATGAACAATACTCAAGTTTATGGTAACATCATTGCAAATGTTCCTGCTCCACGAATGGTGCGAGAAGGATACATTATTCCTCCTAAGATTGTTGCCAAGCAAGTATCTTTGGACAGCACTAATGTGTTTGAGCGTGACTGCAATCATCTACTAGAGAGTATTGATGAGGCAAATGTTTCTAAAGTTCTTGTTTGTGCCAAAGCAACCAAACAAATCACTAATCTGATCTCTCAAACTGGTTTCTGTCAAGAACTAGAGGATCGTGGATATTCTTGGATGGTGATTACATCAAAGACTGGTGCAATTATTGATGGTAAAAAAGTAAATCGTGAAGATTTCTTTGATACTCTTCACAAATGGAGTGTTGATGACTCTAAAAAGTTTGTTCTTCTCCATTATTCTATTCTTTCTGAAGGTATCAATGTATCTGGACTTGAAGCGGTAATTTTTATGCGATCTATGGACGCGATAGGAGTGTGCCAAACTATTGGGCGAGTTGTGCGACTCCATCATAAGGATTCTGCACGTCTTCGCTCTGGAGACTTGACACCTGGAAAGTTGGAAGACTATCATAAGTCCTATGGTCTTGTGATCATTCCAACTTTCAACTCCGTGGGAATCTCTACAGTAAAGAAAATCCAAAACGTCGTTGACACTGTGTTTCAACAAGGCGAACCTTGCATCTCTACTATTAAACGCTGATCATGATTGACTTCAGAACTTTTGAACTGAATCGTCTGTCTAAACTTTTGTATAGTCTTCGTGATTATACATCAAACAATTTACGCTTTCCAAAAGCAGGAGAACTTGTAGAAATTGCCTATGATGTCTATAGTAAAGGACAACTCAATCGCGTTAATCTTCCTGGTGTAGATTTGATTGGAACTGATGGTCACACTTATGAATCTAAGGTGACTCAGTTCAAGAATAAATCACAAATGGCAGTGCGCGATGTCATTCTTAAGAACAGTCGTGCAAGTAGTTCTGTCAACGAAAAACTTGCAGACTTCTTTATTTTCACTGACATCAAACTTGGAAAAGCATGTTGCGTTCCTTCTAGTTTGATCTATAATGTGAAGTTCACGGGTGCTGTTCTTACAGGACATTGTGATCCTCATCCAGAATTCTTTTTTCTTGATAGTTATGCCAAAAAGTACAAAACAGACTACTTCGCAGAAGCAGAAAAGTTCGACCACACCTACGTCGAAAGTTTCTGAAGGATTTATAACTCAAGATAATTATGCTGTAGTGCCCTGGGGAAAAAGATTTGTCATTATTTACAATGGAGAACAACTTACTGATGTAAGCACAAAACTCCAAGCAGAGAGGTTCATCAAACAGCACCGTGACAGTCCTCAAACTGGCACAGTGTTTGTTTGATGGACCTTTTTTGATCTATAGTTACTTTGTTGTCAATCAATCACATGACCAACCTCGCAAACGACATCCTCATCTGGAATCGAATGGTATCTCATGCGATTCCATCGCATAAGAAGGGTGTTTTGTATTTGAATCAAGAAATCAAGGATATTGCTGAACAGTATCCTTGTGGATTTTATCAATTCACAAAACTCAGTGCTTTTCTTAAAAAAGAACACAAGTGCGGTCAGACAGAAAAATATGCTGCTGATCGAGTTCATGAACAGCGCACTGCATCTGAACGCGAAGATTATTTGATTGTTGGTTGGATTCCTTCTGACCTTGCTAAGAATAAGTCTGAAGATCAACGTATTCTTCTTGAACTTCACAAACAGAAGAAATGCACCCTTGCTACAATCCTTGAATCTAGGACTTCAAAAGAGTGGGCAATTTTTCCTGAAAATAATCCCGAAGAAGTTTGGCGCGATTATCTTGGTAATAACGTCAAAAAGTTGGATCTTGGTCTGACTATTTGGCAACTTGAGGCAATGGATAATATCTTCTCTTTCCTTACGGAAAATAAGAGAAAAATCATGGCAGAACTTGCTGCGCGATTTGGTAAGACTCTTGAATATCTTGCCATGTTTCTTGCAGTTAAGCACAAGGTCATGGTTGTTGGAACTTATTATCTAACTGCTCTTACCTCTTTCAAAAAAGAAGTGCATCGTTACAATGAGTTTTCCAATTTTATTATTCTAGAACTCAATTCTGACACTTTCCAAGCAGACTTTAATCAAGGTCTGAAAGAAAATAAGAAGATTGTTGTTCTTGCTTCTCTCTGTGGCAATAAGGAAGTTGACCACACTGTGCGTAATCAAAATGCACAGTTTATTGAAACTTTTACTGACAAAATTACTGTCATTGATGAAGCAGATTATGGAGCACACACTAAGAGTTGTGTACCCTTTGTCAATCGCATTGGTCACGGCGCACCTGTGATTCTTACCACAGGAACCAATAGCGAACGTGCAAAAGGTGAGCACGATGACGTTGATGCTTTCTTCAAGATTACTTATCTTGACATGCTGATGAAAGCAGGTACAAAGGCAAAGATTAAGAATGATATTGTTAAGCAATTCAAGCGAGCATTTGAATATGAAAAGTGTCTGGCAAAGGTTAAATTTTATCGCTATGATTGGAGTCGTTTTGTTTCCAGTCTTACCGAACATGAAATGAAGTTCAATCCTTCATTCTCTAAAGCATCTGGGAGTGTCAAAAAAAATCAAGGATTCTGGACCGGACTTTATAAGTCATTTGTTGGCAGCAGTTCTATCATGGATGCCAATGATTACAGTCTCGCTAACTGTATTGAAGGTGATGCTAAGTCTGTCATTCAGTTTGTTAGTATGGAAAACAAACAAATGAAACATCTTGAATCTATTGCGAAGGCAATTCTTGGAGAGTTTTATGATGTTCATATTATCAATGGTGATGTTGTTAAGGGTGAAGATGCTGAACAATTTGTAAATGATAAGATTCGCATTGCCGAACAAAATAACAAACAAGTATGGATCATCGCGTCTCAAATGTGTCAGCGGTCCTTCAGTGTTCCCGAGATCAATGTTGTTCTTCTCACTTATGATAACGGAGATGCTGGCGCTACCGTTCAGAAAATGAGTCGTGCTCTGACTGCTGGTAACAGCGAAAAAGTCGGTCACATTATCTCGATTTCGATTGATGGCACTAGGGACGACAAGATTTCTCCAATGATTCTGGATGCTGCACGACAAGTTGCAGACCATGAGGATATTGATATTCTCTCTGCTCTTCGCAAAGTCATCAAAACTCTTCCTATCTTTGAGATGGGTGAGGATGGATACAACATTCAACTGGAGGCAGACGATTATTCTAAGGAGATCTTTTCTTCCAGCAGTTCTCATCGGATTGTCATCAATAATGATCGTCTGATGTATGAAGGTTGTCTTGATTTCATTGATTTTGATGCTTCTACCGCAGAAAAAATGAAAGCAGTATCTGATTTCAAAAAGGGCAAAACTAACCTTGAACCATTGAACAAATCAAAGGGCAAACTGACTTCTGAGGAAAATCAACTCATTGCTCAGCGACGCAACAAACTTACAAACATTCTTGATCGCACTTCCTATTGCATCAAAGAAGTTCGCAAGAACAAGGGTAAGATCAGTTACCAATCTTTTGTTGATATTCTCAACACAAACCGTTTTGTTGCTGATTCTATTGGTGTGACCGCTCAGGAGTTCGATATGTTGGTTCAAGATCGTTATATTGATCTTTCTCTGTTCTCCATGTACGTTGAGTGTGACAGTTGAGTAGGTGACACATCATGTCTCAGGTTTCGATCTGAGGCATGATATTCTTTTTTAGTAATCAACTTCATCATGACTGCCCTCACTACAGAACAATTCAAAGATTACTTTCAAATCAAAGGTAATACAGTCATTCTTTCTCCACAGGTTGCAATGATTGCAAGTCTTTGTGGGTATGGCGATTTTGATTATCAACCACCATCTAAAGATCAAACCACAGTATCATCCACTCAGTATGACACTGTTTTGATTGATGTTGTAGATAAAGACAAGTTTCCAGGTTTTGCTGGTGGGATGCTTCATTCATTTCGATACTTGACTTATGCACTCGACTTCTTGGGTGGCAATGGGACTTTGATTGGCAAATTTCCATCATTGCTACTCAATAAGGCAATAAATTTTCCAAACTCCGCACATCTCAATTCCAAGGGTCATACAGAATCAATACACCTTTTTGAAGATCACTTTTTTATAAAGATTGTAAAAAATACCAGTAACAGAAAGACTACAGTTTTCTATGAAAATGGAAATGAGGTAGAAGTTCAGACTAAGTACCCTATTCTTCATCACTACAATCAAGAATACTATGATTATCTCCGTAGCGTAGACTTGACAACATCATGTGCCCGAACCACTATTGACGGTAAGGGTGATAAAGTAGCAGAACAACTTGCTATTCGATCAAAACGAACTGATTTCGATAAAGTTTTGTTTGTTCCCTCCAACGGAAACAAACCTAAAGCATATACTTTTGATGAGGTAAAAGACAAAAACAGCGGTGGTGATGCTTTCTTTGCGGAATCTGCAGAGCAGCGCGACCAGTACATTAAAATCCTTCAAAATCCTAAAGTTGTAGATCTGATCAAGGAAATGTGCTATAATAACTATACTAGCATGAAACTAGATCATAAAAAGTACATCTTCAATGAGCGCATCTTCTCCTTCGCAAATGCTTAATCCTCTTCTGAATTTGTTTGTCTCCAGTGATCTTGATGTATCTAATGCTAATGTAAAAGATTTCATTGTTCAACCATGCACAATGAGAGAAATCAAAGAGTTTGTTGTGCATTGGCATTACTCTCATAATCTTAGAGGTATGATGTGTTCTCATGCCTTCAAGATGACATATCAAGATTCAATCATTGGTGCCATGATTTATGGTAGACCAGCGATGGCAAACGCATGGAAAAAATATGCGGATGAACAAGACGATTTGTTAGAACTTCGTAGACTTTGTTGTATTGATAATACTCCAAGAAATACAGAGTCTTATTTTATTGGTAAGACTTTGCGATGGTTGAAAAAGAATACTAATCTTAAAGTTATTGTATCATATGCAGATCCTCATTATGGACATGCGGGTACAATTTATAAAGCATCAAACTTTGAATATCGAGGACAAACTTCTTCAGGAAAGGTAATTTCATACAAAGGAAGACTCTTTCATGATAAGTGTATTCGTGATGGAAAGAAAAAAGATGAGAATGGTAATCAAATACTTGATAAGTATGCTATTGAATTGAGAGAAGCATTAAAAACTGGAGAGGCGCAATGGATTGAAACTCCAGGTAAGCACATTTATGTTTATGAACTGCGGTGACACTTGAGGAACTGGCACACTGACCCGCACGAGGGACGCCAGATGCAGTATCTTATGTTCATGAGGCACACAGGTTGCCTCAAAACCACACAACCCACTTTTAAGTAGACTCATGGCAACCCGAGCACGAATCGGTATCGAACTCAAAAACGGTTCTGTACTCTCTGTGTATCACCACTGGAATGGTTATCCCGAATGGTTGGGTCGTATTCTGAATACTCATTACAACACTCGTGCCCTTGCTGCCGAACTGATTGATGGTGGTGATATGAGTTCCTGCTGGACTGAAGACCGCTGGAACTATGATGAATCATCTTTTAAAGTTGAAGAGTATGGTCCTCAGTATTATGTGCGCGAGAGTGATGGAGAGTGTCCTCCTCGCCTTGATGTTGACCTTGCAGAGTATCTGCTCCATGAGAATGGTCAAGAGTATCATTATCTCTTCCGCAATGGTGAATGGGTGTGCTACAATATGCACGAGTTTGATGATAGCAAACTCCCTGAAGTTGTTGAAATTCCCTCTGCTGCCCTTGCTGTTTGATTATTATGGAAACTACTGAACTGATTAAAGACTATTACGACACGCAACCTGTCATGATGGAATTCACAGTTGAAGAGCATGATCTACTGAATTCTATTCTATGCCATGCTATTGATGCAATGGATCTTGCAATTTCTTGTGTTTATGACCTTCCGAAAGATTCTGAGGTCCGTCAACGTTATGAAATGCTTGAACATATGAAAAACCATTCTTATTCACTTTGGGCACAACGATTCGGTAACTGATTTATGAAAATCTTCACTGTTGCCTTTTTTGTACTTGTCCTTGCTACTGCTGGTCTATTCTTTGAAGCGTGGTTGCTTGGACTGATTCTGTCTTGGTTCAACGTATCTTTGACCTTCTGGCAGAACTTTGCTATTATCTTTCTTGCTAACGCTATTTTCAAAAACACTGGAGTATCTGCAAAATGAAACCAATTCTTGCTATCGTGGGTAGTGTGATTGGGTTTGGTGCTCTTGTTTGGGGAGTTGCCTACCATGAACTCATCTTCACTTCATTCTTTGCTCCAAAGTTTGAGAATGTTCGCAGGAATACCTTTGAACAATCAAAGTCATTCCGAACTGGTGCAGTTCAAGAACTGCAGAATATGCAGTTTGAATATATTAAAGCATCACCCGAACATAAGGCAGCATTGGCAGATGTAATTCGGCATCGTGCTGTCGAAGTTCCTGCTGATGCTATGCCTTCTGACCTTCAATCTTTTATCTCTAATCTCCCTAACTGATTATGAAATCCATTGTTTCTGTTGCTGCAATCGCACTTCTGGGTGTAACTCTTGTTGGTTGTGATGATTTTAGTAGTTCTGATGATAAACAACGTAGGCAACAAGAACAAATTCTTAAAGAAGGCACAGCACAAACTGGTATGCCTGCAATCAAGAACTTCCGTGAACGCAAACTGATGAAACAAATCATTGAGATGCGTGACCAAGATGGTCTGGTGACTTATACTTACACTGTTCCCGAAACTACTGGTCGTCCAGTGTTCCTGTGTAATTCTATTGGTTATGGTCTGCCTGCTGCTACTCAATATACCAATCCTCAAAAGTATGAGATGAGTGGTGCAACTCTACCACAAGCAGACCCTAATGGTTTGTTCTCTCCCAGTAGTGCTGAAGGAACTTGGGTGATGTGTACTGACCCTAGTGGTAGTGGTAAGACCCGTCCTGTGTATGTTGAACCTCGTATTATTGTTTCTCCCTTTAAACTCTGATTATGACTAAACAAAACGGATTTATTGACCCTGCTGCAGTTGTTGTAGTTGGTGGTGTGATTTTGCTAGGTGCTATCATCTTTATTGGTGGTCCGCAGTATAATGTGTGGCAGCAATCTCTTGCTGGTAAGGCAGAACTACAAAAAGCAGAATATACTCGTCAGGTGGCAGTGTTGGAAGCACAAGCAAAGAAAGATTCTGCATCGCAACTTGCTGATGCTGAAATCATCCGTGCTCAGGGTGTTGCTAAGGCAAACCAAATCATTGGCGAGAGTTTGAGAGATAATCCTGCTTATCTACAATATCTCTGGATTACTGAGGGTGAAAAGGATTCAAACCGCACAGTTTATATGATTCCTAGTAATGGTGGTGCTCCTGTACCAACTTTTGATATTCAACAACCACCTCCTGTCAAAAAATGAACAAAAAACACATTATTGCTGGATTGATTGGTTTTGCAGTCATTCTTGGTTGGAATATCTTTCTAATCCAGCGTGATGATGCACTCCATAAAGCATACTATCGTCAACAAGCAACTCAACACCTAAAATGATCCCAAAACGACTCCGCGACCTTATTAAACAAGCAGAAATGGACAAAGTGGCAGAAGAGTTCTGGAAAGAAGTTGAACGCGAAGCAGCAAAACTTGAGGTTCCTGTTGACTATTACTTAGCCGAATTTTACTGATGACTTTTATTCTTGGTATGGGACTTGGTATCCTTTTGACTATTGGCACTTCTCTTATAGTTGCTGCTGATATTGACAATGACGACGACTAATCTTAAACTTAAGAGGTAACTTACACAAACAAATGGCACAAAAATTTCTTTACATTCTTGACTACTTCGTACCAGTTTGGCAATCGGAGTATGGTGGTTTGCTCAATGTCATTGCAGAAAATGACGATGAATGTTTTGATATTGTTGTAGAATGGGACAATGAAACCTGGACAGAACATTATAGCAAATTGCGAGAGAATGTAATCAAGGCACCACGATTTGCTCTAACAGAAAATGAACAATCCCGAGTGGTGGAGGCATTTACAACCTGATGACTCACCATGTTGCTCACACCAATAAAATGGTGTTTGATTTGAAGAAACAGTATCAAGATCGCATTGAACAACTGCAAAGTAAAATTGCAGAACAAGAACACGAAATCTCACAACTGCAAAAACAAATTGAGTATATGTCGCGAGACAAGTTCTATGACTGTTGAAGTTCCACCTCTACCCTATTCTCCTCCCGAAGGTTATTACTATGAATGTGAAGACTTCAAGCGAAATGTGGTCAGTATTTGGTTATGCAACACTCGCAAGTTTGTCTATAATGGTGGCGCTGCTACTAGGACCATTCACTCCTTCTACAACACCAAAACCAGAGAGTATTTCGCCCCCATCAATAGTAAAACCATCGGTGCTCGTGTAGACATCAACGAGACAAGAAACTACACTTCAATGCCTATTAAATACCAAGGAGTCGAAAAGTTCTTTGTATGATCTACGAACCCAAAGTCAATGACTATGTTTTTTGGAACGATGGCAAAGGTGTTGCAGGTTGGGTTTATTTTAAGTGTAAGGAATACATTACCATTGAGATTTCAGTTAGACCAAAAGATGAAATAAACTATCAATGTTGTAGTTTGCACCGAAATGAGAGAGTATTGGTTCTGTGCTATAATAAACAATGGAAACAACTGGAGTATGTAACGTCGCGTGAATCTGTTTATGAAGAAGAAAACTGCTTGGAGATGGTGGGCGAAAGCGTTGGGTGAAAAAGCAAGTAAATGTGATAAAGAATCGGATAAGGTAGCACTTATCCGAACTTTTATTTTTGCAACGTATTTGATTACTAATGCTTTTATTGTTGCTGGTGTGATTCGTCACTGGAATGATGAGACTAAGATAGAAGTATATGTTGAAACTTCTAATATGCCAGAATATCAAACTCCACCTATGAAAGTATCAAATAGATCTTTTGAGTTTGAGTAAAACTAAATATCTAAAAAAGTATAAGTAAAATGCTAACATTTAGAGAGTTCTACGAAATCTGTGAAGGAAAGAAACCAGATACTCCACCCCAAGCAGTTCCTGGAACTTATAAGAGAGACAGTGAAGGAACTATTTCTTATACTCTTCAGAGTTATGATGGACCATTGGGTAAACCAAAAAAGAAAGAAATTGATAATCTAGTTGTAAAGCGTAGTGGTGGAAAAGCAGTTACGGATCGACTCAAAAAGTTAGCAAAATCATCTAAAAAGATTGAATAGCAAACTCTACCTATGAGAGCAGTAAATAAACCTTTTGAATTTGAGTGATAATAAATAACTAAAAAGCATTTGTAGAGATGAATTCGAGGGAATATAGGGAACTAATCCAGGCATGTCAAAATGTCTATGAGCAAAAGATTGGTGTTCCTCTAGATAAACCAACTGATGATGCCGCAGCAAGAAAACTGCAGCAAATGATTCCTAAAGGTGAAAAGGTTTATGTTCCTAAGAGTGGATTGCAAAAAGCACATTATGAACCAGAGGGTAATTTAGTTGATGAGCAACAAGATCTTTTTGACATTGTAAAAAGTTATCTTCTTGATGAAGGTTATGTAACAACCGAAGAAGAAGCACTCTATATGATGTCAAATATGAGTGAAGAAACAATACGAAATATTATTGAAGCAGCGGTACAACCAAGTTTAATTACTTCAAAAGGAAAAGCGCAGAACTTTACCAAACCAAATAGAGTTCCTTTTACTTCTAGCACACCAGTTTCAACACGTTCAACCACACAAGCAAAACCACCAAATAGACCATCTGGAGGATTTGGCAATAAACCTGCTGGACAATTAAAACTAGATCTCAATAAACCATCAACAAAACCTGTTGCAATACAACAAAGATCGCAACAGTTTAGAGATGTTCAAAGATTGAACAAAACAACTGGCGGTGGTGTGATGGGGACAACTAAACCAACAAATCTTGAACCAAGAGCACCAAAACCTGCTTGGAAACCAACAACAAAACCTGCAGCAACTTCTACAAAACCCACAACAACTGCAACGAAACCCGCAGCAAAACCCACAACAACTTCTACAAAACCAAATACTTATAGACCTGGTGCTACTGTTCGTGCAACTGGTCCTAATATGGATAAGTTCCCAGAACTTCAGAGATTTGCTAATCAAGCAAGAAAAGTTGCTGAACCAGTGTCTAAAGTTGCTGGTGCAGTTGCTGCATTAAGAAACATTACTCCTGCTGGTGTTGCTGCTGCTGTTATGGCACCAAGACCTACTGCAGATGGAACTTTAACAGCAGCATTAAAGAGAGGTGACTATAAACCAAAACAGGGTCCAGCAAATCCAGACCAAGGATTAACAAAATCACAATCATTTGATAAAGCATTTGCTGCTGCCCGTAAATCAAATAAAACTGGATTCACTTGGAATAATAAAACATACAATACAAAGATGAAAGAATCAGTTGATGATTTTAATATGATTCAAGATTATCTGATTTCTGAAGGATATGTTGATAATGCAAAAGCAGCAAGTGCTATTGTTGAAAATATGAGTGAAGATTGGTTAGATGTTGTTCTTGAAGATTTAGAAGAAAGAAGAAAGCAGTTGATGCAAAGACAAAGGCAACAAGTAACTGCATCACAAGAACGTGTCGCATCTTATCAACAAGCAAAAAGAAGAAAGCGTCAAAAAGCACAAGAAAAAGAGCAACTTAAGAATGAATTGAGAAAAGAATTGCGTCGTGAAGCAGTTGGTGATCCAATCAGTCCAAGCAGTGTATATAAGTTAAGTGATAAAGATGTTCAAAAAAATCTTCAATCTACGATGAAACCTGCTGGTCCTGCTCCAATGAAACCAGCAGCACCAAAACCAAAACAACAATCATCTTCAGATAGATTTGTAAAAAGAATTGTAGGAAGCACTATGCTTTCTCCTCTCTGAATTAAAGTTACTTACTAAGTGGACACCTTGATAACTGTCCACTACCACTAAACAAGCACTCAAATCTCCTGTATATTACATTTGTTCAGTTGAAACACACCAATGAACCACTTTGATGACATTCAAATTGAAGAGTCTGCTGGTTTTGACTTTGCAGAAGCATCCTATGAGGATCTCTTCGATGAAGTTGAAAATGAAGACAAAACCTTCAATGTTTTTCTGAACAGCAACTACGATTATTGATCATGACTGACACTGTAAATGTTCTGCCTCATCTGAACGAACTGAAAGAAACTTGGCGTCGTCAAGATTTTTCTTTCACTCGCCAACAACAGGAAGAATATGATCTTCTGCTTCAAGCACGGCGAGAAAGGGTAAAGTATTTCTATGACAATAATCTAGTCTGCAAAATTAGCAAATCTGCTCAAGATAAACTGAAAGAGGACAATTAAACAACTGTCACAAGGGAACTCACATGGTTCCCTTTTTTGCTTTATCATGAACTTGTGAACAAAACACCAATGCAAAACAAGCACATTGAGCATCCAGAAGACACAATCCTGACAGGTGATCTATCTGTGTTGGATTGGATGTATGAACCTGATAGTTTTATCAGCGTCAAGATGGATGGATCTCCTGCTATTGTGTGGGGTCGTAATCCTGCCAATGGTAAGTTCTTCGTTGGTACTAAATCTGTTTTCAACAAAGTAAAGATTAAGATCAATCATTCTCATGAAGAAATTGATGCGAACCATGAAGGCAAAGTTGCGACTATTCTTCATGCTTGCTTTGATAGTCTACCTCGCACAAATCGTATCTATCAAGGTGATTTTATTGGTACTGGCGGGAGTGATACTTATCTCCCCAATACGATCACTTACAAGTTCAATGAGGTGATCGAGCAAAGTGTAATCATTTGTCCTCACACTGAATATATCTGTGAGGATGATCTTCGCAATGCTGTTGCATATCCTCTTACCAAACAGTTTGCTGATACTCTTGATGTGAAGTGGGTGCAACCAGAAGCATATATCTGCCCAGATCGTGAAGATATTGAAGACTTCTGTAAGTTTGCTAAGCAAATGAGCACTCTTTGCACTTTTGTGAATGACAAACAAGCAGCAGAATTGAAAAAAGTTATCAATTCCTACATTCGTGAGGATAAGGAGGTGGATGAGCATGAAATTGCAGAAAATTATGATGTTGACATTAACTTGATACGATTGTGGAAGTTAGTTGAGTCTATCAAGATGGATTTGTTTTTCTTCATTGAATCTGACACTGATGTTACTTGTGAGATTGATGGTAAGTTTAGCGATCACGAAGGGTATGTCATGACAAACCAACATGGAACTTACAAGATTGTTGATCGCAGTGAGTTTAGTAGATTGAATTTTACAATTCCAAAATCTTGGTAACTCTAAACACCACCTTCGGGTGGTTTTTTAATAAATACTCAAAAAGTGTTTGTAGAAATGGCAGCGAAGAAGAACCTTAAAACTTTCAGAGAGTTTATTGAGATCACAGAAGCAAAGAAACTAACACATAAGTTTCCTCTTTCTTCTGATGAACGTGAGACTGCAAGAAGAATTGGAAGAATGGCAGATTCTGATGCAAAACCAGAAAGACGACAGACATCAACACCAACCAGATCTGCAAGAAAAATAAGAAAATTTGATTTGTCTTCAATCGTAAAAGAAGGTGAAGAGCAAATCAATGAAATGCCCTATCAAATCTATGGTCCTGGTCCTCATGGTCCTAGTGATGCAGAACCACAACCATTAGGCAAACCATATAAGAACAAAAAGAGAGCAAAAACCAGAGCAGATAAGTTAGATCAAGAAATTGGTGGTTATCGTCATTTTGTTCGCAAAGTGGATGAAAACTGATGAAAACATTTAAGGAATGACACTTTGAAAACTGTCACATTTCTCTTCATGACTTTGTGTTTTATGATATAATTGAGAAAATAATAAAATTATGCAACTTAATCTCACTGCAATTAAAAAGGATTCTATCTGGGTTTTTGATCATGAACATCAAAACACTGTAGAGGAACCATTATGCAATGGTACTGAACTTGTTTTGAATGAATACTTTGAGATTGATATGAGTCGATCTGCTAAAGAAGGAGATCAACTCCGAATTAGTGTAAATACGGATCCTTTTGAACAATATGATACTGAACTTCAACTTCAAAAAATTGATGATGTGGGATCTGTTTATTTGGATACAGAACTCTATGAAGAAGTTTGGTTATGTCCTTGGTTACAATCTTATTTTGGAAATGTACCTGAAAAATTATATGTAAAGATTGATGCTGTTAATCCAGGTTTAGAACAATATAAGAAAACAATGCGAACAGGTGTAAATCCATTTTCTAAATACTTAAAAAAAGTATTTCAATGATTACCTTTAGAGAGTTCTTAGAATTAGCAGAAAGTTCTACTGGAGAACGTGGAAAGCGTAGATTAGCACCTAAAGGTCCAAAGGGAAGTAGATATGAAAGAACAGCACAAAGACATGATACTGTTGATCGTGTTGCACTAAAAAAAGCAGGTTTTAAGCGTTCTTCTAATCAAGACTATTATCCACAAGATAATGTAACCTCTAGTTCTCCACATCATGACACTGTGATTTCCACATATAAAAATCAAAGTGATTTTGCAAAGCATAATGTAAAAGGAAAACTCAAAAATGCAGGAAGAACTGCAACTGGAGCACCAAAGAAAAAAGTTGTTCCAACAGCAGAAAGAGTTAGACATCTTAAAGCATTAAGAAAACAGTTAGGTGGTGATAGAACATCAAGACAAGTTCATGATGTTTCGATTCATGCAAAAGATGATCAAGAACATCAAAAGAATGACCCAAAACAGTTAATTTCAAGAGGAAAAAGTTTTAAGAAAGAAGTTAAAGCAGTTCCATCTGCAACTAAACAAGTTGGTGGAAAAGCAGGAGACAAAGTAGTAGGTAGACCTGCTGAAGTTCAATCAATGCCTGATAGTATGTCAGCGAGTCAAAAAGTTGCATTAAGAAAGAAAGGCGCAACAAAACGTGGAAAGATTTACAATAAAGAATTGGGTGGTTCTAAGACAAATCCTAAAACAGGATTAAACATTGGAAATCTTAAGTGACACTTGAAGAACTGTCACATGGTATGAGCACAGTGCTCTAAATCGTGTATTGTATCTGTGTTGAGACAAATCACTTCATGACTGCAACTCAAACCATGATTCTGTTCGAGACTGGCAATGATCTCTCTGATGATTTCATGAAAGTTTGTTATCGTCGCATGAAGTCTGACAGTTTTGATGTGTATGAAATGATTGGAAACCCTAAGGTTTCTATCAAGCATCGTGCTCGTCGTGGACCTTCTGAACTGATTAAAGAAGATCCTATCGAGGGTAACACTTACGTTGCAGGAATTGCTTATGATTCTTTTGATGTTTGGGTAGATTTTCAAGATCCTGATTCTAGCACTGGTCGTCCTGGTTGTTCCAAATGTGTTGGAGAGGATATTCGTACCTTTGCTGATGCTATCTCGATTGCACAAGAATATATTTAATGCGTAAAAGGTGGACAGTCTCTAAACTGTCCACCAGACCTTCCAGAATCGCCCACAGTGCCCTTATACTGTATCTGTTGAGTCAAACTACCATCTGCTAATTGATTATGGCAACTGGTGTTTTCTTTCTGATTGGTTACTGTATGGGAGCAGGAAATGTTCTCCTGATTCAGTATTTGTCCCGTAAAGGTGTTATCTGATTATGAAGTACGAAGTTCAACTCTACGTTGGTGGTAAAGTCTTTAAGGAAGAGGTTTATGCAAACTCTCCTAAAGATGCCCGCGAAACTGCGCAAGCACGAAACCCAACTGCAAAGATTGTCGGTGTAAATGGAGTGTTCAAATGATTAAACCGATTGACAAACAACACTGGGAAGATCTGTATGCTCGTCTCCACGATGCTTATGTGGAGTGTATGAAGCACAATAATCCAACATATGAACAGAAGATAGCACAGGTTCTGGACCACATGATTATCAACAAAAAGTATCTCTACATACGATGACTTACACTATCACCAAACACATTAAAATTGAACACGATGAAGATGGTTTTAGTTTTGATTTCACTGCCGATGAGTATGGAACTGTGAGTGTGGAGGATGGTAATGGACCAGGATATCAAACTATTCACATTCCCAAAGATTGTATTCAACACTTTATTGATGTACTGGAGCAATTCAAATGAACTACCTTTGCTTCGTTGATGGTTTGTTAGAGTTTGCCAGCACTGACCCTTCTTCTTTCGCACACTATCAGTTAGTGTATGCTGAAGAGCACAAGAACGCTAATGTTCAGTATCTTACTCTAACTGACGAAGAATACGATGAAATGTTCCCTTATGAGGAGGATGAAGAATGACTTTACTTGAAACTCTTGATTACTTTCTCACAGAAACAGCAGCAGATTTGGATGGTTTGTCTTGGGAAATCCGTGAGGAAACTAACTACGAAGACAATAATGTAGATGGTTTGAGTGAGATTTATGACTTCAATAAAGAACTTTATGATAATCTCAAACAAATCAAATCTATCATTGAGAATGTGAAATGAGTAGCACAATCCCTGACACTGAAATGACTTATGATGAACAAATCAAAGAAATGACTGTCACAAAGTCTCTCAAACTTCTGCGTGATGGGTTCAAGAATGAACTTGCCACTGCTCTATTCGCAGATGAGCGCACAACTGAACTCTTTGCCCAACTGATTAGTGAGTTTGTAGAGACAAACATTCCTGTGGTTGATGATGAGAACCAGATGGAACTTTCGATGATGCTGTTGGAAACTCTTGACATTGTAGCACGATGACTTACTCTAACCTCTCAAAGATTCGCCCGAAGTTGAGGACAACTGGGCGTGTGTCGGGTAACTTTGGAAAGAATCGTGTGCAGGCAGGTTCATCACTCAATGAAATCGGTGGTGATGGTAACATAGGTGCTACACAGAATGAGTATCTAAATCGACTGTATTATGCTTTTGATAACACTACCGACCCTAAACTTCGTCACTTCATTTATACTGAAATCAAAAAGATTCTCATTCAGCAAGGTAAATGGTGACAGTTGAGGAACTGGCACACTAAATCTCCACGGTGTCAGTTTTCCTGTATTCTATAAGAGTCAAAGGATTTCAACCATGATCACTGACACCACACAAGATGCACAGATGCGTCGATCAATCAAAAACGCAATTCTGAACACTGATCTTCAAACTCTTCAACGTGTTGCTTATGAACAACAGTGTGAAATGTTTGGTTTGAATCCTGATTCTTGGAAACTATTTCCTGAGGAATGAACAATGAACACCGCATTTGTCTCTCCAAAATCTAAGAAAGCAAAAAACCGATTCTGTAACTTGATGCAATCCGAATCGGAGTGTATTGTTGAACAAAACAAAGGTGATCGTGTATTTTTGCGTTCACTGAATGGAAAAAACTTTTTCTGGGTTAATCTCAACAACGATTCTGATTGGAGCATTGAACTGTGACTGAAACTCAAGAACAACTGATTCGCAACATTGAACAACAACTTGAAAATCTAATGTTGTTGGATGAAGATCTTGCATGGGAGTATGAATCTGCATTGTATTATGATTGCAATGATGATGAAGAACCACAACCCATTGTAGAAAACTTCACTCCTGAACTTCTATCTGAACTTGAAAAAGTTGTTTATGACCGCGACAGCACAACTAAAACCATGAAACTCTACATTCTCAAAGAAGTTCTTTACGATTACACTGACGGCATGTGTATCATTGCTGCAGAATCTATGCCTCAATGTGAACAGATTTTTATGGAAGAGTTTGGGTATTTTACTGATTGTAATGGTGAGAGAATAAAGGATGAAAAAACACAAAAAGAGTTCAACAATGCCAAGGTGACTATTATTGAAAGTGTAGGACTTGATGAAGCAGGTATTGTTGAATATGTGTACGGTGGAGGTTAATTCAATGACTGATTATGGTTTTTATTCTGTAGAAGAACTCACCGAACTTGATGATTCTGATTTATCTTTTGAGATTGCAGATACAGCACTGTTAAAGACACCAGAAGCAGATGAGTATTTGAATCAACTTATCAAAGAATTGCAGCGTCGAAACTGATAGCATGTGACACAAGTACAAGTGGCACAGTGCTCAAAATCCTGTATTCTTAAAGAGTCAAAGCAATTCAAGCAAATGACTACCACTTTCGCTGATCAAGTTGCTCAACAAGATGCAAAGAACAGCATCCAACTTAACATTGTTAAGTATGGTCTGATGTTGTGTGATGCACTGCAACAAGATGCTCCTAGTGGGTATCATTATTCTTTAGATTCTTCTGGTCGTAAGTATCACAAAGTGTTCATGCACATTGGTGATCGTCGTGACAGTATTCATGCTTTTATTGATAAGAAGACTGGTGGTGTGTATAAACCAGCAACTGTAAAAGCACCTGCAAAGATTGAAAGATTTAATCTTCTTCTGATTAAAGATCGTGAGTGGTTGTTTGAGAACGCAACTTGGCACGGTGGTTATCTCTATCTCCGCTGATGTCAAGTGACTGTGTGCCAGTTCGATTTCTGGCACACAGTCCTCCCAAAGCACTCAAAATCATGTATTCTTAAGAAGTTCAAGGGATCGCACCCAATGATCGAGTTTCCTACACTTCAGTCAAAGGATGGAACAATGCTCGTGGGATTTTATCCCATTGAAGATTGCTCCACTCACATTCTCAAGATTCTTTCTTGGAAAGGTGTTGATACAATCTCTCAGAAGTGCATCAGCAAGAAAGATGCAATCCGCGAGATTGATGAGAGAATCGCACTTGATTATGTCATCACTGGTGACAACATTGGTCTGGTTCAAGAGTACAACTTTATGCAAGGTGCAGTTTGATGACTAAAACCACTCTCACTTTTGAAGAACTGGATGCACTTCTGGCAGTTCTTGAATCTAGCGATTGGATTTACTTGACTGAACTTACAGAAGCAGACATTCCTGCTCTGTATGATAAACTCACTGAAATGAGGGATGAAGTCTGATGCAATTCCAAGTTACTGACATTGAGTTTGATTTCACTGGTGCTGAAGATGAAATCTCTGTAGAAGAGATGAACGCAATCACTGAAGAAACAATCGGTCAGATTGTAGAAGCAGATGATGAAGAAGATCTAGTCGAAGAGATTACATCTTGGACTGGTTGGTGCATTAAGTCCATTGATTTCCGTCACATTCTGAAATGACTATTTCTCCTGAAAAGCAACGACAAATCGAAGAAAGTGTAGGGTTAATTGGTGAAGCATTTGGTGCATTGATTGGTGGTCTAATTGCCGCTGCAATCATCGCAGGTGTGATGTATGCAATTCTCCACTTTTTGATTGGTTTGACGATCACCTATTGGCAGGTATTTGGTGTGATTCTAATTCTTCATTACATCAAAAACTTTCTGAATAAATGATTTCTCTTCCTAACTTCACAAACAAAATGGAACTTACTCAAGACCAATACGATAAACTGCTTGCACTCTACATCGAGTCGATTGTTGATGGTATGGACCTCGACTGTTTGGTACAATTTGCAAGTGAAACGATTGAAGAGAATCTCCGCGAAACTTGCTCTGCACCTGATGAATTGATTGAAGAGATTTCACGCTTTTATGATGAAGAATATGTGAACGATATGATTGAAAGTGTAGTAAATGTAGACAGTTGAGGAACTGGCACAAGGTCAGTAGCAACCACACCAAGATCCTGTATTCTTAAGAAGTTCAAGGAACACCACTCAATGACTGACATTACCAGCATCAAAGAGTTTTTCACAAATGAAGAATGGTATGCAATTTATGATGCAATGAGTGAGTTTCAAGATCATGGTGATGATGAAGCAGAATTGACTGATTCTGTGCAATCTAAAATCTCCAAACTGTTTCTGAACTGAATCATGCGTAGTTACTCTCCTGCTTGTGACATTGAAACGAAACAACTTGTTTGGAGTTGTTTTATGTTTGGTAAACAACTTGCACATAAGGACAAACCACAAGTTCATGATTCTGTGTTTCTTTCAGGTCTCTATTCAAGACGTTATGATGATGAAGTAAAGACTCCTACATTCTGATTCTTTTGTCCTGAAGTATGACAATAAACTGCTTCATTCACTCTCTTACTTTTTCTTTTTGATTATGTCTAAGTCCGTGATGATTTCGCTTCTCAAGCAAGGTCAAACTGGTGATCAGATTCTGTCGATTCTTGATACTCTTGTGAGTGATAAAGATGCTGATATTGAGGGTGGTTATGCTGCTCTGAGTGATGATGATTTTTGATTGGTAGATAATTCGATAAAAAGAGGAGTTTAATACTCCTCTTTTTTTGTGTTTGTATGAAAAACAGTTTTTTCTGTAATTTCATTTGTGGTGCATGAGTCTTTTACATTACTGATGAAATGAAAGGTTTTTGAGGTTTTTGCTCTAGTGTCCATCAGGGTTCTCAGCGAGTCTCAAGTGCAACAGCAAAGCACACTACCACCACACTTCACCAATGTGCCAATTCAAGTTCTGTCACAATCAATCACCACATTGCACAAAATCATATATTGTATTGATGTATTGATCATTCTTTGATGATGACAAGAAGAAATGTTTGGTTAAAGTATGATGAATGGGAATCAATTTGTCAAGAACTTTCTCATGTAAAGTATCATCCATTTGAACTTTCTAAAATGCAATTAAAAGAATGGAAGGATAGAATGAAGAAGTATCCCGAATCTTTTGATTCTTATTGTTTTGAGAGAGTGAGTATCTATTCTGTAGTTGAAGAATTGAAAAGTTCTAAACTGCAAAATGTTTTGTATAAAGAATACTATCGTTCTCAAGATATAATGGATGCAATGTCTTTTAATTGTACTTTTGCTGGATTTATTCTTAATCATGCAGAGAACGTGAATGAGAATACTACAACTGAAGAATGGGAGTCAAATAGAATTAAATTGGATAAATGTATGAATGATAGTGATAAAAAAAGATGGTTTTGTGATGACATTGTAAAACTCTATGAAGAGCAGTGTGCCAATCATCAAACCGTCCACTAAATCAACCACTGGTGTCTAGAACCTGTATTCTTAAGAAGTTCAAGGGATTCTTCAAATGACTTTCCAAGACGCACTGATCGCAACAGGTTATTTCTTTCAACCTGAATGTGGTGCATTTTGCAAGGAAGATTGCAACTGGAATCTTCATTCTTATGTTGAACAAACTGAAGGTACTTGGTCGTATGAAAAGTATGATCAAGATGGTCAATTTGTGACTTCCAAAGTATTCTCTCTGAACTGATTATGAACTACTACAAAGTCACCCAAATTGAGTTTGATTTTGACTATGAAGATCTCACTGAAGAAGAACAAAATGAGATCATTTCAGAAGCAACAAATTGTCTTTGGACTTCACCAACTGAAGAAGATCTAACAAATACAATTAGTGACAACATGGGTTGGTGCATTAAGTCTCTTCAATATGACATCATCCATGCTTAATTTCTGTTTGTTTGCATCTATTGTTCTTCGTTTTCACTTTCATCATGCTTGAACTTCTCATTGCTTCTACGATCATTGGTTCTACTGAAATTGCGCCAAATGTATTACAAATTGAGTATCTTACACCAAACAATTCAGTTGTAACTATTCTTGATAATGTTGAAATTAAAGGAGGACAAATAGACAATGATTGAAACTAAGTGCCAGTTGAAGAACTGTCACAATAAATGAGCACAGTGCTCAAAATGATGTATTCTTAAAGAGTCGAAAACAACTCAACCGACATGTTTGCTGTTCTTCCTACTTCTCTGCCACAAGATGATGCAGAATGGTACACTGATTTAGAACAAGCGTATGATGTTGCATTTGATTGGAGTGTTGAACTTTCTGGTGAACGTGTCAACATTTATGAAGTTCGTGGTATGAACTTTATCAAACTAACTGAGGTGTTTGCATGAACACTTATCGTATGCTGATTGAGTATTGGGTTCCTGATGAAGATGAGAATCTTTATGAGGAAAAGATCATTCAATCGCGTTCATCATGTGGTAAGATTGCTGATGATTA